AACCGAACCCGTCGTAGGCGGAACCGAACCCGTCGTAGGCGGAACCGAACCCGTCGTAGGCGGAACCGAACCCGTCGTAGGCGGAACCGAACCCGTCGTAGGCGGAACCGAACCCGTCGTAGGCGGAACCGAACCCGTCGTAGGCGGATCCCCAGCCGACAAAAAAGGCGGCCGTCGTTCCAAGCGTCGTCGCCAAAAGAAGTCGTCCAAGAAGTCCAAGAAGGGCGGCCGTTCTCGCAAGAATGGCTCCAAGAACCGTCGCAAGCATTCGCGCAGGCGCTAAATCGGTTATTCCATTATTTTTTCAGCAGTGTAGCAAAAATAATGGGTGTGCGTGGTTAACGACGTTTGGTGGAGCGTTTGGTGGAGCGTTTGGTGCGGCGGGTGGAGAGGGTGCGACGGCGGGATTTATATCGTTTATTATTAGAGGAACGACGAAGACCTGATAATCGTTTTCTCCCTCCAGCGCTTGCTGAACTCAGTCCTGGTGATATTATCGTATACCATAAAATAATATACGCAGACAATCGGGATCTATCTTCTTGTTTTTCATTGTCAGAACCGGGAAAAGTAAGAGTTATACCTTGCTTCGGGGGGGTAATAGGAGTCCAATACTGTTTCAAGTTGTCTAGGTTCAATGCTGGGCCTGATGCAGTAGATGCTAATTGGGTGACGTCAGTTTCGTTAGGTTCGTAGAAGTTAGCAAGAAAATCGTTCAAAGTGTGTGAATTACCTTTATTAATTATTTGGTCGTGTATCATCCTTCCAATTACTTCTATACTAGTATCGCTTATTTCAAAATGTCTACCATCAAATGTCGATTGAAATGTCATATTTTTCAACCGATCAACAAGATTTTCTAACCTATCACTGATAGAATTTTCTATCATTGGGAATATATCTGTCTTCGGAATAACTTTTTTACCAGCATCTGTTATTGTAAAATTAGCATAAAGTTTACTCATTTTTGTATTATATAATATAAACCTAAAATAATTATTATACATAAATGTCAACCATCACCTTCACACACCCCCCTTCCCTCCCCGACACCATCGCCATTCTCTCGGAGATATGGAATACAAACGCGGCCATCCCCGGCAACGAATATATCCTCGAACGAATCCAAGCCTACGTGAAAACCCAGCTCCCGCAATCCATCAAAAACTACCAGACCGCGCACGCCGAACGCGAAACCCGGAAGAAATCTCTCGCAGTCACCGCCGACGAAATCACGGAGACATTTCTAAACAAGACCAAATATTTCTATTGTCCGGCGTCCGAGTTGTATTTCACGTATAACAACCAGGTCCGATATTCGTTGATACACGAGGATGAGATTCATCACCGCATACTCTCTTTCACCTCTTTCACCTCGTCCACACCCAGCACCTTCGGTGCTTCCGCGGACTCGGTGACTATCTCGGCACCTGTCTCGGAAGCCTCCGGCGCCAACGGCGCCTCCGCATCATCATCCGTCGCCTCGTATGGTGGTGCGACTGCCAGTGCGAATGGTGGAGCGGTTGGTGGAGCGGTTGGTGGCGCGGTTGGTGGCGCGGATATAATCAGTGCGAGTGCGAATGGTGGAGCGAGTGCGAGCACGAGCGCAAGCATTCGCACGAGCGCGAGCGCAAGCATTCGCACGAGCGTTACCACAAGCATTAGGTATAAGATTAAAAACAAAATCATCAAGAGCATCCAATCCCGCGACATTCTCTCTTCCATCCCCGAATCCCGCACCATCCAGAATGTCATCGGGCTCCTCTACCCCGCGCTCTTCCGCACCCGCGATCACGCCAAGTATTTCCTCACCATCCTCGGCGATATTCTGCTAAAGAAGTCCGCGTCCGCGTCGGCTTCCGCTTCCGCTTCCGCGTCCGCTCTCGTCTACTTTGTCCCGCCCCTCGCCAAAGAATTCATCAAAGATCTCGGCGCGGAGTGTGGCGGTATCTTCGGGTTGAACTCCGGTGCGTTTTCCACCGTATTCAAGTTCAAATATTACGAGCACCAGTATAAGGATTGTCGGATTGTGGATATTCACGCCACTGCCACTGCCGCAGCCGCAGCGTCGTCCTCGTCGTCGTCGTCGTCGTCGTCGCCCCCGTCCGCGTCCGCGTCCCTTCTACGTCTCTCGCATATGCCCGATTTGAAATCCGCCGTCATTGACCTATTCTGTGTAGCCGCGCATTATTCGCACCGGTTCGGCAATGCGGACGATTTCTTGCGCCTTCATTGTAAGACACCGGAGGTCGGCGCCCACGCTCGTTTTTTGTGTGAACGCACCGACCAACAAATCATCAGCGAGTTTGTAGAATACGCGACGGAGCCCGCCTCCGCGGACCACGAGATTTCAATGACGAATATGCTGTATCTGTGGAAGATGTATCTCTCGGAGTTTCGTTTGCCGACGATGTTTTTTGCCGCGACATTGCGCGCGAAGTTGGCGGAGTATGCCTCGGCCTCGGCCTCTGCCGTCTCGGACGCATTCCCCCACCGCACCAGTCGCTACCTCCCCGTCGTCAGCCAGTTCCGCCAATTTTGGGGCGATCATTGTGTCGTAAATGATACAGAAATAGAGTTGGAAATTGATGAACTTTCAACACTATTCAAGGACTACGCCGCCGCGTCGGCGTCTGCATCGGACGCGACTCTTCTCGGTATACTCCGCCATTTCTACCCCGATGTCATTATTGAAGACGATAAGTATATCCTAAATGTGGGGTGCGGGCTGTGGAATAAGAACGCCGAAATCAACGAATACCTAGAACAATTCCGCGACCATTGCGTCGCCCTGAATCTCTCGTTCCCCCAACCATTATACAACGCGTATGAATATTATTGCGGGAAGTGCTACTTGGTAGCGAAGCGGCGCATTATTAGCAAGCGGTATTTTGAGAAGTATTTCGTGGAGGAATACGCAGAATACCTGGACGAGAACGGGATGATTACGATAAAGTGGTGGACGGTGGACTACGACGACGAGGCGGAGGCGGAGGCGTATCACGACGACGACGAGGACGAGGACGACGATGCCGACGCCTTGTCATAAAAGTTATATAGAATCGCGTGTGTTTCCTTCTTCGCCTCGGGATGAAACATAAAACCGTATACGCGGTTCTTCACGAATTCAAACGCAGCCGCGTGGCGTTTACCATCGCGGAACTCGCTAAACCACGCAATCTCTCGGACACCTGCTTTCTTGGCGGCAGGCGTCATCACCGGGAGGTCGTGGAAGTAGACATACGCATCTACTTTTCGGGTGTTTTCTTTACAATGAAATATCGGGTCATTTGAGAGTTCCACTTTTACATCCTTATTCCAATAACTATTGTATGGAATAAGGTCGCCTCCGTAATACGACATTAAAAATTGGCACCCGTGGCATATTCCTAGCACGGGTAACTTTGGAAAATGAAATAGGTAATACAGTTCTAATTCTAGTTCATCCTGTGGTTCATCTGGGTGAATGCGATACACCGACCCGGGAATAATCAAACCGCATATATCTTTACGCTGAATCATTTCGGGGTCACATTTCGCTACGATTTCATACGGTATTTTTCGTGTCTTGAATATATCATATATCTGCTTCAGTTGGTTCACATTATTAGGTTTATTTCTGGCGATGACTAGTAACATCGCTCGCTCGGTTTCGCTCGGTCGGTTTCGCTACGCTACACTACCGCGAGACAATTTTCCCGCCTTCAATGTATATCTTTTTATGAAACGAAGCCGCGAATTCAGAGTCGTGTGTCACCACAATCATCGTGGTCTTTTTCGCCATTTCGTCCATCATCTGGATGACATATTTCTTATGAAACGCATCCACGGCAGCGGTCGGTTCGTCCATAATCGTAATCGGTTTGTTACTCAAGTAGCTCCGCAATAAATAAATAATCTGGCGTTGTCCGCCGCTCAAGTTCTCGCCTCTCGCCCCCGCCATCGTATCCAGTCCCTGGGGCAATTTCCTAAACACATTCATTATTTTCAGGCGGTCCAGGATTTTGACGACTTCGTCTTTCGGCGTATCTGTGGCGTAGCATATATTATCCAGCACCGACCGATTGAATAACACCACCTTTTGCGAGACAATGGATAATTTGCTTCGCAGGTATTCGCGGTCGATATTGCGACTATCTTCCCCGTCAAAAAGAATCTGCCCCTCGCTCGGCTTGAAGAACCCGGACAACAATTTTATAATGGTCGATTTTCCGCTGCCGTTTGTTCCGATAATGGCGACACGGTCGCGCGGGTTGATTTTGAAAGACACATTGTCGAGTGTTTTCGGATGGTCTTCACCGGAAATGTCGGTAGCAGCGGGCGCGGCCGCCGCGTATCTAAACGACACATTTTTGAACTCAATATCCCCCGTAATCGGTATATTTGTATTATGCCCAGTCGCCTCGGCCGTATCCACTAAAAGTTTGCGAATCGTCACTTCATTTTCGGCGAGTTTGCCATACTCCGCAATCACGAGAATGCTTCGATAGGACGATGTCTTGATATACCGAATAAAAAACAACATAATAATGATGACTTTTATCGTGGATGTGCTGTCGATTTTATGGCTTTTATACAAACGAAGTATGACGTATACGTAGGCAACCAGTATAAATGTAACGATGATTGACATCGCATATCCGCCCTTGGATGTGCTCCATAATTGTGTTTCGTGCGCTTCGTCGTATATACTGTGCTTATTCGTCAAGAATTCCTTCTCATCTTTGATTTTCTTGGTACATATAATACTAATAGAATTACTCAATACGTCGTCAATGTTCGACATCAAATTCTTCTCTTCGTTTTCACGTTGTTCGGACGTATTCTTCGTATCCAATAAAATATAGTAATACGCGATGAAAAACAATACAAAAACGAGTAGCGTCATACCGCCAATAATGGGGTCCAAATACATAATATATCCGAGAATTACGAATGTAGTAAGCACAAATGTAACAACCCAGTAAATAAACCGGCCGGTAAATGACGTCACGGTGTTCGGTATCTTCAATGTTTTGATGATGTGATTAGAGATGTCTTCTTTTTCATAATTCACTTCGATATTCTTGAAGATGACGTCGATTAACTCGAATCGTATAAACTTCTCCATCATTGGATAATATATCTTGTCGAAATAGTTGCCAATCATATACACGGAATCTACGAACACGCTTAATCCGGCTATCTTCAATAGAATTGTAATCGAATTCTTGTATTCCAGATTATTGACGGCGGTTGTAAAATGCGAAAATAGGTCTGATAATACAATCATCTCTATGGGGTTGCATATAAGTGTTGTTATAATCGTTATGGCGACCCATATTTTGTTTTGTTGTAGAAAATCTAAAATATAACCAACGATAAGGTTATTCGTCATATAATGACAACGGTAATATTATTATAATACTATTATAATGAAATAGTATTATTATGAAATAGTATTATAATGAAATAGTATTATTATGAAATAATACACGGGGGCCTGCTTAACGCCTCTTGGGAGTGTTGACGAGACGGTGACGCTTGCCTGTAGTTGCGTTAATCTTAATGGCGCCAAACTTGCCCTTACGAGCAGTATACCCATACTTACGCAGACGATTCTCCTTCTTCGCGGTAATGTGCTTCTTTGCGGAGACAACACGTCCGTGCTTGTTGAAAATCAGCTCTCCGCGGGTGAGACCACCGGGGGTCTTGTAGGCAGTTCCGTGCCAAACTTGGGCGCGAGACCCCTCCAACATTTCGTATTTCTTTCCGTGCATGTGGTAATAACCATCATCACTGCGGTCGCAACGTTTCACCATTTTGCTAAATCTCTCGTTATAAACTATCATTAGAAAATATTGCGGATTCGTTCATAGATTCACTCATCCACTCATTCATTCCATTCATTGATTAGAAGGAATTTGTCACCGGCGCGCCAAACCCGCCAGGAGCCCCCGTCCACCTCCCAAACCTATTCAGATTATTCACCGCATATACCTTTTTCACATTTTTGGTTTCGGTGGCAACACGGATATCTTGCGCATACCGCATCTTCTTTGTTATATTGGTATTATTCGTGGATGTCGCCATTCCGGCGGTAGGATTCCCGAGGGTAGGACACTTAAAATATGGAACGCGGAACGGGTCATTTATAACGACGGGGTTGCCTGATGCGTCATATTGGACGAGTGCGTCGCCGATGCGGTAAATATCATTACACGTTAGACCCATCCCGTAGGTGGTGCGATAACGTGGAGCAGCCATAGCGATACATATTCTCCGCAAAATAAAATTGAATGTAATTTAAACCTATATTCGTCATATACAGCACCCATCAACCGTTTACGTTTCGCAATGCCACCCAAAGTTACTTCTAAATCCGCCGGAGGTGCCGCTACCGCTACCGCTACCGAAGATCTCCAGAAATATCAGAAGATGACTGACCGCGAACACATTCTCAAGAAGCCAGACACCTATATCGGGACGATTGAACCTACGGAGACGATGGAATACATTATGGACGTAGCACCAGCCACAAACGGGGACGACGCCGCCGCCGCCGCCGCCGCCGCTCCCGCTCTACTGACCCGACGCAGCATCACCTACATCCCCGGACTCTACAAGCTATTTGACGAAGGTATGGTAAATATGCGCGATCACGTTGTCCGCCAGGCCCAAGCTGTCGCCGACGGCAAACCCGACGCACTCCCCGTCACTACCCTGGAAGTCGAGATTGACCCCGCCGACGGAACGATTCATATGACCAACGACGGCAACGGCATCGACGTCGCCCAACACCCCGAACATAAACTCTGGATTCCTGAAATGATTTTCGGCCATCTTCGCACATCAACCAACTACGACGAAAACAAGAAGGAGAAAATCGTCGGCGGGAAGAACGGATTCGGTTTCAAACTCGTCCTCATTTGGTCGGTGTGGGGTCGCGTGGAGACGGTCGACCATATCCGCGGACTTAAATACTGCCAAGAATTCCGGTCCAACCTGACGGAAATCGTGCCTCCCGTGGTGACGAAGTCCAAGGTCAAGCCTTATACACGCGTCAGCTTCCGCCCCGATTACGCCCGATTTGGGCTCCCGGGCAATAATCTCACTGCGGATATGGTCGCGCTGTTCCTGAAACGGACCTATGACATTGCCGCAGTGACCGACAAGACCGTGAAAGTCAAATACAATGGCGCGCTCGTTCCCGTGCGTCATTTCCAGCAGTATGTTGACTTGTATATTGGCGCGAAGGGCGCCGCGGGCACGGGCACGGGCACGGGCGACGGCGCTGCTTGTGCCGTGAAGCGCATCTATGAGTGCCCCGACCCCCGCTGGGAATACGTGGTCTGCCTGACGACCACCGACGAATTCGCACACGTGTCCTTCGTCAACGGGATTTACACACCTCGGGGCGGCAAGCATGTCGAATACATCACCAACCAAATCGTCCGCAAGTTGGCGGAGGTTATCAAGAAGAAGAAGAAAGTCGACGTCAAACCCAATACAATCAAGGAGCAACTGATGCTCTTCCTCCGCTGCGATATCGAGAACCCGTCGTTTTCCAGCCAGACGAAGGACGAGCTCGGCACAGCTGTCGCGAACTTCGGGTCATCGTGTAAAGTCAGCGACGAATTCATCGAGAAACTCGCGAAGATGGGCGTGATGGATGCTGCGTGCGCGCTCACGGAAGTCAAAGACACGAAAGCCGCGAAGAAGACCGACGGCGCGAAGACGCGCACCATCCGCGGTATCCCCAAACTCGTGGACGCAAACTATGCGGGGTCGCCCGACAAATCCGCGCAATGTACGATTATCTTATGCGAGGGTGATTCAGCCAAAGCGGGCATCATCAGTGGATTAAGCAAGGAAGACCGGAATTTCATTGGCGTCTACCCGATGAAGGGGAAACTCTTCAACGTCCACGGCGAGACGACGAAACGAATCGCGGAGAATCGCGAGATTGCGGAAATCAAACAAATCCTTGGATTGGAAGCGGGGAAGACGTATACGCCCGCAGATGTCGCCACGCGGCTGCGTTATGGAAAGGTCCTCTTTATGACCGACCAGGATTTAGACGGCGCACATATCCAGGGTCTCGGAATCAACCTCTTCCAGATAGAGTGGCCATCGCTGACGAAGATTCCTGGGTTCATCGGGTTTATGAATACACCCATTCTGAAAGCGCGGCGCGGGGCGCAAGAAGTGCTCTTCTACAATGACGGCGAATTCAATGCGTGGAAGAAACAGTTCCCGGGAGAGGTCGTCCCCGCGAGTTGGTCCACGAAATATTATAAAGGTTTAGGCACAAGCACCGGGAAGGAATTCAAGGAGTATTTCGAGCATAAGAAGATGGTCGCATTCGTCCATACAGGCAAGGAAAGTGACGACCACCTGGATATGGCATTCAATAAGAAGCGCGCAGATGACAGGAAGGAGTGGTTGTCTAATTATTCGCGCGAGGCGTTCCTTGATACATCCAAACCGGCGATTCCGTATGAAGAGTTCATCGACCGTGGTCTCATCCACTTCTCCATCTACGACAATGAGCGTTCTATTCCCAACTTGATGGATGGACTGAAAATCTCGTTGCGGAAAATCCTGTATGCGGCATTCAAGAAGGGGGGTCTCAAAACGGAAATCAAGGTTGCGCAATTCAGCGGTTACGTATCGGAGCATTCGGCATACCATCACGGCGAGGCGAGTTTGAATGCGGCGATTGTGGGGATGGCGCAGAACTTCGTCGGCAGCAACAATATCAATCTGTTAGAACCCAATGGTCAGTTTGGGACTCGTATTAAAGGGGGTGGCGACAGTGCGAGCGAAAGATACATCTTCACCCAACTCAACAAACTGACACGACTCATCTACCGCCAAGAAGACGACTCCGTGTTGTCGTATATCGACGATGACGGGCAGATGGTGGAGCCCGTATACTACGCGCCGGCAATCCCGATGATTCTCGTCAATGGAAGCAAGGGTATTGGCACGGGATTCAGCACGGATGTTATGCCGCATAATCCGCTTCAAATCATTGCGTATATTCGGGCGATGCTTCGCGAAGCGACTGAACAAGTGGGTTCCGGTGACCGTCCCGTCATTGAGCCCTACTTCAAGGGATTTAAGGGGACCGTCAAGAATATATCATCTGAAGCTTCGCCGACGACTCCGTGCTCCGGTGGCTCTGCCACCTACGCTAAATACCTCATCAAAGGCACCTACGAAATCATCGCCGACCGTAAAGTCCGCATCACCGAGCTCCCCATCGGGACGTGGACTGACGATTATAAGGAGTTCCTAGAGAAGTTGATGGACGTGCCTGCGGCGTCTGTGAGTGACAAGGACAAGGACAAGGCCGCCGGCGTGCCCGTCCTCAAGGAGTATACGGATATGTCAACCGACTCTGTCGTGGATATCACCGTGACATTCCATCCGTCGTATCCACACACACCCAAAGACCTCCAAGCCGCGGTCATCGACGCCGATGCGGGAACGAACAAACTGGAGAAGCTCCTCGGGTTATTCACGACGCAAAGCACGACGAATATGAATCTCTTCGACGCGCACGAGAAACTGAGGAAATATGCGACAATCTACGATGTCATTGAGGATTATTACGCGGAGCGTCTTTCCCTTTACGCCAAGAGGAAGGCTGCGATGCTGGCACAACTTGCGAATGAACTGCGCGTCCTCACGAACCGCGCGAAATATATCCAGGAAGTGCTTGATGACAAGTTGGAATTGCGTCGTCAGACGAAGGAGGCTGTATTCACGAAGATGACCGCGCACGGATACGAACACATTGAAGGCGACACCGAGTTCAAATACCTGCTGAAAATGCCGATGGATAGTGTGACGGATGAGAATGTCCGACACCTGCTCTCCGAGCGCGACTCCAAGCGCGCGCAACACAAGGGACTCACCGATACGACAATTCAAGCATTATGGACGCGTGACTTGGATGAATTGGAGACGGAGTATAAGAAGTGGGCGACGGCGGCGGAGGCGAGCGCAACAGTGAGTGCGGGAGGAGGCGCGACGGGAGGAGGTGCCGCAGTAACGAAGAAGAAGATGGTGGTGAAGAAGTAGCTCGGCTGCGTCTCATTTCGTTTCTCGGCTGCGTCTCATTTCGCGTTGCTCCATTCGCCTCGCCTCGCCCCTGTCTGATATGATGCCATATACGTACACACACACACCCCAATAATAAAAAACAACACATTTTTTATTATTTTGGAGCCAATATAGAACAACAACGCGAACGAGGGCGAAACGAGGGCGAAACGAGGGCGAAAGGAGGGCGAAACGAGGGCGAAACGAGGCGAAGCCGAGTGGAGCAACGAGGGCGATAGCCCGAGTGGAGTCCCTCGTGAGCAACATTAAAACCACGGTTTCAACTCCAACGTCTTATGCTTGTAATCCGAGAAATTCGGCCGCGCCATCGGTGTATACATATTACTAACATCGCGCTTATACTGGATATATCCCTCCGCCTCACCGTGGACCCTGGGGACACAATATTCAAATACTAATTCATTTAACTCGATAATCTGTTCGCGGATGGCGGTCGGAGCATTGGCCGAATTTTGAAGATAAATCGTCCGCATAATGATGCGCAGGGTATCGCAGTCCTGTTCGCCGACGACGTACTTCCCGCGCGACCTCTGATAGACCCCCGCGCGGATTCCGTTCTGGATAATCTGCATGTTTTCTTTGCTAAAGAATGCGTTGGAGAGCGGCGTGTTCTCCCAGATGCCATTTAAGGCGTCACGGTAAGTGACACATTGATGGACGGGGTTTTTATCATAAAGCGCAAACTGGTCCTGGGTTTGGGGGGTGACAATATCCAGACGCCCGTTCTTTGGTTGTCCGATAAACGTCTCTTCGGGAAATGTGCGATATTCAAACCGGTTCATTATTCAGGATATATAGAGTATTTTATATACAGTTATTTATATAGAGTATTATATAAATTATATAGAATATATAGTAGTAGTAGTATGGATTTTATTTCAAAAGCGAAAGATATAGGTTCGTCCGCGTTTGGAAGTTCGTCATCTGGTGCGAACGGCAGCGGCAGTGGCAGTGGCAGCGGTAGCGGCAGCGGTAGCGGTGGCACAGGGATGTTTAGCAACTTTTTCAATCTCTCCATTCAGAAAATGGTCTTGATATTGGCTGTCATTGCGTTCGTTATTTCGGTGGGGACTGTCGCGATTTTGCTCTGGAAGTCAAAGAGCTCGCAGAAATGGCCGCCTGAAATCGCGAAATGCCCGGATAGGATGGAATTGAATTCTGCGGGAACCAGTTGTGTTGATACTTATGGGTTGGGGTTGACATTTGATACTACGCCTACTGCGACTGATTGTGATAACTTCGGTAAAATCAGGGACTCTACTTTCGCGACTTCGACTATTACCGGAGACGGCGGGTATGTTCCCTGGGAGGGTATCGTTGACGGCCCGAAATCGCGTGCGGCGTCACTAAAGTGCGCGATATGAATACAATGACATAAACGATAATATTATTATTTTATGTCATCATCGCGCGTGTGCGCGTGTGTGTGCGCGCCTTACATGCTGTATGCGCCTGGTGCGGCAGCCGATGCGGCCTTTGCGACTGCGGGAAGAGAATCAGACGGCGCGCCGCCAACCCCGTAGGAACCCATCTTCATATTGCCAGTCACGCACATCGAGTAGAACAGACGGCTCTGGAAATACATCAGGGCGTAAACCAGAATCATCAAGAACGAATACACGCCGCTCATTATCGTTATTTTTCCCCTAAATAAGAGCACGAGCGATGAAACGAAACCCAACGCAGCCACTGCCAAGAAAATAAAATTCACGACAGTCAGCCAGTAAAATAGCAAACAATAGTCCTTATCGAGAGGCGCAAACAACTGTTGAATTGCGTCCATTTTCTGAATATACCCGGTTATAATATATAAAAAGAAAAATTTGTGTGTAAATAGTGTCATTTCGTGTAATGGAAATTGTTGGGTCAAAATCTCTCGGTCTAGGTCTCGGCGGCGGTGGGACCGGGGCCGGGGCCGTGAATTACACAAACTTCCTCGGACGTGAAGCCATCTATAATAACATCCGCGACTTCCTCGCCTCTTTCCAAAAAAACAAAGCAGACCTTACATTCAAGCGCGGAATCTACATCTATGGCGCGCCAGGCACCGGAAAAACCGAATTCGTTGTCAGACTACTTAAAGAACTCAACTATGATATGGTGAAATACGATGCGGGGGATATACGCAATAAATCCATCATCGACTCCATCACCCAGCATAACATCTCCGATAAAAACATAATGTCCATCTTCCAGCGCAAAGTCCAGAAAATCGTCGTCGTTATGGACGAACTCGACGGAATGAATAACGGCGACAAGGGCGGCATTACATCTCTCATCAAACTCATCCGTCCTAAAAAGACGAAGAAGCAGAAGCAGGAGGAAATCACGATGAACCCCATTATATGTATCGGGAATTACCACATTGACAAGAAAATCAAAGAGCTGATGAAGGTGTGTTATGTATACGAGTTGAAGACGCCGACCCCCGCGCAAATGACGCATATTATTGATATGACGATACCGGATATTGACGCGGCGACGCGCAAAAACATCATCGCATTCGTCCAGGGCAATCTGCGCAAACTCGGCGCCGTCGCCGAGATGAGTAAGAAGTCAAACACGATACTCGCGAATAATATCCTCCACGCGATATTCCAACCGAAGACCTATAACGAAGACATCAAGAAAATCACCGAAAAATTGATGAATACGTCTTATCCGATATCAGAGCATAATGTCCTCATCAACGAGACGGACCGGACGACGATTGGTCTGTTATGGCACGAAAATGTGATTGACGTTCTCGAGAAATTGCCAGTCGCGGTATCTGCGCCGTTTTATAAACTCGTCCTCGACAATATCTGCCAGGCGGACTATTTTGACCGCATTACATTCCAGAACCAGATTTGGCTATTCAATGAATTGTCGTCCCTGATTAAAACATTTTACAATCACCATCTTTATCATAAATCGTTCCCCAAAAAGGCGCGGTTTCATCCTACGGAGGTGCGATTTACGAAGGTGCTTACAAAATACAGTACTGAATATAACAACCAATTATTTATACAGAATCTGTGTATCCAGCTATCGATGGACCAGAAGGACCTCTTTGCGTTTTTCTTGACGCTTAAAAAGCAGTATTCCGAGGATGAAATTCCGCGCATATTGGAAATGTATGAAATCACGAAATTGGACATCAATCGTATCTACCGATATTTAGACAAATATATGGAGAAGATGGAGTCGGATGGCGAAAATGACGCGGAAATACGCGTTTGAATAAGTCCAAAAAGATATTGCCAATATTTAGAAACATTCCGATTCCTCGATTCCATTCATTCCATTCCGATTCCTCGATTCCATTCATTCATTCCATTCATTCTTATGGGCGCATCTATCTCCTTTGATTCCAAATACCGCTTAATTTTAGATACTGAAGTAGAATGTATTTCTACGAACACGCCGGCGCCCGTCGCCGATAAAAAGAAATCCCACCGTGGCGGTAGCGGTAGCGGTAGTGGTAGCGGTAGTGGTAGCGGCAGTGACAGCGGCAGCGAAAGCGGAAGCGGTAGCGGCAGCGGCAGCGAAAGCGAAAGCGATAGCGATAACAAGACATACACCGTGAAAATAACACCCGAAATTATCAGCTATATTCGCAGCTATCTTCGCAAGAATCAATTTCTCGACGAGTTTGACCTAATCACTGAAATGGACCTTGTCGGATATAACCACGCGCCTGATTCTGCGCTTGTTTTCAATTCGGATTCTATCGTATTTAATACAAATAATCAAACGATTGAGGCAGTTGGAGAGTGGGAGTATATTGAGCCGGCGAAGCCTGCTCCTGCGCCTGCGAATAAGAAATCATCGAAATCGAAGAGCGGGCGTTCGCGCGACCGTGACCGTGACGACGACGACGAAGACGAAGACCGTGCCGCGGACAATAATCAATACAAAACCAAAGATGATGACTTGCCAGTGAGTGAGATTGAAGGAATTCTTAAGGATAAATTTGAAGAATATAACAAGACGCGCGAGTTTGTCATCCACGAATCAAAGAACAGTTTTTTGGTGATGCTTATCAAATCGGTTGAAATCGTAAAGGCGTAAATCAACGTAATAATAACATAGAAATGGTTGTATTTTCTATGTTATGAAATGGAATGACGGAATGGAATGACGGAACGATTATACAAATATGGTCTCGGTGTCAGCGGGCTCCGGTGCGGGCTCAGGTGCGGGCGCGGTAGCCGGCGCGGTAGCCGGCGCGGGCCCACGAAGACGTTCGCCTAGTAGACTTTCACAATGTTGTTTCAGTAAACGGTTATCCTCCTTCAACTGCGCGATTTCATTATTACGCGCATCTAGGTCTGACTGTAATTTCTGCATAATCTGGACGACTTGTTGGTTATTCAATGTAACGGGTGGTTGCCCAGGCTGCTGTAAAATGATTTGTCCGCCGCCACCGCCCCCCGCAGCAGCCGCATCTTCCGCCATCTTCGCGCGCTCCTTCTCCAGTTGAAGAGTTTGCGCGATGACGTCCGGTTTCATTTCAGGTCGCCCCGGCGCATAATCTTCCAGAAGTTTCTCCAGTTCCACCATATAAAACCGACGTTGGGCGGCGTCTTTTATAAAGTCCATCACCTTCTTGGGCGAATCACGCACGATATCCGGGTTCGCATTTATCAGCAACTTGCGCTTATCGAATGTATTATGGTCGTGAGAAAATACCAGGATGACCTTCATCGGGTCCAGTTGGACGAAGGGGACCGTGTAATCTTTCAGAAACGCGCGTTCTTCCGCCAGACACGCATCCTCATTATATCGGTGCTGTTTCAGCAATTTACGTTTGAACGCAAATGTCCCCGCCGTCGCGTGATTCGGTCCATAGGGTCCAAACCGCTTCATTTGCCCAATGTGTTTGAAATAAATGTAAATCTCGCTTGAACCTGCGCACAATGCGTCCGGATGAGTCACGAGCATATGGACCGCGTGAGATACGCGCTGGGGTGGGTAGTAGTCGTCATCGTCCATATAGACCAGGATTTCACCGCGCGACTTCTCGTGAAGCAGGTTGCGCTTCTTTCCCAGTGTCATTTTCGTGTCATACTTGAAATACTTAACGCGTGGATGCGACGCAACCAAGTCTTCCACTGGATCGGTGCCGTCGTCGATAATAATCCACTCCATACGGTCTTGTGGGTAGTCCTGGTTATTGAAGCACGAGAGTATCGCGGGAATAAAGGGGCGACGGTTAAATGTGGGAGTACACACACTCACAAAGGGATATTTTTTGAAATATTCCGGGGTGGATTTCTCGGGTCCGCTTGCTACTACTGGTGCGTGTGTTTTTTTGCCATTACCCATTGTATAATACACGGTATAATACTGTATAATACGGTATATTACGTTATACAATGAACTATTTATGTTCTTTCTACGTTACGCACCCCAATTCTTTATTTTATCGAAAAAATTCATAATGCCGGCCCAATAGTGGGTGAGATACAGTGTAAGCAACATCAAAATGACGATGGCGGCAACATTGAGGTCCAGATACTCAAACGCGTAAAACATCAGCGTCAAATTAAAGAAGAAGAAGATAATCGGAACATACCGCGCATACAATTCGCGATACTGGTCCCAATGAAGTAGGGGGTAAATAAAGAATGTGCCGATGAATTGGATGAGTTGTACGACATAGGATATCACGGGTATGATACCTAGACCAAATGCGGTAAATAATGACCATAATGACCCGCCAATAAATTCCTTACGATTGTCGGTAGGGTTCAATATCATTCCAATGACGGTGGTGAAAAAGGGCCCACCCATCAACATAAATCCGGCGAATAAAAGAAAGACGAGTGGCATAAAAATAATCAACAACGGCGATACGACGTCGTATAATTCCTTCGGGATACTGTGCGAGATTTTGGTGATGTATTCAAAGATATAGAGCGTCATCGCGCGGTCGGATGAGAATGAGAATATAAAAGAATTGTTAATCCATTGCTTGAATCGCGCTTTAATAAAATCCCAGTTCAGGAGATTGACTTTGGTTACGCCTTCATCCACACTCTCTTTTATCATATCAATATCGTCTTTCGTGAGGCAGAACCATTTAAACACGTAGGTGTCTAGAATAATCGCGGCTTTCAGGTAGATTTTTTTAGATGACGGGAGTTTGGGGTCGTCCGCAATTCCGCCGAACTTGTCTTCGCAATCTGCGTCACACGATGTATATTCATTGGTATAACAATACGGCCATTTGTGGCGGTCTGTGGGGAATAGTTTTTCTAGATTGAGACTATTCATACGGATACTTTCGGGAGCACAGAAGAAGAGGATATTCACACAAATAACGGAAATAATGATGGTTTCAATGAAGAGCGTGAGGACACTCAATCCGAATTCTTTGAGTGCGGCGATATCGAACATTGTTTTCATAGCCGCTTTCTTTGTGGCGGCCTTGCCCTTGTCCTTGTCCTCGGCCTCGTCGCCACCGCCGAACATCCCACCGACTTTGCTAAATGTGGTCTCTTCTTCGCCGCCGTCTTCGTCGCCGCCTTCGTCGCCGTCGCCGTCGTTTATTTCTTCATTATCGTCATCCGCCATTGTATATGTATTCAGGTTATATATACAATAGATTATTCGTTCGACGTCGTTTCACGTCGCTACGTAGTTTCACGTCGCTACGTAGCTCCTTCGCTTCGCGAATCCGCTACTCACTCCGTGACTGTGCCAATACTGTGCCAATACTGTGCCAATACTGTGCCAATACTGTGCCAATACTGTGCCAATACTGTGCCAATACTGTGCCAATACTGTGCCAATACTGTGCCAATACTGTGCCAATACTGTGCTAAATACCGAACAACCCGGCGGCGCAACGCGGTGTGGAGTAGCGGAACCGACGCATCGCGGAGGTGGAGTCTACGGAATCACCGCGCATACATCAACCCACAATTCCCCGATACAAACGTCAGCACATTATACCGCTCCTCCAGTATATGAAAGTCATACGAATACAAATAAATATTCACATTCGGCTTATTCATACCGATAATCTCTCGTGTGTTCGGATTACAAATCACCTTCACCTCCGCCGCAGTATCCAACGGCGGATATATCGTCGTGAGTTCCAGCTCTATCTGATTGAACTTACTCATATTGATAGCTCCGCTAGGTTGTAAGTCAAAAGGGTCCGAGTTCAGGCAAAAATTGTAACAATATATCCCCGGTTTTGCGCTTCCGCGGGTGCGCGTATATTTCTCCACGTAATTGTATACACCGGCATCAAGCAGATTCTCGCGGTATTTCCCGTTCAATGAAATCCCCAACATCTGTAAAATGTCGCGCTCGTTCTCCGACTGAAAATCCCCCGTAATATGAAGGCCTGTGAGCCGTTTATCACGCGGGTTGATGCCTGGTCCAATCCCGTTCTTCGGGCCATTTTTATCATAGAAGTAGCGGTCATTTGTGTATTTCTCACTCCACGCCGTCGTCTGAATGTCGCTCGCGGTGGTAACGACTTCACTAAACGACACGGGGCGCCAATCATCGTCGATGGGGGCGGGGATGATATCATACGGCAGATAATTATACGGCCAATTCGTATAATTGCTCCACTCATTCCGCATATTGACATCACTCCGCTGGAAAAACATCGTCCACGACGACACCATCCCCATCGAATTCTCTATCTTGACTTTCTTATTCCCCGTCACATCATTAAACGTCCAATCATAATACGACTTAATCATGTATTTCTGCTGATTCGCGGCGAACACCTTGGACTCATCATCCGAGAGAAAGCAATAGGTCGCCATCAAGTGGACGTCCGCATTCCAGTCCGTGCGAAGACTCGGGTATGAATTCAGCGATAAATCGATACTGGGAGGCGGGTATAAAAACCGCCACATTTGGTGAAGGGGGTTCGTGAAGTCGGGTTGGACAACGGGCCAATAATTAGCGGAGTCACCCACATCGCGAATGGTGAATAATTCCTTCACGGGGCGCAGCGTCACATCAATTTGGAGTTGGTTATATTGGAGACACACGAGGGGAAACGCCATTTTGGAGGAGAGCGTAAACCACGCGTTGATGGGGATGTATATCTTGCGCCCGCGAATAGAGGGCTCCGCGCCGGCTACATTGGCCGTGCGATAGGCATTGGGATACTGATTCAGGCGCGCACCCGAACAACCTGGATTATACAATTCGGGGACGTGACCGGTCATTTCGTTGTATAGGTCGCGCTTGGTGTTATCTAGGTCGCGCTCCACAATCGCCGCCAAATTGTGGCCGGAGAAACGCTGGAGGGTCATACCACCGACGGAAATCGTGATTTCTTTAATCATTTGGGTGCCGAGGTTTTCAATCCAGCGGAATTCATAGGGCGCCCACATATCTTCCACGCGGGCCGGTGGATGAATGGGGCTCCAGATGGAGGGGAGTGTCACGCAGACATAGGTATCCATTAGCAGTTCCGCATATCTCGGCATATAAAATGTGAACTTGGACTCTTCTGTCATCCGGAGTTTCTTCTGACCGTCGAAATCAATTCTAAACTTTTGAAGGCCGAAATTCGTATATTTAAGATAGGTGCTTTTAAAGAAGGATTTTTTGGGGTTGCCGTTAAGAATCACATTTTGGTTGCCAGTGGCAATGAGATTCAATAGACCGCCTGTCATTTAGTATTTGTTGATATTTCTACTTGTATTAACTTTATATAAAAATCTATACGATATATAATAATTATATCCGTGGTATATAATTACAATGAAAGAACCGCAAATAGAAATCGTGTTTATTGGTATTATTATATTGGTATTCGCATTATGGAAAATATCGGAACTTATTAAGACGCGGTGTTATGAGCGGCGGCAGCGGCGCGAAGGATTCGTGGCGGCGGCGGCGGCGAAGAAGGCGGCACCACGGTCAGATACCGAGACGTTTCTTTCGCAAATTGAACGACTTATTCCTACAAATGTCCGGTCGTCGTCAATCGGCGGTGGCGGCGTGCTTTCCACCGAGAATTTTACAGTGGATACAACCGAGAATGAAATGACGGTCCATCAGCGTAAAAAGATAGCGCCCGTCGCGCCCGTCGCGCCCGTCGTTGCGCCACCACCGACAATCGTAAAAGAAGGTCTGGAGAATCCCGACGCAAATACGAAAGAATTCATCGACAAGAACCTCACATCCATTAATCCACAGGACAGTCAAAGCCGATTCAAGTTGCGCGATTATTACATCAAGGCCGCGTATAACGCATTCAATCCCGATAAATTCAAGAACTCGACGGTGAGTATGGACGCGTGTCTCTACACCCTCGCGCGTGGGTGTCGTTTCATTGACTTCGAGGTGTTTTCGGTGGATAATCAGCCAGTCATCGCATCTTCGTCTGTGAATTCATTTAATTATAAAGAAACGTATAACCATATTCCCGTCTCCGACGCATTTGAAGTCCTCGGGAGTTACGCATTCTCCGGAGCCAAATGCCCCAATCCGGGCGACCCCTTCATTATCCATATGCGAATTATGTCGCGGAATGTGACAATGTATGACAACCTGGCTAAGGTGATTGCTGGGAGTAAGACCGTCGCGCGGAACTTGCTTGGCCCGAAATACGGGCGCGAATATCAAACCAAGGATTTAGGCAATGAAAATCTCGCTGATTTCAAGGGGAAAATCATCTTGATGGTGGACGGGACGAACCCGATATACCGTAAAACGAAACTGTTTGAGCTGATAAATATGAGTTCCAATACGATGTTTCTTAGTAAGTATACCTATTTTGGTGTGAAAAACGTGGGCGACCCACAGGCATTTAAAGACGCGAATAAGAAGAATATGTGCTTGGTGGTGCCGGATAAGGGGGGGCGACCCGTCAATGACGGGCACAACGGGCCGTTTACGTGGGGGTGCCAAATCGCCGCAATGTGCTTTCAGGAGGAGGCGCGTGATGAGAAGTTGAAGGCGTATGAGGATAAATTCGCGTCGGTGGGATATGCGTTCATTTTGAAACCGGAGGACCTGCGATATGTCCCGATTACGATTGCTCCGCCGGCACCGCCCAATCCGAAGGCGTCGATGGAGTCAAGACCGGCGGAGGCGGCGGGTGGGGTCAAAATCACTCTGTAAAGTAAATTCTTAATTGCTCCTTGCGCCGTCACCCCCGATGGGGGTGACACTCCACACGCAATTAAGAATTTACGGTTCATAATGCCTACGGCCGATTCAAAATAAGAATGTGGATGCGAGACGACGGGATTGACGACGACTGCCCGACAACATGAGCCCCAGGATTGACGACGACTGTCCGAGTGTTCGGAGCGAGTGGAGGCGGAGCCGCAACAAGCGACGAACACGAGTCCCGGAATTGACGACGACTGTCCGAGTGTTCGTCGCGAGTGGAGGCGGAGCCGCAACGACGCGGCGAACACGAGTCACGAGTCACGAGCCATTAGTATTATATTTTCTAATCATATGATAACTATCATCATATAATTTATTATTCAGAATAAAAGTATTTGAATGACACGGAAGCACAAACACCGCCGCGGCAACAACGACCGTGATGATAGCGGCTTGTCTTACGATGAAAAAGAGCTCGAAATCCTGCGCGAAGCCGTGGACGTAATGGAAAAACGAAAGGGCGCGCAAATCATCCAAGACCCCAAAGTTAAAGACATTATATCCACCGTAGAAAAATTCATCGCGCGCAAAAAGCTCGTATGTTATGGCGGGACCGCCATCAATAATATTCTCCCCGAAGACGCCCAGTTTTACAATAAGGACATCGAGCTCCCCGATTATGACTTTTATTCGGATAATGCTCTAGACGACGCGAAGGAGCTCGCGGATATCTATTACAAGGCGGGATATGAAGATGTAGAAGCCAAGTCGGGCGTCCATCACGGGACATACAAGGTTTTCGTGAACTTTACGGGGATTGCGGATATTACGCAGATGGACCCCGCGCTATTCAAGACAATCTCTCGCGATGCGATTATTAAGAAAGAAATCCGGTATGCTCCACCCGACTTTCTTCGGATGGCAATGTATTTAGAACTATCGCGTCCAGATGGCGATGTTTCTCGTTGGGAGAAAGTCCAGAAGCGTTTGACATTACTGAACACACACTATCCACTCAAAGGGTATGACTGTGATAAAATAGAATACCAGCGCGGATTCGAAGGGAATACGGGGGAAATTAGTATTTCAAAAACGAAGTCTAGGTCGAGGTCGCGGACCGTGAAGAAGGGCGGCGGCGGCGGTCGCAGCGCGACTCGCTCGGTAAAGGCTCTGAAGCGAAAGGCAATCAGCACCGTGATTCGGAAGTATCACACTCTAGGCGCGTATTTGAAGCGTTTGTATCACGCGGTTCCTTCCCACGAAGAGACGATTGGCGATTTTACATACACGGTGGATAAAGATAAACTCACGAATCGCTATCGTTTGATTGCGACCTATGAGAGATTATTGGGTGCGGATGATACGTTTGTATTGTATTCTATGAAAGCGAGCGACCTCGACGCGAGCCCGGTGACAAAGAAGAGCCGAGAAGCGAGCGACCTCGACGCGAGCCCGGTGACAAAGAAGAGCCGCGACGCGAGCCCGGCGGAAGCGGAGTCGAATGCGAAGACGGACAAGGAGGCGGGCCCCGAATACTCTGTCAATACATCCAATGTTTCCTATAAAAGCAACCGAGAGAAAGAACTGGCAGAGACGGATATCTATAATATCGTCCGTGATGTATTTATCAAGAACCGCGCGGTCTTCTTCGGCGGGTATGCGAATATCCTATACTCGCGGTATATGCCAAAGAACCAACGCCGTATCGTCCATAAAATCCCCGATTTTGATATTCTCTCGGAAGACCCCCGTGAACTATGCGAAGTCGTCGTCCGCGAACTCACCGCGCATAAGTATACCGACGTCAAATATACGAAGCACGCAGGCATCGGCGAGGTCATATCCGAACATTACGATATTCGCATCGGCGATGAGGTCATCGCGTTCTTGTATAAGCCACTCGCGTGTCATAGTTATAATACAATACGGGTAAACGGTGACGGCGGCGGCGGCGGCGGCGGCGCGGGAGCGGGAGCGGGAGCGGGCGAGTCTATTCGTATTGCGACAATTGATACAATGTTGAGCTTTTACTTGGCATTTATTTACGCCGACCGTGTATACTATGACGTGAGTCGTATTCTGTGTATGTCCCAGTTCCTTTTTGACGTCCAGCAACATAATCGTCTCAAGCAGACCGGTTTATTACGGCGTTTCAGTATCAATTGTTATGGAAAACAACCGACGTTGGAGTCGATGCGATTTGAGAAGACGGAGAAATACGAGGAGTTGAAGGGGAAGCGTGATTCACGCGAATTTGAGGAGTGGTTTCTGCGGTATATTCCGTATGAAAACGGAAAGACGGGGGCGAAGGCGAAGGATGCGGCGAAGGCGAAGACGCGGAAGCGTAAACAAACATAATAATCACCTCAATCCCTCTCCCAACTTATTGAAAACCAAGGTAATAACGAAGAACGTCCCTGCGAACATCGCACTCGTCGCGGTGAGACCCATAATTTTGAAGTTCCCGTCTTCGCCGAACAACGACGGCAGAAAGTGGAGGAGTTGCGCGCGGAAAACGGGCATCTGGAATATAAAATAAAGAACACCAATAAGAATCGGCATTTGAAGGTCGTAATAAATTGCCTCGATAGTGTCGAGTTGGTTCGATTGGCGCGCATTGGCGCGGACGATGCTTTCCATTGAGGCATGTTCTTTGATATAGTCGCGGCCGCCCGCGCCGCCGTCTTCGAAATGGACCGACTTATCCGGGACATAATTGGGTCGTGACTGGTCGTCGTGTGTGTATGAATTGGGGTTCATCGGAATATCTCTCGTAGGTATCATTGTCATCCCGTTGGCGCTGGCGCGTTGGACGCCATGGAGGACTTCATTCATAACATTGCCTGGGATGTTGGTCGGTCCGTGGGAGGTCATCGGATCGCCGCCTACATTGGGGGAGTAGATGAGAGGCGCACCGCCGCCGCCACCACCGCCGCCGATATTGCCGCCCCCGTAGGGGGTGTGTCCCGAACCCGGCGTTTGGCTACTTAAAGGGAGATCGTCAATACTAGTGGTGTCGCTCATTGGAATGGAATGGAATATTACTAAATATATGTATACCAATATTGGTTGGGATACATATTGGACGCACGACGCGAGCGAAGCGAGTTAATATTGGACACGTTTATAGGCGATAATTCCGAGCGTATATAGGCGATAATTCCGAGCGGAGGGAGCGAGTGGAGTCGCAGACGCAACGAGCGGACGACGCGAGAGACGCAACGAGAACCCGACGCGGATCTAATGCAAACTCACATCCTTCTTCCCCGCCTCACATTTCACAGACTTTGTCTTATATTCATAACACTTATCATCCAACTTATACGTATCCTTCTCTAAATCTTTGAGAGGTGGTGCGCGAAAAGCGATACACGACCGGTCTTTACACACCTTGCGAAACAGCGATGCGATACCTAGACCAAGCACGATAGACATAATAATGCGGCCTGTTTCCGTGTGGAGCAGACGCTGAAAACCCATTGTATTCTAATATATAAGGGATATAAATTAGAATTAGGGTCCGGCTTCGCTCCGCTACGCTACGCTCGACTTCACCGGGTATAACCCGGTTACGTTACTGAACCGGTATCTTCTTCACCGCCCCCTTGGCCTTCGCGCAATTCACCTCCTTCGCATCAAATGAAAAACAGTTGTCTGCGTGGTCTTTAAATTGAAAATTGCGGATATTGTCGGGGGTCGGGTAGACATAAATAACCTTAGGTTTTGGGACTGAGATGTATACATAAAATAGGCCGACCGCGAGGCTTACGATGAAAATCGGAAGGGAAATATGGTTGAATATATTTAACATATTGTATGTCGTAGTGTATTATAGTATACTACGATAATTATACGCGGCGAGTGCGACGGGTGGCGCGACGGGTGGCGCGACGGGTGGCGCGACGGCGAGGAGGACGACGATGCGATTGACGACCGCCGCCAATATTAGATTCAGATACAAATGGTATAATACAGTTAACTTGTTTGTTTTCAACCAAACGATAAATCTTTGTTTTTAATTGGCCTTCGGCATACTGATCACTCTGTATAGCGTTAATATAAACGTTATCACCATCAATATCAATTGTGATTTTTTTTTCAAGGCCTACTAAATTAACAAAATGCCCCCCCCCCAAATCAACCACTACTTCATTTTTAGTTAATTTAACAACAGGAACCTTCCACGGTGGTTGAGTCATTCTTTCTTTATATAATACTACTAGAAAATCCTCTACCTCCTCGCCCCCACCGGCTTCGGTGCGACTCCCGTCCCTACCTCGCCGCTCCTACCGGCTTCGGCGCGGCCACCGCCGCCCCTATCGGACCCACCGGCCTACTCACTATCCTATTATCCGCAATCCATTTCGGCATAATCACCGGCATATACAGCTCATTGTATCCATATCGCTTCTGCGAGAGATTGAATTCTTTGTCATTATACATCTGGATGAGCGCGCCATTGGCGTTCTCCGTCGTCTCCACCTGCGAGTAGACATACTTGGTCTCTCGCATCTTCATAAATGCCGGCTCAATATCCTGCTGGCAAAGCACGAGAATATCATCAATTATGCTTCGGTTCTTCCATTCGGAGTCGCGGAACTCGACCATATATTCCTTAATAAGCGCGACCTTCTCGGAAATCACGCGCGTCAGTGTTTCCGTATCTGCGCGTGCGTCATCGTTGTCGGTTACGCTTAAATAATAACTCCGAAACTCCGCATACATTTTCTGTTGTTCTTGTAACTTATGCTGGATGGCGTCAAAACGCTCAAGGAGCTCGTCCTCATTAATGAACCTGAATAAGAGGTCCAATTTCATTCGGATGATTTCGTCCTTGGTCGCGCGCACCTCTTCGAGAGATTCGTTCATCAAAGTTTCTAAACTAATGTATTTGCCGCGGCTGACTTCGATATGAAACCCGCACGGTTGAGAGATATTTCCGCATATGGCTTTTAACTTGCCGTCGGTCTCGGTGAATAATGACCCGCCTTCCTGTTTACACACGATACACGCGGGTTTGATGAGCGCGAGGCGTTTGGCCTTTTGCTGGGAAGAGAGGGATTTCCAGTTGATGATGGGGTCGTTCATCAGGCGCTGACGTCGCTTTTCCAGGGCGGTGTTATACTTTTCCTTGAAAGAGTAGTATCCGTGGGTGGCGTCGTTGATTTTCGTGCGCTCTTCTTCTGGGATGAGTTGGTAGGGGTAAACCAACCCGCGGAAGTCGTTGGGATCGGCCGCGCGCTGAAGGTGCTTTTTGAGGGCGTCTTCTTGCTTGCGCGTCATTTCCAGGAGGACACGGGTGGCCTTTTTCAGGTTGTCGCGGGTGTCTTGGGTCTGTTTTTGCTGGGCGATACGAGACGCCGCTGCGCCGCCACCGCCGCCACCGCCGCCGTATTGCGCGGACGAGGACCCGCCGCGTTCTTGAATTGCCGCGTGTAAATCCTGGTATACGGACATACGTATGTATTGTTATATATAAATTATTATTATAACAATTATGTTATTATATTATTATACATTCACAATATGGGCGCAGTTAATTCGGTTGATTTCAACCTGTTTTTTATACTCAACCCACGTTAATCGGTGTATTATAGTACCCGGATTTATAACCAATAATCGCTTCGTCACATCGTCATGGTGTTTCCATAACGCATATATAAATTCCATTCTATTATGTAATTTCGCATTGTTTTTGACTTCTGTATCATACCATATCAAAGAATGGCGCGCGCACTCTCTACACGGTAATGATTTGATTATCGTTGATATTGTCGTACACAATATTTGAAACTCTTCATTTGTTACTTTGGGGGTTTGTATAGATTCAACTAAATTATGTAATACGTACCATAATTTATTTCCGTTTTTTTTGATATTATTGGAACACGCGTTATTTCTGTGTATAAAACACGAGACACAAAAATCGAGTGGTTGCTTTTTATGATTCGTATGAATCGGCACGATTGATGGCAACGACGCATCCGGTTGTAAATTATATGTAATTAGTCTTCTTTTGGTATAAGGTCCTGCGGGCAACCCCGGCAAAGAACTAAACATTTACGTAATTGTATAATTAAAATACTTGGAGAATTTGTTTATTACATATTACGCGTATTTACGTGTCCAGTATTCATCTTCCGGCCCCCTCCACGCCGGTAGGTTGGTCAGCATTCCTAATCCGTTCCCCGCGGGGTGGGTTCGCGCGTCCATCGGAATGCCCTTACTTTGCGCGTAGTGTGTGGCGTTTACCATTTTGAGTTTCGAGAGAATATACTCCTGCTGCTGACGCTTCTTCGCGTCTACTTCTTCTGGTGTAGGCTTCCCCTTATATCGCAGATATAAAAATATGCCTAAACACATGAAGAATGCGATACCTACCGTAGCGTTAAATGTTTGTGTGTGGGAATAATCTTTGACTCGGCGACACTGGTCGAGAGATTTGCTTAAGAAATATCGGACACCTGGCTCGGTGAGTGTAGGGGCTGGCGCATTATCGTTCATCGCTGCTTCTTCGCTACGTTAATATACCGGGAAAAAATAAGGGGAGAATGGGAACGCGAGAGAATTGCCGGTATAATAATCCGTGTATTATGTAATTACTATGGCGGAATTAAGTTCATCGGTTGCGATATTCTTCTTCTTGGCCGTATTCGGCGCCTATTCTTATTATAAATACACGAAAAATGGCGTATTAAGCGGCGGGATAACGTCGCTGTTTTTTATCGTGCTCCTTATCGGCGAATACTTCATCAATCTCGCAATGTCGAAGGATATTTGCGGATTCGACCAGGAAAAGACGGCACTCTTGGCGACTGTAATACCGTGGTTCCTTGTTTTAGGCGCACTCAAGTCAGCGCTCGTCGTGTTTCCCGGCTGGTTGACACCTTTCAGTAACACATTCGGGTATATGTTCGTATCTGCTGTGACCGACTTAAAGGATGTATTCAATACGATTTTGACACCGCAGTTTGATTTAGCGCCGGCGGCGCAGAAGGGCGGAGACGGCGGCGGCGGCGGCGCTAGTGACAGCGCGGATATACCTAAAGACGACGTAAAAAACAAACGCGATATCGGTAGGGCTTTAGAGCAAATCTATACCGACCAGTCTATTATATTAAACGAACTAGGGCTTGATAATCTAGACCGTTTCTGGGACAGTTTCAAAGAATCGCGACTTATCAGGCCGTCGGCGAAAGTAGAAGACTTGGAGAAAATCCGGAAATTCTTGATGATGAAGACGATTGTGGGCGAATTCGTGTGGCTGGTGCTGTGCGGCTTGCTTGTTGTTAGTATCAGCTATAATTACTTACTGAATATGGGTTGTTCTTTTACACCAGAACAGCAGAAGATACGCGCGCAGGTGCTTAAGGAGACGCAGGATGCGACGAAGAAGAAGGAGGCGGAAGAGAAGGGGAAGGTCCTCACAGTGACAGGGTGAACGTCGTTACAGCACGGCTCCACTTCGTTTCACCATGCTTCCGCTCCGTTCCTAGACTCGCGTCGCTTTGCTCCTTTCATTCAGCTCATTCGTTTCACCTCCATTTCATTCCGGTTCACTCATTCGCTTCATTCCACTCGCTCCACTTCCGCTCGTATCTCTCGCGATATCGGACGGGAATTATGAAAATGTGTCAAAATATAGGCGACGATGACCGAGCGGAGTCGCGAGTGGCGCCGTAGGCGGAACGAGCAGCGACGCGAGAGAGATGACCGAGCGGAGTTGCGAGTGGCGCCGAAGGCGGAACGAGCAGCGACGCGAGAGAGATGACCGAGCGGAGTGGCGAGTGGCGCCGAAGGCGGAACGAGTGAACGACGCGAGACGCGAAACGAACATAGTTTGAACTACACGAGAATACGTGTGACCGGCCGTGACACATAAAATACAAGCAGATACGACAGTATTCCTAGCACGATCGCGACGATCCATATTGGCAGCACGGTTTTGCTAGAATAACCCACACCAAATTCCCGCAGACTGCCGTCATCGTTATAAAGAAACGACGGGGTCGCATACTGGACCAGCATAAATACGATGATATACAGCACAATGGCCGACCCTGCTAAATTATTACGGAGGTATGTTTTGATTGCGTTCATACTGTATCGTATTGTAATAGCCTAGTTACTAGTATATTACAATATTTCATTTATTCGTGTTTATTCCGTTGTCTACTATTCGTCGTCATCGTCGTCGACCTTCTTTGACTTCTTTTTTGTCGATTTCTTTTTCTTCTTTTTCGGTTTCTCGTCTTCGTCGTCTTCGTCTTCGTCGTCGCCCTTGTCGTCGCCATTGTCGTCGCTTTCGCCCCCGATCTTCGCTTTTTGTAATGCCTTCCAAATAGTTATCCACTGCTTACAAAGGCAAATTAGGTACTGTGACAAGTCATTCACGCCAGTCTCCATCTCTATACCTCCCGCTTTATATTCCTTCTTCAGATTTTCGTGATTCTTCTTCAATAATGCCAACACCATTTCACCACCTTTAATTGCCTTGGCTACATCTTCTGAATTTAGGTCTTTTGATAACTTTTCTTTCTTTTCATCCGATGGCGATGTAATGAACGCCTCATACATTCCAGCTGCGCCTCCGAGAAATTTCATTTGAATATCTTGTTTTTTTTTATCATCTCTTATTTTCGCAGACTCTACTTTATAAAACGCATTATTTGTAATCATACTAAAATTTTTCTTTGCGTCATCATTTTTAGGTTTAACATCTAGCATATCTTCAAATGGCCAATGTTTATCTGCGACCTTTTGTATATTTTTTAAAGTAGTTACTAAAGATTTCTTCCAGTTCTTTTTTTGAATCTTTGGTGGTTTAAATCCAAGTTTCGCGCACTCTTTATCGCCACCGCCGAACCCTTCCTCGCCGATTGTCGCGCTTCTGAATATCAATGTCGCCCCCGCAACGACGGCAAATGCTACGAATATCGTGAAATCCTTCTTGCGATAGTATAAGTATAATAGAATTGCCGAGAGAATAATATAAATAACAACCTTTTGATTCATTGTCGTTGTGGTCGTTGCGGTCTTTATATTATTCAAATATTACAATCCTGTCCGGTCCGGTCCATCCACCCACCTTTGGTGGCATCAATCATCACCTTCGTCATCGTGTCGGTGAATATACGCAGTATCATCCTCCCCCGCATCATCATCCTCCGGAATACCCGACGACATATCCAGTTCGTGCGCCTCTATTTCGGCGGCGCTGCGGTCGGCCTCCAGCGCATCCATTACATAAATCTCTCGGTTCATATCCGTGACATAGTCCCGGCGGCCAAGCTGCTGCTCCTTCTGCGCTATCTTCTCCATCTCATCGCGTTCTTCATCATAATAATCCTGGTCATAGATGACGACACCTGTCTGCGAGGTTCCGCGGCTCCATATTCCCATCTTATGCGTCTTCATCATATTCTCCAGCTGACGTTCGCCGACCGACATTTCGCCGATTCGCGCGACGACACCGTCCTTCTCCTTGTCTTTCACGCGGGTGAGTTTCTCCTTAATATTCGCGAGATTGAAGTTAATCGCCGCTTTGTCTTTATCAATCATACGAAGGTAGGCGATGAGGAGTTCGGAGACGCGCTGACCTAGTGCCTTCTTGTCGCCTAGGAGGGTATCCATCTCAGAGAGGAGTTGACCTTTGCTGGCGGAGGCTGCGTCGGCGGAATAGAGGCGCGAATGGGGGGCAAGTTCGTCGCGTTCTTCGTCTTCGTCTTCGCGGAGCGTAGCGGTGCGGGTGATGGCGGCGGCAGTGGATCCGGCGGCAGCGGATCCGGCGGCGGCGGCGGCGGCAGTGGCGGCTTTCTTCGCGCCTTTGCGCGCCACCCGCGTGGGCTCCGTCTCATAAATGCTCACAGGCGCTTCCGCCACGAGTGTAACAAACGTCGTAAGGAATGAAAGGAAATAGAAGAGATATAAATTACGCACGATGTTCCGGTCAAATAACGGATACATTGTGAAGATATTCTTGCGCGTAGAATGCGACACACGCTCGCCCAATTCTTTCACGATGTCAACTTCGCGCGGTTCATCACGGGCGGGTAGACGGGAACTCTGGACGGACAGGGCAGCCGCAGCAGCCGCAATCTTCGCATCCTTCTCTTCATCAAAGAAAATCTCTGCCATAAATGGCGTATTGTCTATCATAATTTTAAGGTCACGGACAAATGGGTCCGCGTGGCGCAGGACTTCTTGAATGACCCGGTCGTTATAAAACGTTTTGAGAGATGTATAATGCGACGAAATGATGCCCTTGACATCCTTCATATGCGTCTGCGAGAAGCCCCAATGTTTCGGGATATTCGTGTCATCAAAATCCACGCCGTTTTTGATAATATTGGGGATGACGTCTATAAGGCGCGTCAGCGTGTTTCGCATAAATTGGACGCTCTTTGCGGCGGTTTCGTCGGTGGCAGACATCAGCACGGTGCTGCTCTTGTTGATTTCGAATTCCAGGATTGTATCTACGACCCTCTCAATCTCTCGGAACTTCCCCTTGGTCTGTTTGCCGTGCTGTTGAATGAACCCGACGACATTGGCGCGCATCTCGCGGTTCTTCGTTTGGAGATAGTTCTTCAGGTCGCGCATTTCCTCCGTGTCTTCTTGGACCATTGCGGGGGAGGCGGATTGGAGGATGGCGAGGATGAGTTGTCGGAGTTCGCGGGGGACGATGACGGTGTCGTGGTGTCGTTCTTCGGTCGTCTCCGCCGCCGCTGCCTTGCGCTCCAACGAGAGAATCGCATCTTGAAACCGCTGGAATTGCGTGTTTTCTTGAGGGCGAATGGCGGTCTTATATCCTGCGTCTCGCATTTTGTATTGATTAACAGCTTTCAATAATCGTTCTAGACTGCTGGCGTCAAAAATATTGGAATCCCGTTTCAGTTTGCGGATTTTATCGTCAATAATGTCGGCGGGGTTCCAGTCTTGGGGGCGTGGAGGGCAAATCTCTCGGAGGGCCGGTTGTAAATACAGAGCGATGGCGGTGGCGACGGGGTTACTCGTGGCCGTGGTCGTGGTCGTGGCCGCCGCCGCCGCCGCCGTATACTGCTGATTCATCCGGCAGTAATGAATAAACGCACGGTATATCGTCTGCTCGTCGAAATCGGCGGGAATATTCGGATATTGAAACCGCGTATTTCGATTATCCATAATGGTGGTCGGCCGCGTCATCACCGCCATATCTCTCGCCGTTTTCGCCAGAAACCCAATAATCCGGTTATGATGATGAATATTTTGCTCACGTTCCATAAAGTAGTCGATTGTGCGCTTGCTTCGTCGGTCAATGGGGTCATTACAGCACGCATTTTCCAGGAAGGGCTCATTCGCCATATTCAGCAGGAGGGGGCTGCTGTTTTTAACGACATGGTGTATCATTTGTTGAATCGAGAGACTGAAATACTGGCACTTGCTTTCAATGACGGCGAGTTTGTCATGTTGCCCGTGGTAGCCGCGTTTCATATCGGTGATGAGTTGATTCGTGAAATCCGCGGCGACGTTTTGGGGGGTCGGCATATTGTCGAGAGATTTCATCGGCGGCATAAAATGGGACCAGCGTAATATGGAAAGTTCTTCTGGGACGGTGGTGGCATCGCCTCCTGCCGCCGCCGCCGCGCCTTGTCGCAGATAGTCCCGCTTCGTTTGTAGTCGCTCCTTGATAAGGGGCTTGCTAAGAATCAATGTGTCGATGAGTGTTTTTAATTTGGCGAGAATATCGCCCTCCTTCTTAAAAGATTTCAGTGTATTCCACGGCTCAATACTCGTCTTTATTTTATACGCAATACACGCGATATACATCATTCCGGATACATCGCCGTCGCCATCCAGAGGATATCCCGTAAAGGACCGGACACAGCCGGCGTGCGTCTTGCGCGTCTTCGGGACAGGAATCGCGCATTGAATTGCCACCGTAAGATAGGCCAGCGTAAGAAGAAGCAGTGTCTGGAAAAATGTGTCCTTATACGGGGGGAGGTGCTTGCCCTTCTCTCGGAATAATCGCTCCGACTTCTCGCGGTATTTCTCTTCGGTGGGGACCGATGACTCCAGAAGTGCCAGTGTGCTCTGAATAATAAACTCGCGTTCGGCGTGGATGTCGATTCCCATATAACCGGTCATTGTGGTGATGATATTATTGATAATACGCGCATTGGGGCTGTCGTATTTTTCCACGATACTGATACCGTGGAGGCCGCCGCCGCCCGCTGCTCCTGCCGCTGCTCCTCCTGCTGCGGCCGCCGGTCTCGCGACATTAAGCACGCCTTCCCCCAGGTCGGCCTCTATGATATCTCTCGTAACAAGCTTGAACCCTGCGTCGTCAAACCCCTCTTCCGTGACATGTTCGATTTTTTTAATAAGCGCGCCGCTATATTTATCCACCCACGCCTCTCCGTCGTCGCTTATCGTGCCGCGTTCTTTACAAATGGTGTCGATGACGACCGATAGTGTGTTGCTGCCGGCGCCGCCTTGAATAAACGCGATGGCAATCGTCTCGTAAAATGACGGCAATAATTTCGAGTTGGATTTGATACAGTATAACCAATGCGGGTCCTCGTCCATAATTTCATTCGCTTTCCGTGTGAAACTGGTGATGAACTGCATGAGGTCGTATTGCCGTTTCACAAAGTCGGTTTGGGCGATAATCTTGTCTTTCAATGGCTCCATTGGCGAAATAATCGCGTCGTCGATGTCGGCGTCGGCGTCGGCGTCTGTGCCTGCGGCGGCCCCCGCGGGAGTGTGGAATCCCAGTTTGTATTTTCGGTCATTGTATTTGTAGAATTCCTTATGCTGTATCTCGCTGATACGCGCGATGTTTTTCAGGTCGTATTCGAATTTCTTATTTACGAATTCCATAAAATTCTCTCGCGTCACCTGATACTTGACATCAAACTCCGCCTTCATTTTATCCAGGAACGCCTTCTTGATTGCGTCGGTGCCATCCTTGCTTGTCACGCTGGTCATTGCGCCGCCACCACCGATTTCCCCCAGTTGCGACATCATATTCCGGGTTGATTCTACCGCTAGCGGAATACAGTCCCGGTCTACATTACAGAAATAGTTCCGGTCGCTGCTTGGAATGATGGCGGGAATACTGGTATCACGAACCCACTTGCCATTATCGCGTTTAAAATACAGGAATTGAGTTTCGGTCGTCCCGACCGCGTCCGCGTCTTCGGCGGTGCCCGCGCCCACGCCCACGTCCGCACCCGGTTCGACGTATTCATCCACTTCCACGACCGCATAATCCCCGTCATTGACAGGGCGCATCCCTGGACCCACCATAATCGCCTCGGCCTCCTTCTTTGCCGCTTCATACGTCATTTTCTTCTTCTTGATGAGTTCGTCTACCAGAAACATCGTGAAATCGGTGCCGCTCATTGACTCTTGTTGGTCGCGGTAGGACTCAATGAAAGCGTAATCCGTCGTATCGTATTTCTTGTCAAAAAAGATGGGGTGTTCACTGTCATTGTCTTCTTGGACGGCTTCTTCGTTTGGGTAGTTCTTCGCGAGGACGAGGCCAAAGCGTTTCGGGGCGTCTGATGCCGCTTCTCCTCCGGCTGCTCCGGCTGCTCCGGCTGCTCCGGCTGCTCCGGCTGCTCCGGCTGCGGCTGCGCCTGCGCCTCCCCGCATCGCTCCCGCCTCTCGTAACTGCTGGCTTTGTTCGCCCAGCACGAGATTAAAATCAAAGGGAGTGATGAGTTCGGTCGTCGTCACGGCAACCGCGTCCATATATAACTTCGCATAATCCACAGCGAGCATTCGCGAGAGAAGTTCCGATGACGAGAGAAGATTGTCATTGTATTCGGTTTGTTCCGCCAACCCAGCCGCGTATGCCTGGCCTCGAGCTTGTTGGCGCTGACGGTCGTCAAATGGGGCGGCGGAGGCGGAGGCGGCACCAGCGGAGCCACCGGAACGGACTTGTGTGTCTTGAAACCCATACGCTTTAAATACATCCGCGTCCATCATTTTACCCGTCACAATCAGTTTGTATATCATCGACACACCCATATAACGCACATTGTAGTGAAACGAGCGCAGACGCCCGAACTTCCGGTAGTTCGTCGCATAATTCCGCTTGTATTCTAGGACACGCTCATATAAAAACGCGACGATTTCGTCATACTGCTTCACATTTAGGTCTTCCTGGTATACAAGAAACGGTTCAATAAAAGCGAGGACGTCCTGTAATGTAAGGCGTCCGTGGATATACTGGCGCATCATTTCGAAAATGTTACGGGTTTTTGGTAGTATAACCTCCAAGAATTTCCGATACTTGTCGCGTTCGTTCATCGGGGCGGCAGAGGCGGCAGAGGCGGCGGCCTCAGGCTCCAGGACAAACTGCTTGATTTCATTAAGCAGCCCGTGCGCGTTCAAATCCAGTGGGGTTGTTAGGTCGGTGATATCGTGGGTCGTCAGCGACATCATTTGTCGCAACATATCCCAGTAATGAACGTTTTTGGTATTCAGGTCTGATTTATCCAGGATATTAATACTCGGGAGTGCGATGCGCGAATAATAAATAACCGGTTCGGGGAATGTAAGGAAACCGGCGATATTCATTCGGTCATTGGGGGTGAGATTCGCGAACTCGGTGGTGCGTTTCAGGACGGCGGCGGACGACTCGGCGGCGGCCGCGGAGCCGTCGGAGGGTCGGACTTTCGCGAGACCCAAATTGTATTTTTGAATCACGAAACGCCGGCGCTTCACTTCGTCCCCATTGACGACGGATGAATAAAAATCATCCAAATTGTCGATGACGGCGGTAATGTTCTCGTTCACCTGACGCGTGCTAATGACATCGTGGGTATAACGCGGCTCGGCACTGGGTGTGAAATGGCGCGCCGAGAGATTTGTCATATATTGCGCGTATGTAATCGACCCATCATACCATTGACGCTGGAGTTCATTTTCCGCCTCTCGCTCTTCCTGAATCAACCGCGGGGCGATATCCATTTCGGATGCGGTTCTCTCGTCGATGGGGATATCATAGATAACTTTCCTTGATTTCACGATGGGGATAATCCAGCGAAGGGCGCGGTCCATCTTCATCATTGATTCTACGAGGGGGCGATAATGCGCGCTTTTGGCGGGCGGGATGGCGGGGTTTCCGTTGGTATCAAACCGCGAGAAATGGTGCCTGAGTTCACGGAACCGGACGACCATACGCTGTATATTGGCGAGGACGCTGCGGGATTTTTCGGGGGCGGGGATGTTTGTCATTAGGGTATCCAAGAGGTCGTCGCACTGCTTTTCTAAATTAAATCGGCGGTTTTCATCGGGAATATCCACGGTCTGGACGAGGACCTCTAATTCTTCGCCGACCTCGATTTGGTCTGCGTCGATGAGGATACTGCGCAATTTCTCTCGAAGCGCGGCGGGCGGAGCGGGGGCGGCGGCGGAGAGCACAGTATGCTCCGATTCACCGGTGGGTTGTTCGGTCGCGTCTTCTCCCGCGTTCTCTGCGGCTCTCGCCAATTGTCGCTGGCGGCGACGTTCTTCGAGAGGCGACGCCGACGCCGACGCCGACGCCGATTCCAAGGCATCCATTCCCATTGTCAAAAACCCGGCCTCGGTGCCCGCCTCGGTGCCCGCCTCGGTGCCCGCCGCTGTGCCCGCAAACGCCGACGGCGGCGCACGAATCTTAATCTCTTCAATCGGTAGTTCCTCTGGAATGCCCATATACGCGAAATTAATGTAAATCATTTCATCCTCTGGATAGGTGCGGATTTCAATCATATCCTCTTCCAAATCCGTAATCATACCGGTAATAATGGTCGGAATATCCCCGCCGAATCGGATATCCACCCACGTAGATACGACTAAATTATTTTGCCTCGCATATCCTCTCTCATCCGGGCGACTCATAAGCTCAATGGATGTTATACTTTCATTGTTGAGATTACCGGCTGCGTCCATTTTTAAAATAGTTACGTCGAGAGATTCGATGTCGATGAGCTTGATTTTGCGGGAGGAGATATAGTCGACTAAAAAGACCCGGTCGTGGATTTCTTGTTGGGTCGCCGCGATAATCTTTATAAAATCGCCGAGTTTAATAGACAATGATGTGCCTTCTGATGTCGGCGGTTGCGGCGCATCGCTGCCGATGTCGATGTCGATGTATTCTGGATCGATATTCGGTGGATCCATTTTAATATATTAGTATATACTATTTTATGTCGTTATATCTTGTTATATCCCACTATAATAATTCACAATACCAAACCTATATAAAGATTACTCGTGTGATAGTATACTAGTATTATCGTAATATGTTTTCTATATCACAAACTGAATTTACCGATTTGCCCGCCTTTGTAGAGAAGGTCGCAGCGGAGAGTGTCGATGGCTCGGGCGACGTTCACGACCTTCGTGCTTGGTGCGCAGAACGTGGCTTCCTTCTTCACTTTTCTAAAACTCCGTCGGGTGTGTTTTACACATTGAAATATGACCGCGCTAAACTTACCGAGGAACAATACAATAGTGTGGGGCGGTTTCGCTCGGTAGTATTTGACAGCAATGGTCGCATTTGTTGTGTTGCGCCGGTTAAGATGCTGAAACTATCTGATGAGATGAATTCGCTGCCTGTAAATTCTGCGGACGGCGGGCACCTTACAGCGGAAGAGATGGTTGAAGGTGTTATGGTGAATCTGTTTTGGCGGGAGAAGTGGTATATTGCGACAAAGAGTTGCGTAGGTGAAGTATCCTATGACCATATCGTAGAGGCACAGGCGGAAGCCGCGATTGCGTCGGACTCGGTGGCGTCGGCGTCGGCGTCGGCGTCGGCGTCGGCGTCGGCGTCGGCGTCGACATTCCAAAAGCTGGGCGTCCAAGAGGTTCTGCGCCGCCGTATCTGCGAGGTGTTGAGCTTGCTTCCAGGCGGATTGGACGGTGTTCCCAAGCAATACTGCTACTCACTCGTCGTCCAGCATCCCAAGAATCAAATCGTCAATGTAATTACTGTTCCAAAATTGTATTTGGTCGCAGTGTATAGTGTGACGGCAAAGGAAGCGGAAGCTGGAGCGGGAGCTGGAGCTGGAGCTGGAGTGGACGTCATCCGCATTGACCGCGACATTTTCTCTGCGAACTTTGGCGGCAGTGTTTCCCATATGCCTGTCGGATTGACATGTATTGCCGCCGAGGGCGAGGGAGAGGGCGAGGGCCATACCGTGGAAGATTATTGCCGAATGTATGCGTCGTTGGAAACCCGCAGCGTTTCATTGCCCGGCGTCGTCTTTGTGGATAAGGATACCGGGTTCTGCTATAAGAAACGTAATCCCAAATATGAGAGCGTGAAGAAGCGCAAGGGGGTGGAGCAGAAATTAATGGCGCAGTATCTCCAGCTGCGCAAAGACAGAGAAATTGACGAGTATTTGAAGTATCACCCGCAACATTCTCGCGCGTTCCGCCAGTTTCGCGACCGTCTTCACGATTATACCCAGCGCCTTTATGACGCATATATCGCGCATTACGTGAAGAAGGAAGTTAAGCCGTTGAAGGAATATGACCGCGAGTTGAAGACTCACATGTATAAACTTCATTATGACATCTATTTGGCTACGATGAAGGAGGCGGGGTTGTTTGTTACGAAACACACGGTGATTAATTATGTGAATCAGTTGGCTGCGGCGCAGCAATTTGCGTGTTTGAATGTGACGCCTTCGGTGGCGGCGGCGGGTGCGGGTGATGATACCACTGAATCACTACAAAGGCCACGTTCGTTTCCATCGCGTCAGGGAAGACCAATCGAGAGGAGTGGAAATGCCGATTCTAGAACCGGGTTTCGTAGCGCTAGACCTGTGCGAGGAGGCAGGATGGTTCCATCTTTAACCGTTCAGATTCCGTCCAGTGCGAGTGACGGCGTCGTCGTCGGTGGCGGTGTCGGCGTCGATGTATTCGCGAGTCAACAGGTAAAAGGAGCAAAGACAACGGGAAGTGTGAAGGTCCATAACCAGTTTGCGGGGCTGGGGGAGGAATGAATGAGCGAGTGAGCGAGTAAGCGAGTAAGCGAGTAAGCGAGTAAGCGAGTGAGCGAGCGAACGAGCGAATGAATGAATGAACGAGCGAGCGAGTGAGTGAGCGAGCGAACGAGCGAATGAATGAATGAATGAATGAATGAATGAATGAATGAATGAATGAATGAATGAATGAATGAATGAGCGAACGAGCGAATGAATGAATGAATGAATGAATGAAGGAGCGAGCGAATGAATAAATTGATTGATAATAATTGTGATTACTATTATCAAACGAACGAACGATGACGACACCAAGGACACCGACATCTACCCCCTTCCCAGAAGATACATCCGAGTATTATGGGTGGTATTCAGAGGCATTACAGCAAATGCGGGTATCATACCCGAGCAGACATAAATTCAATGGAAAAATAATGGTAAGTCCGCCGTATATGTATTGGACACTACACGGAGGTGACGCGGGAACGAAGGTGCTTGTGACGGAAATCACACACACGAGTATCCCTACACCGCGACAGGTGGCAAATGGAGATATATGTGTGGGGCGTGTGGATAAATATTGGGGGAGGTCGTATGTTAGGAGGCTAGCCTAGGACTAACCGACGAGAAGGACTTAAAGGACCTAAAGGGACTCTGGATTTTGATGGTAAACGCGGCGGAGTAGGTTTAAACGGTGACGTGAGTGGTGTGGTATTTTTGGGATTCGGAAATAATCTAGTCCCTTGGACATATAATAAATCATTGGGGTCTATTGATTGTGGTGCTTTTTCATCCGGGTTTAATTTTGGCGGCGATGTTGAATCATCCATATAATTTCCGGGCCGTTTCGCTGGGGTATTAAAGTGTGGATGTATTACTGCTTTTGGCGTATGTGCGAATGGCGACGACGACGACGACGACGCGTGTGGCGTGTATGACGTTCCTTGTAAAACGAGTGGTGATGATGTAAGCGAATTTGGGTTTGATGAAAATGCGCCGGTAACGATACTTGGTCTGTTCGACGCGGCATCCTTTGCCAGTTGTTGTTTTCGCCTTATCTCCGCATTTTTTAGGGCTAATAATAATTTATTATACAATCCTAATGTTTTCTCGGCATTTTTCTCGATGCTGGACCACTCTTTCATCAATTCGGTTATACTCGCTTTTAGTGGATCATCTGCGGGAATGTCACCGACGGTTTCGAAATAACGATTGCCATTTTGGACCACTTCTTTTTGTTTGGGGTTTAGTTCTTGGCCGATGATATGGTTATTGAAATTGTTGAAGAGGGGTAGAACTTCATTATAAATGGTTGTGCGTGCGGCGCGGGATGCTTGACGAAACATCCCGCCGCGTTTCGTTTTCGTTTTCTTGACATTGCGACGACGACGACGTGTCCTATTCCGGAGTGTTTTCGATTTCATTCTGTAGTAACTAATATTTCGGTATATTATTTATTACAATTATTCATTTATTCATTTATTCAATGAGTCTGTCCTAAAACCGGATAGTTCCGCCGACCATACCGCCGACACTGGGGCGGCCGCCTGACCAGCCGCCGCCGATTTGGCCTTGGACGAAGACGTTTCTGTTTTCATTGCCGATAGTCACGCGACCTGCGCCGCTGTAGCCTTGGTTGTTGGCATTGAAAGAGCCGGAGAAGCCGGCGGGGGAAGTGCGGGGGTTGGGGTTGGTGAATTGGAGGGATTGCATCGGAGTGAACGAACGAACGAAGTGAGTGAGTGAGTTTCAAAGAGCTTTTATGATACTAAAGGAGAAAATAGTTTTATGTTACTTTCGGGAGGTGCGGCGGCGATGGCGGCGATGAGGGCGGCGGTTTTTGGTGGCTGATTTGCGTTTGGCGGATTTGGTGCGTTTTTTGGAGGAACGACGCTTCCTACCACCTATCGTCCAGGGACCATCTGGGTTATAATCTCTTTCATATTGGCCACTTAATTCATATTCGGTTTTTAACCTGTATCCATATTTATTTTCCCAAAGGCGTGCGAGATTTTCAAATTCATCAAGACTATACGCTTGAATAACCTCAGGCGGTATAGATTTTATTAAATCTTTATTATCATTATAAAATTTTTGAACTTCACCGCGACCAGTAGGAACATCTTGTTGGTATATAGTAGGCATTTCAAAAGCATTATTATAACCATAAATTGCTTTAAGTATAATATCTTTAGTCGCAGGTTCGCTTCGTTTTAGGCTATCAAAAATAGACGGCTTAAAAAACTCGGCTGGAGTTTTTTCTTTTAATAATATACTCTTCATTATATTTAACGCATCTACTAATCCTTTATGTCGATACTGAACTACAAGATTTTTTTTTTTAATAATATATCATCATTAGGAGTTAGTGTAGGGACCATTTCCATAATACGTTCTTTATCCATCAGCGCCTCATCACCACTCGACAGTTTGCTATCAGCCGATGCCATAATGTATTATATTTCGTTATACATTATACCCACATTAAAAAATTCCCCCAACTTTAAATCGCGGAGCGAAGCGACGCCAGCGTCGTTGGGGGACGCACCCCCCCTCACCACAACTTCGCCTCCGCGTGCTGAAACGGCCTCGACGCCTTCTCCACCACCAACGGTTCCGGCATAAACATCGCCATCCTATCGAAGAATTTCACTTCAGGGAGTTGCTTCATTTGGGGGACGACGGGCGCCTGTGGGTCGACGAGGTTGGTAGAGTTGATACCGAATAACGCGGATTCAATATCCACCGAATTCCGGGCGAAATGCTCGCGGGACATCTTGGTGGGGAGGATGCCTACACTTTCAAACGCGAGGGCGGGGGCGAATGCCTTGCCGGCGTAGCTGTTTTCAAACGCGACATAATTGCGCGCGAGGTTCTGGACGTTTTGCTCGATTTTGAAATCGGGGCGGGTATTCTTGTTTCGGGTGGAGGCCATTAGAATGGAATGGAATGGAATGAAATCTATACTACTATACTATATTATTTCTCCTAAACTAAAACAATGTCCGCAAACTTTCCTTCATTTCATCCCGGAGGGTGTGCGGGATTTCTTCCCCGTGCTTCGCGTGACGAAGGCATTTATGGAATAAATCAAACAAATGAAACGAAAACATCATACAGAAAATCATCTCACTGTTATCGGGTTCGGGGCAACTGTGACAGATGTCATCATTTTGGTGGTGGCTGCTAGGAGACGGGGAATCGGGCGGGGTAGTGGTGGTGGCGGCGGCGCCAGGGGCGTTATACAGCGGATGCGATTCTAGAATCTCTCGGATTCCTGGGACGCGATTGTATCTCTCGTAAAGGTCGCTGATAATCGCAGACACAATCTCCGGATGATATTCACGGTCTGTAATACCGAAGGCTTGAAGAAATTGGATTCGGAATAGCGTATCCTGGTCGTCTGCGTCCTCAATCATTTTATATGTTGGGACGATGTCGTATTGATATCCCGAGAGATCGTCCTCTGGCAGTTCATACGGTTCAACAATACCCGCAGTTTCGTTTGAATTCATTATTCTATAAAGTATTATATGAAACAAGACTTTATATGTTTATATGATTTCTGATACACTCGGCTCGGGAATCACTCGCCAAATTCTCCCCCAGAATCGGCGAAGATGACCGAGCCGAGCAGCGAGTGGCGTCCTGCTCTGCGGGACGGAACGAGCGACGAGGCGAGAAGATTGACCGAGCCTAGACGAGGGATGAGCGATGCGTCAAGAAAGAATGCGGAGCGAAGCGGTAGCATTCTGGAGTGGCGTGTCGCGACACAGGCGACGCGACGCTCCGCGTCGTCGGAGCAGTTATTTAAAGAGGTACTCCTGGTCTCTCACCAACTCTCTCGACGGCACGCCACCACGAATCCATCCATTGACTGCCGCGCCTTCCACATAATTCGCCGGGTTGTTGATAGTCGTCTTGAACTCCTCCTGAAGAGGGTAGTCGCCGTGTGCGGCGTTCAGTTGCTCCGACAATTGCGTGATGCTCTTCTTGTTCGTATTCATATCACCTTGAAGCATCTTGGACTCAAAATCGACGTTTACGGCGCCGCGTCCTAAATAAGGGACGGTCTTGAAAGGGCGTTCCAGGAGACTCAATTTACACTTGGCGTGAGTATTCAGGCTTCCAATCGAGAGCTCCGAGTTGGTGTCGATATTACAGCCGCCAAATCCGGTCTGGTGGCCTCCCTTGTAGAAGACGTTGGGCTGGCTCGTCGCGAACTGGATAGGGCGCTCCATCTGGCAGTCCGTGGAGAAGAAGTTGTTGAGTGCGTAATTGGCTGCGTTCATATTCTGGACGTTGCGTTGCGAGAGATCGCCGGTATCGCACCCAATGCGTGACATATTGTCAAAGGTATAGCTATTCACATAGGCCATTGTTCGTTCGTTCGGTCGTGTTCCTTGTAATGTATGGATATAAATAAATAGATAGATAAATAAATAAATTATGTAGTGGCGTCTAAATATATATAAACGACAATACACCGAAATATGGCGCCGGTTATAGACAAGTGTCGTGGTTAAAAGACGGCCGAAGTGTAACGGAGGCCTTCGGTTAATACACGACGACACGACGACACGACGACACGACTATTACTGCCCCACCACCGCCCCCAGGCGCGAATTGATACGTCCACACGCGAATTCATCCCCCTCCTTACACGACTTCATATCTCCATAACAGAATTTCGCGAATGCGTCCTGGTCGTTCGGGATGCGCGTATTCGCCACCGGATGGAATTGTCGCATCGACGACTCAAATACTGCGTTATCACCTAAAGTTCCGAATAATTTGCCATAGGTTTCTTCGGGGGTATGATTCGGTGGCTGTGCGGGGACATTGCTGCCTTGGTATACGACATTGCTCGCGTTTGTATCAAAACTCCCACTTACGAAGCGTTTGGCGGATTCATTGATGTCCTGTTCGACCGCGGGATTAAATGACGGCGCGGCATTTCGGCGCTGGGGGTCGTCCACGATTTCGGGGAGGAGAGGATTCATCATCGGATTATTGGGGTTCGGTGCCGTGAATTCATCCCGCATCAGTTCATACATTTCGGGCTTGTCGATATTATTGGCGAAGCCTTCTTCCGTTTTCAGGACTTTCTTCGCTTGCGCCGTTTCTGTGCCAGCCTTCCCCTTATGGACGAAGTTGTAAATCATAACGATGATTCCTAAAGTAATTCCGCCCAAAATAAAGAGCGAGAACGATGATGTAATAAGGTAGCCTAAAATGGTGGCGAGGATGACGAAGCGCGTTATGGCGTTCAGTTTGGCGGGGGGGTCCATCGCATTTTGCGGCCATATCTCGCGGATATAGTCTTTATTCATAAGCACGGCGGGGTCTTCCATCCAGAATACTTGGTCTTTTGTCATTGTTTGCGTGTATGCGTATGTATATTTGGGTTTATATGGTAATATATAAAATACTATAATACTTATATATTATTTGTTTGCTGTTTGTTCATCCGTAGCTCCCGCTTGTTTGTTCGTTCGTAGCTCCCGCATTCGCGTCCGCTACTACCGAACAAACCCTAGACTGTTTTGGGGCTATACTAGGGTTTGTTCGGGAACGGCGGACGCAACCGCGGGAGCCGTGGATGAACAAACAACGAACAAACCCTAGACTGTGGTGTGACGAATCAATCACTCTTTTGCTTGTCTTTTTGTTGAGCAGGGGCAGGAGCAGCGGCGGGGGTTGTGGTAGCAGATGCGCCAGCAGGAGCAGCGGGGCGTGGCGTCTTTGCCGGTTTTTCACCTGATGTAAACACCGCGGTTGTTTTGCCATTGGCTGGAAGGGGGCTTGCTGATGCTGCTGCCGCTGCTGCCGCTGTTGCCGCCTGTTTTTCCTGGACTTTCTTCAACAATCTCTCACGCATCTGCGATTGTTTCATATTCTTATTCAATTGCGCCTGCATCGCGCCAAAATTCACTTTGCCGCCTGCGCCGCCACCCATCCCCGGCATATTCATCCCCATCTTGCTTAACATACTCGCCAGGTTATTCATTCCCGGCATACTCTTCATCTTCGACATCAATTCGCTCGCCTCCTGCATAATCTCGCTCTCTTTAAGTTCTCCAGACTTCAGTTTGGAGTCCAATTTGGTTCCGACGGATTTAATAATCCCGGAGAGTTTGCCAGGGTTTTTAAGCAGTTGCTGGAACACACCCTTCATCGTCGTCTCGTTTTCCATATCCAGGTTCAGGTCGGCGGCGGTCTCTTCGGCGATTTCCTTGGCGAGCTTGCCAATCTTGCCATTTAAGATACCCGAGAGGTGCTCGTGGATAGAGCTGGCGTCCGGGATGGGTGGAGTAGTGCCGGTGCCGGTGCCGGTGCCCGTGCCTGTGCCCGTGCCTGTGCCCGAGAACGCTTCATTCATAAACTCGGTGGCCTTTTTGAATGTTTCGTCCAATCCTTCCACTCCGCCTGCTCCTGCTCCTGCTCCTGCTCCCGCTGCGCCCGCTTCGGCTGCTCCGAACATTGACCCCATCTCGCCTATCACCTCCTCCAGCTTGGTCTTCAGCTCGCTATCATCAATCGCCTCAAATAGTTTCGCAGTATCTCCGAAGGAACCCATATCCGAGAGATTGTTTACAATAGAGAACAGGATGAGCTGGAGATACTTCCAAATAATATCCTTGGTGTTTTCTGCGAGGTCTTCGGTGGCCCAAATATCGCGGAAGTCGACGCCGGGGAGCATGCTCACTCGCCTCTCTTCGTTCGGCTCGTTCGTGTGTGCTTTGTCCGCTCCGGTCGCGTTGTTCGTTGCGCCAGCAGAGCCGGCTCCACTCTCTCTGCTCGCGTCGCTCACCGTGCTATCTCCTGTGCTGCTAGCAAAAAGGGTTTCATTCTTATACAAAATATCAAAAAAGCGGACTGGGTATACCTCCCGGCAGTGTGTATACAGTTCAATATACAGCTCATCCGGCATCGGCTTCATCTCGTGTGAGTATCCTAAATATTTGGAGAGGGTTTCGCGATACTCGGGGAATGAGCAGTCGATATCGCGCAGGAAGTCCAGAATAATGGTCTGAAACTCCGGGGAAATATCGGCGATGGTGACGGGCTTCTTCGCATTGGACGCCGCGGATGCCGCGGATGCGGCCTTATTCTTATGTTTGTTCGCCTTCTTATGTTTGTTTCCACCCATTGAATCTTTGTAATATGTATAATTAAGATATCAAATATTTAAGTTGATTACGCGTTTTAGAGGGGCTCTCAATAAATTGAAATATTTTTCCAGGTATTGCGTGAAATACAGCACCAGAATAATGGAAGCACACCTTACGAAACCCGATGGTCACGGCGACGATGTGGTTGTTGTCGCCGCGCATCCTACGACGACACCCCTGATGACCGAAGACACCGGTAAGATTTTTGAGAAAGCGATTTGCGATGCTTACGGCACCCCCTATGATGGGCCGTTTCAATACAGCCAGGCTGAAGTGGATAAGTTGACGCCGCGCCTGAAGCGTCTCGTGACTGACAATTTGTTCCCGATGTGCGTCCATACCGCGAGTAAGGGTGCACGATACGATTTCACCGCCGTGGCGGAGTTCGGACTTCACTTGTCGGCGAAAAGCAATAAGAAAAAGGGCGGCAAGATAGCGCCGCAGGTCGTGGGGCAGGCGACCCCGCAAAAGTTCTGGGAGGAGTGCGTTAAGTTCAGCAATTGTTCCAACGAGAATGGAGTCCCTGACCCCGCCACCTTAAAAAAATATATCCAAGAAAATATCGCCGCAATTATGCCTATGCTCTGGCGGTACACGTTTGACTCGCCAATCGTATACTATGTGCGCGACACCGACCAGATTCGGTTCATTGCGCCTACGGCGGCGGCGGCGGTCGCTACTGGTCCCGACTGGACCTCATTTCAGTATTCGTGGTCTCGCTCTTATGACAAATGGACGAATTCTACCAGTCTTCGGGTCGTCGCACCCGGGGGCGGTGACGGCGGTGGTGGTGATACCACCATTATGGAGTTCCAGTTTCATACCAAGAGTCGGCAAAATATGGCGGTTCGCTGGTGTATTGACAAGGTGCTTCATGTGTTTGCGGGGCATTTCAAGGTAACGGAATTATAACTGCCGCGGGGGAGCGGCCATCCATTTTTTTTCCAGACAGAACAAATACTCACAGACAGCCTTGTCTTCATTATACTCAAACGACTTGAACCGTTTGTATTCACGCTCGGTCACCGAGACAGTTCCGTATCTACTCAGAATTTCCATCATTTTCTCCTTTGACACGATGCTTTCGCTGCTATACGACAAGAATATCCATTTGGCGCGCAGGCCGCGTATCAAGGTATCAAACGCTGTTTCCGCAGCGGCGCCTTTGCGACAGAACGCGGACAGAAAGCAGTCTGTGGGAATACCTGTTTTCCCTTTCAAGGGGGGCTCGGCGATTAGTGCTGCGGGAGTCTTCGCAATAATATTCAGCGGGAAATAGTTCTTAGAATACTGGCGCTCATTATAAGGGGGATCCAAGTAGGCGATATCCGCGGGGGGGAGGGTGGTGGCGAGGAAGGCGGGGTCGGCGATGACATCGGCGTGGAAGACGGCACTTTTTGTGACGGATTCTGTAGCGGACGCGGAGTCGACGGCACTTTTTGTGACGGATTCTGTAGCGGAAGCCGCGGACCTCGCAGTGATGGTGTGTATCGGCGTCAATACAAACGGTTTTGTCGCCTTGGCTTTGAAGTTCTTCAGATAACATCCGTAGACTGCGGGCACATTACTCACCGCATCGGCGCTAATAATAATAGACGCGAGGATGAATTGATACTCGTCGTGAGTCAGTCCTGCGTCGGCATCGGCGGCGGAGACGGCTTCCAGCATCGCCCTCACCGCGTCAATCCTGCGCGCATTTTCAACCGTGAAGAACATTCGTTCATTGCCTTCATAGGGACTATAGTGTCGCGTGACAAATCCGGGGGGGGTGGCGGCGGTGGCGAGGGAATTCATTTCGGCGATGACCTGGCGGACGCGTTCTGTATACACCGACCGCGTAAATGCGTGGGCGATAACCGCGCTATATAATTCTGCGTCGTTGGAATAGACGGTCGCGCCTTGGAGACGGAAATGGTGAGAGACGACGCCCGTCCCCGCGAAGAGGTCCGCGACGGTCTTGTTTTCGAAGTTTGCGAAACCGGTTTTCTCTTTCATATAATTCGTAAGCCATTCGAGGAGCTGGTATTTGGACCCGATGTAATTCAGGCGGTGGATTTTGGCGGGGGGTGCGGCGGCGGCGGCGGTGGACATTATTCAATAATATACACGGTTGTTTATGTATATTATTATTTATTATGAATCAATTTTATACCTACGCGCGCGGAATCTTGACGCCGAGAACCGACTGGATTTTATTGACGTGGGTCGCATTGTAGACGCAATTGCCGCCGCGCTCAATCTCCGCGATGATGGAGACGTCCATATTACATTTCTGCGCGAGTTCCTTTTGGGTGAGTTTCTTATCGCATCGCGCTTGGCGGATGGTATCGCTGGTGGCTTTGGCGATATACTTCGTCTTTTTGGGGATGTCGTCGGCGGCGGATGCGGTGGCAGAGGCAGACGCAGTGGACGTGGACGTGGACGCGAGTGCGGTGCCGACAGTAGCGGGGCGATTCTTACTCAATGACACCGGTGTCCAATCCTGACAGTCGGGTATTCTCACCCCCGCCGAAATTGTGTTGTTGTATTTACTTTTTGACATAACTTACTCTTGTAATACATAGTCTATACTCATCGGTTTATATCGGTATACGTCTGCTGATACCGATATAGAACTATTCCGTGTGACTACTACAACGAGACTTGTATGGCCTGGCTCCTCATCCTAAACTCTATATTCTTCGTCGCCACATTGACCGAATATCTCATCTGTATGAAGTATATCACAAACAACTACGACTACAAGAACGAATGGTTCAATGTCCTATTGAGTCTGTGCTTCACCCCATTTTACAGCTGCTTTTTCATCCATAAATTCTCGTGGGCTAAAATTAGGTCCTATATGGAGCCCGAACGCCGAACTGTGCTGAAATACCCCGTCATAACGGGCGTCCTTTACACTATTGAGACCGTATTTGTGTTTTACGCGCTGAATACCGTTACATTGAGTTATTATACCATCTTGCGGTCCGGATTCATTATTTTCAATATACCGTGGTTCAAGTTTCTCTTGAAAAAACCGGTGACACGACTTTATTATGCGAGTTGCGCGTCGTTATTGGTGTCCCACGTGATAGTGGCGACGCAGTATATATACGCGTATTCGTCGGGCGGCGGTGGCGGAGTCGGCGGTGGCGGTGGCGGAGCCGTAGCCCAAAACACCGTGATTATATTGGTATCGTGCGGTTTGAATTCCGCCTACAATAACGTGATAGAGTATTCAATGTCGAAGCACGGCGATATTATGACCAATATTGATTTCCAAATCATATTTCAGGCGACATATTTCGTGCTTGCGGTTCCCTGGGCGGTGGTTTATACCGTGAAAAACGCGCCGCCCATTACTTCGGGGACGTTGACCATGTATTTCTTCATCGCGTTTGGGCTCCAACTTTATATGTTCAATAAAATATACATTCTGAATAGTAAAAATAGCGTCATCCCCGCGAATATTCTGCTCAGCGGGCTTGACTTGGTGCGTCGTGTCATCCAGTTGACGTATTCATTCGTGTGTTTCAAAGAGCCGTTTGATGCGACGATTGGCGTGTCGCTCGTGTTTTTGGCGGCGTCTGGCGGGCTCTTATTGTATCAGTATATACGGGATTACCAGGGCGCAATTGACCGTCATCGGGTGCTAGAGGACGGTGACGGCGAGGGCGTAGAAATGGAAAATGTATAATTTTCCCCGTGTAGATACAAGTAAAAGACGGCGAAATTCAGGAGGAAAAGTGCCTCGGTCGCGAAGATGGGCGCGTCCTGGATGACCCCTATGACGGTGACGACCATAAAGAGGAATTGTGCGTAAAGGAGGATGCGGAGGGTATCGGCGGTGTCGGTGTCGGCGTAGTAGGTATGTCCCACCATAAACCCGACTATCGCGAAGAATGCCGTGGCTGCGAAGATGTAATGGGTGGAGTCGTGTTCAGGGATGAAAATAACACCGAATATTCCGATGAGAAGGGCGGTGATGGCGAAGAGGGACCACTGCGTGTGTTGTGTCACGCATCGTTGGTATTCGTAGGCTATGGTGAAGACCGCCATCAAGAGCATACACGCGGCGATGAAGTGCCGGGTTTGGAACATCGTGAATACGGGGGGGGGGGGGCATTATTATCCGTTATTGTTATGAAGGGTTCCTTACTGGTGATGATGCTAGATATGCTACGGGCGGCGGCGGTGGCGGTAGCGGTGCTGTATTTGTAATAGACGAATGCGATGGGGATGGCGTATGTGGCGAGCATTAGCGCGAGAAGGGTGGTTGGGGGCATTGATGCGTGTTATTATATTCTATGATTTTGGAATATAATAATAATAATAATAATAATATCATATTTTTTATTCTAATTATATATAAATGCCGAAGGTTGTTATTATTGGAGGCGGTATAGCTGGATTATCCGCAGCACATATATTATGTAAATACCCTGAATTTGATATATCTATATATGAATCTGAATCAGATATAGGAGGACAAGCCCGGTCTATGTTTGGCAAGTTTTGTTATATTGAATATTCCTGGAGAGTATTCGGAGATTGTTACCACAATATAAATAAAATTATAAATGAAATAGGCGCAGATGATAATTTTAAATTATTAACACATCCGTGTGTAATAGATACGGATAATATAGAACAAGGAGATTTATCTCCTTATAATCTTGGGAAGATAATACTTAAAAATGGGGATGTCGACTTAATAAATAAAGTTTTGAATATTTTTACAATTTCACGTGAAAGGGCAATAAACGATTATCAAGACATTAATGCTTATGAATATTTTAAAAAAAATAAAATTATACAATCAATTCTTGGTCCATTTTTGGGATTAGACGCAAATAAAGTAAGCTTATCCGGTTATTATAATAATATATTATCTGTATTTGATACTAATAAATACTATTTTACACCAAAAAATACACGAATAACAAAAAACCCTACACAAGAAAGTTTATTTGTGCCTTGGGTTAATTATTTAAAAAAAAGGGGTGTTAAAATTTATACAAACTCAAAATTAAATAATATAAATATAAACAATGGAATAATTGATTCCGTGTTAATAAATAATGAAGTAATTAAAGGAGATGAGTATGTTTTCTCGTTATCATTGAAGAATATAAATAAAATAATTTCTCAACAATCATATTTTTCTAATAGACAAATTAAACCGCATTTACAAAAATTAGAAAACGGTCTTCAATTATATTATACAATTAATTTGTATTTTTCAATTGAACTTGAAAATAACATAAAACTTAAATGTGATGAACTTGTTCTAGTTGATACTCCTTGGAAATTAATAATACAAAGAAAACACGCATGGAGTCAAAAATTTATTGGGAATTGTAAAAAGGAAAATACTCAAATAAAAGATATATTTAATGTAGGATTTTTAGATTATAATAAAGGTGAACTATTTGGAAAAATATTGAATGATTGTTCTAGAGAAGAAGCTATACAAGAAGGCATACATCAATTTAAAAATAGTAAATATATCAAAGAATTGATAAATAAACATAATACCACATTTGATAAAATTTTCGTATCCTATGAAGATTGGTATGAATTTCAAAATAATAACGAGGGGAAATTGGTATCATCTAACCCCAAATACTCAATAAATACTGGATTAATGAAATATATGCCAACAAATCAGCCGCACGACGTACCTAATAATATGTTTTTATCCGGTTATTATGTTAAAAGTACCATGGGAGGTGTAAGTATGGAAGCATCGTGTGAAACTGGATTAAACGCTGGATTATCTATTATTAAAAAACATAATCATACAGTGATAGAATATCCATATGAACACGTGGTTGAAGGCACTCCACTGACTATTGGTTTGTCATATTTAGATAAGTTATTATACAAAATGAATTGGAATCCATTATATACATACATCCCGTCATTATTGTTGGTAGCACTATACATAATATTTTGTATTAGTATTGTGGTAATCGTCATTACTTTTATTTTACACAAATTAAAATTCAATAATAAATTTTTTAAAAATATCAAAAAACTAAATCAAACATAATATGATTGTTCGCATTTATCACACCCCATTATACAAAACTAGATTCGCGATATTTCCGACGACGTGGATACTCGCGTGCGCGTAAGTGGCAGGCCAGATGCGTCCGCGTGTCATCAAATAAGTGCTTACGCCATAACACACCGCGGAGGTGCCGATGAGCGCCGCGTATACGCCGAAGTGTGTCGGTGACGCGTGACGGACGGCGTAATACGTGTTGTATGTCAGGCCGGTAAACACGACGGTCATATCCAGAGTCCGGCGCCACGAATCGCGGACGGGGTTGCGCCAGTAGAGGAGGGATGTCGCCCAGACAGAGGCGGGGATGATGGCGAGATGGGTTGACGCTGGGTGGTGGGAATATGCGTAGATAGCGGAGGGAATGGAGAACCAGGCGCAATTCCAGATGAAGTGTGCGTTTGGGAGTGGGAGGGCGAGCGTCGTGGTGGGGGCGGGGGGCATTATTGATGGATATAGTAAATAAATGAATATGGGTTTACACCCTTTAAGATTTACAATATTTTATGTTATTGTAATATATACAAACCATATGACAGAAAAATCAACAATAAAACAAATTGAAAACGCGGACGCGAATACGATTCAATTAAAAGATTATACCAATACTGACGGAACCAATTATTTTACTAATTTTAACGGTAATACTAAAATTTACGATGATACAACTAAAAAATATTGGAGACACTATAAGAGTTATAGACCGGGGAATGGACAAACAATGGATGCCGACACAATAAATGAACTTAAACAAAAATATATTGATACCGCCGATGAACTAACACAAGGCGGACGTCGTCGCCCCACTCGCAAAAACTCCAAGAAATACGCCAAACGCGTCTATATTCGTTCGCATCGGATTGGCAGTAAACGGTATGCTTCCGCTGCCAAGTCTCACAGAAACCGTAGACGCAAATAAGTACACATACACAATCAATGTCATATAAACCCGAATCGCGTTTATATTACATCAATACATCATACCAACCTTTAACGAAAGATGGTCCAACTCATTCCCCCGTCAGCTAACGCGAATCCGACGCGTTCGGAGATAGACGCGTATATCGGTGTCGCTGACGCGGAGACCTTGCGCGGCATTGTGCGAGAGATTGAGTGTAAAAGCGGCGCGGGAGCCCTTCTTCATCCGGCCGAGGAGTATTTCGCGGAGCATTGTTCTTCATTACTATCATTATAATTACTATCATTACGATGACGATTACGCAGTATCTGCTGGATGTTGCGGCTGCGGGTCCTTATCAATGGTGACATTCTTCGCCACTCTCTTGATGACCTTGGCGATGTTGCCTAGTGATATCGCGTTACTTATTTTCAAATACCGTTTGTTCTCACGTGTGCCGTCATTTATAGAGTTTGGATGCTGATTCGCCCATTCTTCTATAAGCACCTCGTTCTTCTTTTCCAACGCAAGGATGGCATTCGCCATTTTCGGATGCCTGGGTCCGTCCCGTTCCCATTGATTATCCACCCTCACGTATAAGGTCTCGCGCTTGGCGTCGCTACAATGGACCGGGCGCTCGCATACATCCATCTTTTGGAGGTTGTCTATGATGATGTGTGACATTCCCTTTACATAACCATCCCGTTCCACATTTTCCAGGTCGGTGAGGTTCAACTGGATAGAATTAACGAAATCCGTCATATTCATCGCATCCTTACATTTCTCGTTGAGGAACCGGTTCATATTGAATGGGTTGGTGGTGGTGTTTGAGGACGGGGCTGGGACTGGGGGTGGGGATGGTGCTGGTGCTGGGGTGTGTGTTTGCGAATTCTTCATCAGTTCCAATATTTGTTCCTGTAAATGGTTGTTGGTTTTTATTAGTTCAAACATCATTTTCTTACAAAATTGCGTGTCGGTTATCATATTCTGAAGTTCGGTTGATGTTATTTTGATATTCTCATCGGGGAAAAAATCGTCATCAGTGTTTATTTGTGATAGATTATTGGATACGGGTTCAGAAATATTTTGGTTCATCATAGGACACGTTCTCTTATGACGACTTAACGCAGAAAGGTGAGCATATCTTTTATTACAGTATCTACATGTATTTGAAGGAATCGCTGTGTGCGCAGTTGAATGATCTGCGGCCGCCGCTACGAGTAATCCTTCATTTTTTACCATTGTCTGATGTTTACGGGTAGAAATATGTATATCGTAATTGCTTTTGTAAGAGCATCTAAAGTCGCAAATTTCGCAAGTATAAGAACCGCGGTTTTTTCCATTAGGCATCATTGTATTGCGCCCTACGGGTCTTACACGTTTTACACAGTTTATACATTTTACACAGTTTACGCGGTTTACTCGTTTTACGCGGTTTACTGATTTTGATGGAAACGGTTCAACGCTATTCATTGTCGCGTTCAACGCAACGAAATGTTCCTGTTCCTTTTGCCGTGCTTCATTGAGGTCTTTACAGTCATAGAATGCGATTATACCCATATTCCAGTTATCCCATCCACCATTATTTCGTATGACTTTATACACCTTACAGTTGTGGCTTGGATTTTTACTATTAATACAAGATAGCTGGTGAGATTTTTTGCGCTGGACGAAATTGACCGTATGCCCTACATACACATCCTGAATATTCGGGTCTTTACACGTTATCTTATAGACAATCGTATTTGAATAATCTTTATCGGGAACTGACATTTTCGTATAGTTATTATACGAAAATATTTTTATATACTCTTTAATGGTCAATCCAATGCGCTACCGCCGCCGCCATTGTGGGTATCCTTATCAATAGCAACATTCTTCGCCACTCTCTTTATGACCTTGGCGATGTTGCCTTCCTTCTCCCCGTCGGTGGCTGCCTTCGAAAGCTTCATATACCTTTCATTCTCTCGGGTGTTGCTATTCATACAGCGCGGGTTGGCCTTCGCCCATTCACTTACCAGCGCCACATTCTTGTGTTCCACCGCCAGGACCGCATTGACCATTTTCGGGTGGTCGGGTCCGTCCCGTGCCCACTCATTGTTCTCCTTCACGTATAAGGTATCGCGCTTGACGTCACTACAATGGACGGGGCGTTTGTATACGTCCGTCTTTTGGAGGTTGTTTATCAGGATGTTTGACATTCCCTTTACATAACCATCCCGTTCCACATTTTCCAGGTCAGTCAGGTTCAACTGAATAGAATTCACGAAGTCCTTCATATTCATTGCGTCTTTACATTTATCGTTGAGGAATACATTCATATTGAATGAGTTGTTGTTATTGGTGATGGTGTTTGCGTTGATGGTGTTGGTGTTATGGTCGCCGTTTGTTGCGACTCCGATGGAGGACGGGGCGGTGGCGGTCTCTGGGGCGTGTGTTTGCGAATTCTTCATCATTTCCAAGATTTGTGCTTGTAAATTGTTGTTGGTTTTTATTAATTCAAACATCATTTTCTTACAAAATTGTGTGTCGGTTATTATATTCTGAAGCTCTGTTGATGTTATTTTAATATTCTCATCGGGGGAAAATTCGTCACTAGCCTTCGTTTCTAATAGATTATTGGATACGGGTTCAGAAATATCTTGTTTAACTGCCACACATGTTTTCCTATGACGACACAACCCAGAAAGATGTGAATATTTCTTATTACAGTTGGGGCAAATGAATGATATTGTTGATGACGGTTGGCACTCGGATTGATTATGTCCCATTATCTTTTGATGTTTATAGGTCAAAAGATGCGTGTCATAATTAGATTGTTTAGAGCATTTGAAGTCACAACCTACGCATACGAATTTATTGGCATTTTCGGCATTATCTGGCATTATTCTTCCTAAATAGTGTATAAGAATGTTCTATAATAGCGTTATAAAATAACCCCCCGTTTCAGACGCGCCGGCCAACCCCCAAAAATTAACAGTAACAGGTTTTCGGGGCAAATATGCGTTTTGTGAGCGTATCAGTCACAACCCCGTTTTTCGGGATTTGCGCATTTCGTGTTTTCAAAACTCCCGCGCGCAACCAGTCAAAAAGACATTCCTGGCGGACACCCTGGCGGACACCCTGGCGGTTACCATAAATGCCAGGTATCCACCCATTCCATAATACGATTTTAAAATATACTCACCAACCCATCTATCATAAGGATTTTCCCAGATTCAAACGAAATATTTTCGGCCAGAAACTGTCCGAACGTCCACCGTTGGTCTTTCCAATTTCAAACGGATTATTTTCGGCCAGAAATCTCTCGAACATTCATTTTTGAGCCGATTATATTCGGCGGTTTTCTTTACTTCGTTCCATTTTACATATATTTATACCTTCATATTCTATAATCGTAAGTAATAATCGTAGCATTCCAATGTCCGCCGCCGCCCCCCGTAAAGTCGTCGACGGGTTCATCTTCTACAATGAGCTCGAACTCTTGTCCTACCGGTTGAAAGTCCTGAACGACCTCGTCGACTATTTCGTCATTGTGGAAAGCACGCATACTTTCGTCGGCAAAGAGAAACCGTTGATTTTTAGGGACAATGCGGCCCAGTATGCGGAATACAGCCATAAAATCATTCATATTATTGTGGACGATATGCCGTATATCCACCCCAATATCAATATCGGCGCAGGCCAGCAGTGGAAAAACGAAGAATGGCAAAGAAACGCGATTGCGGCCGGATTCGCGAAAGTGTGCGGTGAATTATGCGAGTCGGATATTTTGATGATAACCGACCTGGATGAAATACCCGACCCTAATACGTTAAGGCGTATCAAATACGGCGATGACGCTCCGTCGCGGATGTCGGATGTCGGTATCAGTATTCTTGGAATGGATTTGTATTATTACAATTTACACGTTAGGTATACGGAGAAATGTGAATGGCCAAAAATACTTACATACACATTTTATAAAGAAACGAATCAGACGTGTAGCACGATACGCGGGATTACGGATTGCCCTTGGATTGCGGAAGGCGGCTGGCATCTCTCATATTTCGGCGATTATGAGTTTATGAAGAATAAGATAGAGAGTTGGTCGCATCAGGAATTGAATAATAGTGATACTACCAATATAGCGAATATAGCCGACCGGGTGAATCGTGGGGTGGATTTATATAATCGGTCGTATGTGTCGTTTCATAAAATACCAATCAAGGATAATAAATATTTACCAGTGGATTATGATAAGTATTTGACGAAGTATTATACGGAATGATTCGGCGACGCCGCTGGATGGCCCTGGATGACGTTCTTCAGGAGTTCCTTGAGTATTTTGTTTTCCATAAGAATATACTGGATTTGTTCGGGAGTGAGTGCCGCTGCCGCTGCGTTACACTTTTTAATGTGGCTATAAACCGATGTGCGAGACCTGAATTCCTTATTACATTTCGCACACTCTTGTTTTTTCGGGGGAGGCGGAGTCGCTTCTGTCGCGTCAGTCTCCGATGGATGATTCTCTATATGCTTGCGTGACTTCAGATGACGCGTATAATCCTTTTTATTCCTTGTTAGAAACATACACGGTTCGCAATTGTATATTGCGTGAGGTTCAGTCATTGTATACCGTATCGTATTTATCCTATTATGATAAACACGATATAATAATTGGGGGAGGTTGAACGAATGGGGGGTATTCATTCCTTTTCAATGGCGATAGTCTTCGCCACACGGTGTATGACCTTGGCGATGTTGCCTAGTGTTATCGCATTACGTATTTTCAAATACTGTTTGTTCTCGCGTGTATTGTCATTTATACAGTTTGGATGCTGATTCGCCCATTCTTCTATAAGCGCATCGTTCTTCTCTTCCAACGCACGGACGGCATTCGCCATTTTCGGGTGGTCGGGTCCGTCCCGTTCCCACTCATTGTTATCCTTCACGTATAAGGTATCGCGCTTGGCGTCGCTACAATGGACCGGGCGCTTGTAAAGGTCGGTTTTCTGGAGGTTGTCTATGAGGATGTTTGACATTCCCTTCACATAACCAAGGCGTCCTATATTTTCCAGGTCGGTCATGTTCAGTTGAATGGAATTCACGAAGTCCGTCATATTCATCGCGTCTTTACATTGCTCGTTGAGGAATCGGTTCATATTGAATGGGTGGTTGGTGGGGGTATTTCTCATTCTTGAGTGGTGTAAACAGTGCTCCATAATTTTACTCTGGAATTCGGCATTTTGCTGAAACAACATCGTCATCGTATCGGTGAAGTATTTGGTAAGGGTTTCACAATAATGTTTTTCGGATGGGGTTATTGAAACGGGTGCGGTAATGGGGGGTGACGGGACTGGTGGAACAGTTGGTTCAGAACCACTTGCTGTTTCCATTTCTTTACATATAGCCTTATGCTTGTATATACTTGTGCGACATTTGAATACCTTGTGACAAGATTGACAAACGTGTGTATTGGAAACAGGAATTTGTTGCTCTGAGGTTGAAACACATCTGATTATATGTTTCTTTCTAGTTAAATGACGTTCATAGTCTGTTTTATTGTCTGTTTTGAAATGACAGGGTTCACAACTATAACAAACGTTCGGTCGGTTAAATGCTGATATTGGCATATTTTCATTGTATGTTGATTTATTTTGTCTTACCGGCCTTACTGGCATTACCGGCCTTACTGGTTTTATGATTCTTATGGTTCTTACAGGTTTTGACGGAAACGGTTCAACACTATTCATTGTCGCGTTCAACGCAACGAAATGTTCCTGTTCCTTTTGCCGTGCTTCATTGAGGTCGTTACATTTGTAAAATGCGACTATATCCATATTCCAGTTATCCCACCCACCATTATTTCGCATTACTTTATACACCTTACAGTTGTGGTTTGGATATTTACTATTCATACAAGATAGCTGATGAGATTTTTTGCGCTGGACGAAATTGACCGTATGCCCTACATACACATCTTGGATACTCGGGTCTTTACACGTTATCTTATAGATAATCGTATTTGAATAATCTTTATCGGGAATTGACATTTTCGTATAATTATTATACGAAAATATTTTTATATACTCCTTAAGGGTCAATCCAATGCGCTACCGCCGCCGCCGTTAGTGTGAGATTCCTTATCAATAGCCACATTCTTCGCCACTCTCTTTATGACCTTGGCGATGTTGCCTTCCTTCTCCCCGTCGGTGGCGGCCTTGGAGAGTTTCATATACCTTTCATTCTCTCGGGTGTTGCTATTCATACAGCGCGGGTTGGCCTTCGCCCATTCGCTTACCAGCGCCACATTCTTGTGTTCCACCGCCAGGACCGCGTTCACCATTTTCGGGTGGTCAGGTCCGTCCCGTTCCCACTCATTGTTCTCCTTCACGTATAAGGTATCGCGCTTGACGTCGCTACAATGGACGGGGCGCTTGTATACATCCATCTTTTGGAGGTTGTCTATAAGGATGTTTGACATTCCTTTTACATAGCCCAGATTACCAACGTTTTCCAGGTCAGTCAGGTTCAGTTGAATGGAATTGACGAAGTCCTTCATATTCATTGCGTCTTTACATTGCTCGTTCAGGAACACATTCATATTGAATGAGTTGTTGTTGGTGGTGTTAGCGTTGATGGTGTTCGCATTGATGGTGTTGTTGCTATTTGACATTCCGCCATTTTTACACATTTCCATCATTTTGCTTTGTAATTCGGCATTTTGCTGAAACAACATCATCATCATATTCACAATGTTCTTCGCCATATCATCGGATATTTGCGGTTCAGTAATTCCTGGTAGAATGGAGGCGGATGGCGCCGGCGGCGGAGAAGGCGTTGAACATTTGGAGATATGTTTATAAATACTAGTGCGAGACTTGAATATATTGTGACAACAGTAGCACTCATAACCTTCAGATGATTTTATGATTTGATTCGCTAGACTGCCGCCGCCAAGATGCTTCTCTGTCAAAATATGACGGTCATAATCTCTCTTACACGTTGTATGAAAAACGCAAGGTTCGCATTTGTATATATATTTACGGTCCATTCTATATGGAAGTTGGATGGTATAATATACATTAGGAAAAGACAAAATTTCATCTAAAGATACGCACAGCCCCTGCCTCCGCCGTCGCGGCCACCGACCCTCAAAAAGTATCAGTCACGCGTTTTTTCGCCTAAAAATCGGAAATAAGAGCATTTCAATGACAAATCCGTTTTTGGGTATTGTGCGTTTCGTGTTTCAAAAGTCTCCAGCGCAAACGGCGAAAAGGACACGAATAGGAATGCCCCCAACGGAGATACAAAATACCTCACCATCCACACCATAAACCCCGCACCCACTACAACCACCACACCATATATAGTAAGAATATATTTTACCACTCAATACCACAGTCTCCGCCCCCCTCCGGGGGTTTGTAAGCCACTTCCCAATTTATAACTTTCCAATTTCAAACCGAATATTTTCCAACGGAATCCATTCCGAACATATAATGTTAACCATTTGGATTTGAAACTTTTGAATTTGAACCGAATATTTTCCGACGGAATCTATTCCGAACATATAATGTTAACCATTTGAATTTTAAACTTTTGGATTCTAACCGAATATTTTCCTGTGTTTTCCGTCCATTCCTTTGGAATCCATTCATTTGGAATCTATCATTTTCTTTATTTCAAACGAAATATTTTCGGGAGTTTTCCTTCCATTCGTATAATTCTGAATGTTTATTTTTGGCAGAATCTTATAATAATCTTATAATAATCTTATAATAATCTTATAATAATCTTATAATAATCTTATGTATCCTTAAGATATCTCTATAAGTAATGAACCGATAGAAAAGCCCCACCCACGACACCGAAACCCATTATATAGGATGATACACCGTGTATCCTTACGGGTTTTCATCACAATTTCAAACCGAATATTTTCGGCCGGAATCTATTCCGAACGTATAATGTTAACCATTTGGATTTGAAACTTTTGGATTTACACTTTCTAACCGAATATTTTCCTGTGTTTTCCGTCCATTCCTTCGGAATCTGAATCTCTCGGAGGGGCGGTTTATAATCATCCAGCACCCATTCCATCGCCCCTTCGGTGAATACTGCCCCTTCGGGCGATTCCGACTGCGATATCGTGATAAATTCTGGTGCCGATAACGCCGGGGTGTCGTTTTTCGTGGCGCAGGTTGTGTGACCATTATCCAAGTGCGCCGCACGCGAGGTCACGATATAATAATACACCTCCAGGAGGCGCGTATTATTATACAAATACAAATACTATCATCACCACCATCCATTCCCGAACTCTAAACCTAGTATAATCGCAATCATCGAGAACCAACTAAACCCGTAGTTCAATGACGCGCCCCGGATTTTGCCGTAAGACCGCACCATAAATGGCAACATTATGAAAAAAAGGACCCAGGATAAGAACCACCCGGTGAATGCGTAGGCTGACAAACGGACGATTTCGTCGTATTTCTGGTAAAACTCGCGGAGTGAATCCATTGTCCACCAATGAATCAGCAGTATATATTGTTATATACATACTCTGCGACATTTTCATTGGCGCCCGATGATTTCCTTGAAAAACGAGCCATCGCCGTGGAGTGAGTATTTCTTCCCGGTGCGGACATCCACGTATCCGTTGGTGTCGGCGCAGTTCTGGGCGGGGAATCCGGTACACCAATACCAACCGGTTATTTTCACGACGTTATCCCGAAGAACCATTGCGTTGCGGTCGTATAGTTTGGCGTGTTCCTCGCAGTCGGCGTTGTAATGGGCGATGGAATGAAGATGGGACGGGGTGTCGCGCTGGTAATTATGCCAGGAACGGATATAATGGGTGCGGTATCCATCGGTAGCGGCGGAGGCGGAGGCGGAGGCGGTAGCGGCGGAGGCGGCGGTAGTAGATGACGACATTCGTATGAACGTTGAATAAGACAATTGAAATGCTTGAATACATAAAAAACATTTCAATTTCATTCGATTCCATTTCAATTTCATTCGATTCCATTTCATTCCATTCCATTTCATTCTACACGAATCCTACACACCGGGCACGTATCGTTTCCAACCAACCACCTCATAATACACGAATTGTGGAACGTGTGTCCACACGGTAATATTACCCATATTTGAATCGCGCTGTCATCTAAACATATACAGCATTCTTCATTTTGATGGGGTATAACTATAAATCGCGTCTGCGGTCCTTGTAATCTTTGCTGCCGTGGATAATTATCACAACAACAATAAGCGGAACAAAAAAAACACACACACGATATACCAGAGATGGTATAGATTGTAAAAACCACGAATATATGAATATTGAATATACTTTGCCCCACATCACACATTGAACGAACATCAAACCGAGGCGGGAACATCCGTATAAAAAACGCTATCTTTATTCCTAGCTCGGCGATTGAAAACACAGCGCGGGTTATAGGCCATAGTTGCTGTTTCCATGTATCATACTCACCAATCGACGAGAATATAGTTCCGTATCTCTGATAATGACTATACTCATACCGAGCGCTGTTCGCGGTAGATAAAGACATCACTCCAACCATAAAGATAAAATAAATGTCTGGCCTAGAACACGTAATGAGCGTGGCCGTGTATACCACGACACCAATTGATTTCAATAAGACGTATAATTTGGAAAAGTATCTAGGGTCGTCGTATACAAATCGACCCCCGGTATTCATTTCGTTCAAATAATCAACGGCATAATCCATTACACACACCGTAACCGATTATACAAATACAACAAGATGAGTTTATATCCAACTACTGCCGCTGCCGCCGCTGCCTTCGCTGCCTTCGCTGTGTCTTTTTACGACGCTGAGTGCGAGACATGTGACAATAATAATGAGATTTGGAATTAATATGACACCGCTTGGGTGGTTTCTTTTGAGAACGTTTATTCCCTCCCTGTCCGGTGGAGCTGACAGGTTTATCGACCATCATATTCTCGAAACTTGTTAATACAGTTTTAAATTCTTCTATTCTTTTATGGCCAGATACAAAATACTCTTTACGTTGTTCTTTTTTTTTATTAAAATGAGCTAGTAAATCTTTAATCGCTTCGTCTTCAGCTTCTTCGTTGATCTTGGCCATAATCTTATCATATGTAGATTTGTCAAAAGGAAATAGCATTGTGAAGTATTCGTCTCCCAAATAATCATAATACTGAGAGAAAGTTTTACGACTTATAATAGTTTCGTCATCCTGGTCTAACTGAATATTTTTATCCTTTTTTGTTTCAGTTCCATCGTATGTTTCAGCAGTTAATTTATCAGGGTTACGAGTAGAGGGTAAAATTCCTCTTAGTGTGAAATTTCCAAACGTTACTTTTACATACTTTGTCGGTTTCTGGCCTTCTGTCGGTGTTTTTGTTTGAATTGGCTGTTTTGTTTGAATTGGCAGTTGAACAGAAAGAACCTTCATAAGTTTGATGTCAGAAATATTCCACTTATCAGTATCTCGTGATGGTGGATCACTTTCTAAATAAATTACAAGAACATTCGGGTTCAATTCATCTAGTTTTGATACACAATTTGCGACAAGTATTTCTTTTAATAGATTATGTTTCGGGTCATTCATCTGAAAATTAAATTCACGAATCGCCTGAAATAAATCAAACATACCTATATTACTATTTATATCATTCTCTACAGAATCAACTGGAAAACTCCATTCTTGAACGTAGCGTTCCATAGTTATATACTGTATCTAGAAAATAAAAAGTTCAACCACGCTAAATCCAACTACCGCCACCACGCGGTTGAGCGCGTATATCCATCGTCCCACGCAAACTCCCGCCACCGCCCCCGCCACCGCCGCCGCCACCACCGCCCAGACGCGAATACTCGGGTTGTTGAGGCGGAGCGCGGTAAGCAGCTTGTGCGGCAAACTGTGGAGGCGTTCCAACAGGCGCGTATTGCTGTGGAGGTGGCATATTCTGTCCGCGCTGGGAACCGGGCACACCACCCGAGCCCCCCATTCCGGACATCCCACCGCCACCACCGCCACCGCCCCCCACCACCGTATTCTGCTGTTGCTGATTCTGTATCTCGGATTGCCTCTTCTGCTGTAATTGTTCCATTGAAACACTCCCCACCTTATCCGGCGAATACGTATCAGGCGGTGTCTCTATTTTATCCACGAGGTCAATCGTAGCATAGTTGTAAAGTTGCCGCATACCGCCGTTCCCCTTCGCGGACAACTCGTCGGCGCTCTGGTCCAAGAAACTGTAATTGTCCGATGCGACACCGAACCCGCTACCCATACTCTCACGCCCCAACGCAAAGGCATTCGGTTCGCCGTTGAAGCCGGTTGCATGGTCGTTGAGCGCTACATTTTTAGGCTGAAAATGCTGGAGGATTTGGTCGCCGTATAGCACCAGGTGGCCCTTATTCAGGAGCAAGAGCGCTGGGACGCGGTTGACTTGGGGGGGCAACAACACTTTTTCGCCGCTGTCCGTAATAATGTGAACCGCACCGGTGCTGGATTTAACGCGTCGGTCGATACAGAGAAAATGGATGTCATTACTGACTTGCGATTTAGACAACGCTGACAATACCGATTTACAACGGTCACATGAATTACTGTAGTAAATGATTGACGACATTGTGTCTTTTATTACTAAATAAACGATAAAACTTTATGTGGGTTTTGAACGCGCATTCCTATAAAAAATTGATAGCGAATATTTATACAAACGTATATAAAAGTATCGTTTATTGTTTACTATCACACAATGTCATCCGCTGCGTCCGCGTCGTCCGGTGCTCCTTTCCATTCCAATAGCGCGTCAAGCAAATACATCCCTCGTATCGTTTCACGAACGGACGAACGGGGTGAGCTCAGATTCACCATCGACAAAATCAATGTCTCACTGGCCAACGCTTTACGTCGTATAATATTGTCCGACGTCCCGACTCTTGTATTCCGCACCACACCTCACGCAGAATCGAAATCAAGTATCACCGTCAATACGAGCCGTATTCATAATCAAATACTGAACCAACGCCTCAGCTGCATACCAATCCACATCACAGACCCCGATTTCCCCTACAAAGATTACCAACTAGAAATCGACGTTGTCGCCGACGGAAACGAAATCCGCTACGTGACGACAAAGGATTTTCGGATGAAAAACAAGACCACGGGCAAATACCTCACCGATGTCAAGGTGCACGAAATATTTCCAAGCAATCCAGTCAGTAGCGATTACATCGAGTTCGCCCGCCTCCTCCCGAAAATGTCGGAATACAGCGAAGGCGAGCAACTGACGATGACATGTGATTTGGATATCGGCAGTTCCCGCGAAGACGGCGCCTTCAATGTGGTCTCTACGTGCGCCTACCAAATGACGATGGACGCCGCCAAGGTCGACGAGGCGTGGCGCATCAAGGAAGCCGAACTCGTGAAGGAAGGTATCGCCACCGTGGGCAGCGAAGAAATGAAAGCCCAGCGCAAGAACTGGTCGCTCCTGGACGCACAACGCCACACGAAGGAAGACAGCTTCGATTTCGTCGTGGAGACGGTGGGGGTCTTCACAAATGCGGAAATCGTCCACAAGGCCGCGCAGATTATGATTAACAAGTGTACGAAATTCATCCGCGATATCGAAAGCGGGGAGAATCACATTATACCCACGGTAAGCACGATTCAGAATGGCTTTGATATTGAATTGAAGGGGGAGGATTATACCTTGGGGAAAGTCATCGAGTTCTTCCTACACGACAAACACTACGCGGAGGACCAGACGGTTACCTACTGCGCATTCAGGAAAATTCACCCGCACAACCCGGATAGTATGATACGTGTGGGGTTTGCGGAGACGGTGGGGGTGGATGAAGGAATCGTGGCGGAGTATGTCACCACATGCGCGCGGGATGCGATTGTGGTGTTTGAACACATTCGTGACCAGTTCAGAGAGTATTAGCGTAGTGTACGGAGCCGAATGGAGCGGAGCCGAATGGAGCGGAGCCGAATGGAGCGGAGCCGAATGGAGCGGAGCCGAATGGAGCGGAGCCGAATGTAACGGAGCCGAATGTAACGGAGCCGAATGGAATGTAATGGAATGGAATGTAATGGAATGGAATGTAACGGAGCCGAACGGAGCCGAATGGAGCGGAGCCGAACGGAGCCGAATGTAACGGAGCCCGGACCCCAGACAATAATAAAAAAGTGTTAGTTTCATAACACACAATACTTTTTTATTACCTTCCGTCGAGTCGTCCGCGTCGTGCGTCCCCGTGTCATCGTCGTCGTCGTCGTCGTTTAGTCGTATTCCATTGCGTCCACCTCCTCTACCGGTTGCCGCGCGGCCAAATCTGCCAGTTCGGCCATTGTCAGTGTCGTTGGCAGCGTGTTATCCTCGTGCGGAACCCGCATCGCCGCCGCCGCCGCCGCCTCTTGGCGTGGCAGACAGTAATCGCGCCCCTGTGTGAAAATCGCATCGTCTGGCTGGTAGTAGACTGCGAAGTCGGTTCCTTCCAACAACCGAAACAGGTTGGAGAACGCATACATAGACAACACCCTCCACGCAGAGACCGAGATGTCGCGCAATTCCTGGAATGCCACAACGACTGGGTCACGGTGCTGGGGGTCAAACTTCTCGAAGTGAAGGAAGATATTCGAGATGACGTGTCGTTCAACAATAAGTTGCTTTTCGCGGTTGGCTTCATTATGAGGGCGGTCCTTTGTGGTCATTCCGTTCACAAGAACCAAATCTGTTCCAGTAAGAGCGCAAAGATTGTTGAAGCGCTGATGCATACGCCCGCTTGCGACGAGGAATGTAGCTGCCAGTTGATTGGGGACTCCTCTAGCCGAGTGGCCACCACAGCTTTCGTTTGTAGGTTGAGAATGGGAGCGCATCAATGGGCAAACGGTGTCATCACCGTAGCCTTGTTCGAGATCTTCAGCTGGAGGTGAGAATGGGTCGTCGTCGTTGTCGTCGTCGTCGCTGTCGCTGTCGCGACACATTGGGGTACGTCCCCCCGCGAGGTCTTCTTGTTCTTCATTGTACCTGTTCGCGATGAGTGTAATCATTTGAATTGTCCGGTTGAGAAACGCGAGTTCTTTAGCCATAATCAAGGCCAATGCCGCATTGTCGATGTGAAGTTCGTTGTCAATGAATAGCGAAGGACGACGCGTCGAAGCAGCAGCAGCCGCAGCCGAAGCCGCATTCGCTGCCATTGAAGGCAAATTCCCGCTCATTATACAGGCGATGTCGCGTCGCTCAAGTTCCGCCTCCAACTGCCGGATTCCCTGGAAGATGGGAGCACCAATGGAGATATTCGTGCGCATCGCGGTGGAATGATTCAGGAGCGCGTATTTGATTCTGCTTCCGTCCGAAGTGAAGAGTCCAGGGAGATTGGTGAGGGTTCTGATGGTATTGTGGGTGTCGCCGGTTTTGAGAAAGGAGAACATTGTTGTCGTAGTGCTTGATAGCTGTCAAATGGAGTCTAGACGAAAAAACATTTCAATTTTTTTGTCCCCGTAAATAACCCATCCCCCTGCGGGGGATGTCAATATTTACGTGAACAAAAAAGTCTTTTTCTATTTGGGGTGACATAATGCGGTTCGCCCCTGCGGGGTATCTCAATGTTTTTGTCCCCGTAAATAACCCATCCCCCTGCGGGGGATGTCAATATTTACGTGAACAAAAAAGTCTTTTTCTATTTGGGGTGACATAATGCGGTTCGCCCCTGCGGGGTATCTCAATGTTTTTGTCCCCGTAAATAACCCACCCCCCTGCGGGGGATGTCAATATTTACGTGAACAAAAAAGTCTTTTTCTATTTGGGGGTGACATAATGCGGTTCGCCCACATCTCCATCACCAAACTTTTTTTAGGCGTCATCGTCATCACCATCGCAGGTTTTATTCCATTTTGTTACCACAAATATTGACATCCCATTACGGCACCCGAATAGAAATAACTTTTTTTGAATTAAAAATTGAGTTTCCCGTATGGGAAACGGGTTTTTAATTCAAAAAAAAACAGACCATCATATAAGGAGGAGGAATGCCGAAAAATATACTCTTAATCGACAAACGGGTCCTTGACTACGAAACCATCCTCGCAGCCATCGACGCCAATATATGTATTCCAGTATTATTTGACTACTACGCCGACACAGTAGAGGATATTAAGGCGCGGATTGTGGAGGCATCCGCCGGAGCCGAGTGTGTCGCAAACGATACAGTAGAGGCAACGGATGCCGGTTCCCCGCGATGCGTCGGTCTACTTCAGCATAATTACAACTGCCCCTTTTATAATTTAGTCGCGGCGGACGCGGAGGGGAGTATCATTATCGGCGTAGCTGACCGCGATCCCGAACTCGCAACCTGGGCTCCCTTACGTGACCTAATCGCGTGGTGTCACACGACACCGGAAATTAACGCCGCGTATTTTGATATGATGGCCTGCGCGCTGTACGCAAACAATGACTGGAAGTATGTGATTGACACGCTCGCAGCGCAGACAGGCGTGACCATCCGCGCATCAACGGATGACACAGGTGCGGCCTCGATGGGTGGAGACTGGTTCTTGGAGTCACATACCGGCGTCAACCTGAAAACGGTGTATTTCACGGAGTTAATCGATGAATACAAAGGAATATTGTATTTATATCCGTACGATATTCGGGAATATTCCACGAAAGGTTTTGCGACGGGAAGCGTCCAAGCGTGGGGATATGACGCTTGGGGTGGGACTACTCCGGGGAATGTGAGTTCCGGCGTCGTCGCGATATATTCTGCCGGTAGTGCCTTCGCGGCGCTGAAAAGCGACGGCAGCATCGTTGCGTGGGGAAGTTCAAATAATGGCGGAACGACTCCCGGGAATGTAAGTTCCGGCGTCGTCTCAATCTATTCTACGCAAGGCGCCTTCGCGGCGCTAAAAACCGACGGCAGTGTCGTTGCGTGGGGGTATTCACTTTATGGCGGAACGACTCCCGGGAATGTAAGTTCCGGCGTCGTCTCAATCTATTCTACCACAGCCGCCTTCGCTGCTCTAAAAAACGACGGCAGCGTCCAAGTGTGGGGGGATTCAGCTTCTGGCGGGGTAAATCCCGGGATAACTGGTGTCGTCGTCTCAATTTATTCTACGCAAGGCGCCTTCGCGGCGCTAAAAATCGACGGCAGTGTCCAAGTGTGGGGGGATTCAGCTTCTGGCGGGGTAAATCCCGGGATAACTGGTGTCGTCGTCTCAATCTATTCTACCGAACGCGCCTTCGCGGCGCTAAAAACCGACGGCAGTGTCCAAGCGTGGGGAAATTCGGGTTATGGCGGGACAACACCCGTGATATCCGGCGGCGTCGTCTCAATCTATTCTACCTTTTACGCCTTCGCGGCGCTAAAAACCAACGGCAGCGTTGTCGCGTGGGGAAATTCCAATTTTGGCGGGACAACTCCTGGGAATGTCAGTTCCGGCGTCGTCTCGATATATTCTACCGGTTACGCCTTCGCGGCGCTGAAAAGCGACGGCAGCGTCGTCACGTGGGGAGATTCAGGTAATGGCGGGACAACACCCGGCAATGTGAGTTCTGGCGTCGTCTCAATCTATTCTACGCAAGGCGCCTTCGCGGCGCTAAAAACCGACGGCAGTGTCCAAGCGTGGGGAAGTTCGATTAGTGGCGGGACAAATCCGGGTATAAGTTCCGGCGTCGTCGCGATATATTCTGCCGGTAGTGCCTTCGCGGCGCTGAAAAGCGACGGCAGCATCGTTGCGTGGGGAGGTTTCTATTACGGCGGGGCAAACCCGGGGATAACTGGCGGCGCCGCGACAGTCTATTCTACGAGTGGCGCCTTCGCGGCGCTAAAAACCACCGCCACGACATTCGACCTTTCCTTTTCATACTATCGCGATATCGATCGGTATGACATTCTCCGGAAAAAAGAGAATCGCCGTCGTGTGAACTTGACAACATTGAACAATAACGTTTTTATATTGTCGAGTCCACGGGACCTCCAGGTCATCAATCCAAATATTCCATCTGATAAAATACTGCGCATCATTGTTCCGACCTACGTGGCGTCACCGCTTTCCATAACATCCACCGCCACAGTTCCAAACACTACCGGAGATTTTATCATTGCGTGCGATGAAGGCGAACCCATCACCATCTCCGGCACAACACTCGTGAATTACGGCACCTACGTCTATCGTCGAGAGACGAATAACACATATACAAAATTAACCAGTGCTACAGTGAATGGGAATCTTTATTCCGTATATGGTGGTGATGGTATCAATTCCAGTGGTATTGCTCTTGTTACACTCTACCCGCCCCCCACCCTCTCCAACTTCCCAAACATCACCAAAGTCAGCAATGCCGCCCCCTTCCAGCTCACCGCCCCCACCAGTAACAGCACCGGCACGTTTTCATATACGAGCAGTAATCCCAACGTCGCCACCATCTCCGGAACCACCGTGACCATCGTAGGATTCGGAACAAGCACCATCACCGCAACGCAAGCCAGCGATAACGCGAATTATGGCAGTGCCGGCATCACGGCCACCCTTACAACCACTTCCGCCAATTATTACGGCGCGGACCTTTCCGGCGCGGATTTCACCAACATTTCATTATACGGCGCCACACTCAATCTCGCGAATCTCACAAATGCGATATTCGTCTCCAGCGATCTTTCAGGCGCGACCCTCCTCGGCGCAAATCTCACGAATATTCTCTCGCGCGGCGTCATCGGGCTTGCCACCGCCACTCTTCCCACCACCGGTGGGGGATACACGGGCCGCGCCGGTTCCATCCTCGGCAATAATGTGCGCATCACCAGCGCCAATCTCACCAGCGCGGACCTCTCGGGCATCACCCTGACGAACTCTGATGTATCGGGCGCGAACTTCACAGGCGCAACCCTCACCAATATCCGCACCGCCGGCCTCACCGGAACCGCCACCGCGACCCTCCCCACCGGGTACGTATTCCGCAATGGTGTCATCGTTGGGCCAAATGTGTTGCTCACCGGTGCGGCGCTGTCCTCGATGGACCTCTCAGGTATATCCATCGCAGGCACGGACCTCTCGGGAACCGACCTCAGCGGCGCCAACCTGACAAATCTTATATCCGGTAATTTACGCAATGCGTCCACCACGGCTACGGTATTACCCGCCGGTTATATTATATATAACAATTTCATCGTTGGCCCCGGCGTCAATCTCTCGGGGGCCGCACTCGCGAACCTGGATATATCCGGCGCCGCCAATCTCACCGCCACCCGTCTCACATCCGCCAACCTCGCAGGCGCGAGTCTCTTCAACATTGATATAAGTGGAGTGGACCTCTCAGGCGCAACCCTCACCAACGTCCGCAGTTATGGCCTCACGGGGGGAGCCACCGCCACCACCCGACTCCCCACCGGATATTTCGTCCGCCCAAGCACCGCCAACACCGGGACCATCGTCGGCCCCGCCGTCAATCTCTCGTCACTCAATCTTCAAAACATAGATTTATCCGGCGGTATCACTCTCACCGGCGCAAACCTCACCAACACCGACCTAAGTGGTGCGTCCACGAATCTCGTCGGTGTCATCACCGGAAATCTCGTAGGTGCCACCACCGCCATCCTCCCCCCAGGGTATATTGCGCGCAATGGGTTCATCGTCGGTCCACGTGTCGTCCTTCGCGGCGCCAATCTATCGTCACAGGACCTCGCCGGGGTAGACTTATCTGGCGTCGACCTCTCTGGCGCCAATCTCACCAACGCCATCCTGACAAACGTAAATATTCATCCGACAACGACGAACTTGACAAACACTGTCCTCGCGGGTGTCGTAAGTGGCGGGATTACGGGGGCTTCCGTCGCCACCCCATCGACGACCCTCCCCGCAAGTTACAGGATTCGCGGCGGGTTCCTCGTCGGTCCGGCGGTTAATCTATCGAATGCGGCGGCAACTGGTGTCGATTTATCCAATGTCGTCCTTACCGGCGCCACCCTGACCAACGCCAACCTCGCCAACGCCACCCTCACCGGCATCACCACCGGCGCACTCATCGGCGCCACCACCGCCACTCTCCCAACAGGATATGTCGCGCGGGGTACCGGCACTCCCGGCACATTTATCGTCGGCCCCTCCGTCGTCCTCCGTGGCGCCAATCTCACCAATGCCGACCTCACTGGCATAAGTATATCAGCGTGTGATGTATCCGGTGTCACATTTACAGGCGCAACCGTCACGGGTCTCATCTCGGGCGGGCTCGTGAATGCGGCCAATATCACCGCGCTTCCATCCGCAAGTTATGTCATCCGGTCCAATCACATGGTCGGCCCCGCAGTCAATCTCTCGGGTTCCACCCTATCAAGCCAACTTTTCACAGGATTATCGGTCGCCGGCGCGAATTTCGCCAATGCGAATCTCACTGGCGCCACATTTACGACAACCACCGTTACCAATACGAACTTCACTGGCGCAACATTTACGAATATCGTGTGTGGAGGCGGGCTCGTGGGTGTCGCCTCCGCCACTCTCCCCTCCGCCGCATTCGTCGCCCGCGCTGCGACCTATAATGTATTCCTTGGCCCCGGGGTCATCACCCGAAATCTGAATTTCACGAATATTGACCTCTCCGGGGTATCGCTCGTAGGCGCTGATATGTCCGGGTGTAATCTCACCGGCGCCACCCTGACAAACGCGGATATTTCCGGCGCCAATCTGCGCGGGACCACGCTCTCCGGCGTCATCACCGGCGGTCTCACGTCCTCCTCTTCCACCACCATCCCCCCCACAGGATATATCATCCGCGCAGGATTCATCGTCGGCCCTAATGTGAACCTCGTCGGCGCCAATCTTTCCAACGCGGACATAAGCGGACAATCACTCCTAGGCGCAAACCTCACCGGCGCGAATTTCCTCGGCGCCAACTTCACGCGACTCGTGTCGGGCACCATCACCGGCGCAGATACGGCGTCACTTCCCAATGGATATGTTGCGCGGAATGGATATATCTTAGGCCCTTACGTCCTTCTGCGCGGTATCACCACCGGCCTCACCAGCGTCAATCTAAGCGGCGTTCCCCTCACCGGCGCTGACCTCTCGGGTTCCGTCTTTACAAACTCTGATTTCACAAATGTAGATATATCCGCCGCCAATCTCTCGCGTGTTACATTTACAGGGGTCACGAGCGGCGGCGTAACAGGCGGCGCGTCCACCGCACTCGTATTGCCTACGGGGGTTGTCATCCGCGCTGGTTATATTCTCGGCGCAGGTGTTTCACTCATCGGCGCGAATCTCGCCACCGGCTCTCTTGACCTCACGGATGTCGTCCTAACCGGCGCGAATATCTCGGGCGCCAACTTCACAGGCGCAACCCTGACGCGTCTCGTAACGGGCGGTCTTGTCAATAACGCCTCCGCGCCTTCTCTCGCCACACTTCCCGCCGGTTATGTATTCCGCAACGGTTTCATCGTCGGCCCCAATGTATCTCTCGCAAGCGCCGCACTCACCAATGTGGATTTATCGGGCGTCTCCCTCGTCGGCACGAATATGACGAGCGCAAATATAAGCGGAGCGTCCACTATATTGACGCGGGTATCCTCGGGCGGTATCGTCGGACTCGCCACCGCCACCTTGCCGACGGGGTATGTCGCGCGGAACGGGTATATTATCGGCCCGGGTGTCAGCGCAACTGGCGCTGCGTTAACCTCGATGAATTTTACGGGTGTAAATATGACAGGTATTGATTTATCGGGGGCGGTCCTTACCAGCGCGACCCTGACCGGCGCGACCCTCACTAGTGCCAACCTCGCCGGCGCCATCCTGACAAATGCGATAACAGGTGGCGGAATCATTGGTCTCGTCGGCGCCACGGCACCCACCCTCCCCGCGGGGTATATAGCGCTCACCGTAAACACCGTGACCAACGGGTTTATTATTGGACCACGTGTCTCGCTTCAAAATGCCACACTTACCGGTGGAATCGACCTTTCCGGTGTGGCGCTTACAAGTGTGAATTTTACAAATACAAACCTCACCAGCGCAATCCTCACAAATGCGGACATCAGTGGCGCCATTTTCACCACTACCACGCTGACGAGTGTCAGGAGTGGGGGGCTTACAGGCGCGGCAACAGCGACACTGAAGGCGGGCTACGTAGTGAGGTATACCGGCGGTGGTGGCGCGGGGACCGGGTCAGGATTCCTGATTGGCGCGGGTGTTTCGCTCGCCGGCGCGGATTTGTCGGCGGTGGATATGTCGGGCATCGTCCTGACAAGCACGGATTTCACTGGCGCCAACCTGACGAACGCTATCCTGCGAAATGCGACGCTTACAACGGCCAATCTCTCGGGCGCAACCATTACAGGTATTCTTACGGGGAATATCGTGGGACTTACAACCGCCATACTTCCGTCCGACTCGTATGTTGCGCGGGGGGGCGGCGGTTCGGTAGGCTGGATTGTAGGCCCAAATGTGAAGTTGGTCGGCGCGAATCTCTCGGGCACTGACCTCACCGATACCACAATCACTGGGTGTGATATATCCGGGGCGAATTTCTCGGGTGCGACGATTACGGGTCTGCGAAGTGGCGGGCTTTTATACGGGGCGGCGGGTGCGACGATGCCGAATGCGTCGACATCCGTGCGTGGTGCGAGCGGCAACGGCTATATTGTCGGTCCAGGCGTATCTCTCGTCGGCGTGAATTTAGCCGGGATAGATTTATCAGGCGCGAACTTCGCCGCAGCGGATATCAATGGCGCGATATTCACGACAACGACAAATCTTACAAATATAACAACGGGTGAATTACGTAATTCGGGACTTGCGACATTTCCGGCCACACCGCCGCAGTCAACCGCGTATTTTACACGAAACGGCTTCATTGTAGGCCCGGGTGTGCGCCTCCTCTCCGCGGATTTATCGGGTGTCACCCTGACAGGATTCAGTATCGCGCGGGCCAACCTCACCGCCGCCAACCTCACGAATGCGGTATTCACTGGCGCGGATATTAGCGGCGCGAACTTCACGGGTGCCAACCTGACTGGCGTGATTTCAACGGGTGGTGGAATAACGGGCGACGGAGCGATATTCCCGACAATTGCGGCGGGCGCGGGCGGCGGGATATGGGCGGTCCGGGCCGGGTTTCTGCTCGGTCCCACCGCCATCGCGCGGTCCGCCGACCTTTCATCATCGGTAGACTTATCCGGTATTAATTTACGAGCGTGCGACCTCTCTGGCGCCAACCTAACCGGCGCATCTTTCGTGAATAATGACGTCACCACCGCGAATTTCACAAATGCGGTATTTTCAGGTGTATCAAGCCAGGGTCTCTCCACCGCCGCACCCGCCACCGCACCCGCCACCGCACCCACCTTCGCCGGGACTTCCGCCAATTATACCCTGCGCGGCGGATTCATCGTCGGCCCGTCCGTCGCCCTCGCCAGTAAAAATCTCACCGGCGTCAATCTCGCCGGCACAACACTCACCGCCGCCAATTTCACGAGCGCCAACCTAACGAATGCCATCCTCACCGCGGCCGATATTTCCGGCGCAATCTTCACGGGCGCCACCTTCGCCGGCATCCGGTCCGGACAAATAGTTTCTCCGGCCCAGGGCGCCCCCGTCGCCCTCCCCACACCGGATTTCCAACTCCGCGGGGGGTTTATTCTGGGTCCGGCGTGTAATCTCTCGGCGGATAATTTGACCGACGTGGACGCTTCGGGGACGAATCTCGCGAATGCGGTGATAACAAGCGCGACGAATTTCTCAAATACGCTGATAGTAGGCGCGACCATAACGGGAATTACGTTTACGAACGTCCAGAAATCGCAGCTGAGGCGGAATGCTGCCAATGTTGCTGCGAATATCCCCGAAATAACGATAATCACGATTACGCCGACTGACCTAGCGTCGCTGAATCCGGAGATACGCGCCACCGATATTGCGCGTTTGACGGGTGGTGTGGATGTATATACGCCGGTGATTGGTGGCGGACCGGGAGGCACAACGGTGGTCTCGGATATAACCAGCGACGCAGAAGCGACCACGGGGTTTTATGTAGATATTCCGAATAACACGGAGTTTCAGATTACGGGGAATCTCGCGGGAGACACCGCGCAGTATCGCAGCACTTCAGCAGGCGTCATTACGGATGTCTCGCAGAATGTCGTCACAGTTATCCGAATCAATAATACGGCGTATCGTGTATTCGCGGGGTCGATGATTGGAATACCGCTGTCCATTAACGAATATAAATTGGGCGGTTCGGGATTATATGATGTTATTATGGAGCACGGAGGGTATGGAAGCGCGCCGAGAGGCAGCACGGGACCGCGGGGCACCTCCGGTGTGAATGCCGTCAATGGCGCAACGGGTATGACAGGTCCGACCACCGCGGTCAATGGCGCAACGGGTCCCGATGGACACACGGGCGCAACCGGGCCCCGTGGACCCACTGGCGCAACAGGCACCGACGGCGCAACCGGGCCGATAGGCGCAACCGGTGTCACGGGGATATACGGACCGAAAGGTCCCGCTGGAATAGCAACCGAGGCGGGTGATACTGGCCCAACCGGCCCCAATGGTAATACCGGCGTAACCGGTCCGAGAGGTATTCCGGGTGTCGTGGATTTCGTGGGTGCGACCGGGCCCGCCGCCGACAATGTTCTCGCGCCGACAGGTCCATACGGCACATACGCAACAATAGGCGCAACAGGCGCAACGGGCGCAACCGGGCCGACGGGTGAATACGCGGTGTGGACGGCGGCCACCGCTGGCGTGACTGGCGTGTACTTCAACGGCCGCGTCGCCATCGGAAAAACGGCCCCCGACGCCGCATTCGCGCTGGATGTTAGCGGCAGTATCCGTTGTATTGGTATAAATAACGTGAGTGATTATAGAATTAAGGCAAATGTGCGTGATATCGGTGTCGCGCCGTCGCCGTCGCCGTCGCCGTCGCTTACGCAACTTCGCGGCGCCCATTATTTTAATACACTGACAAATCGTTACGAATACGGGTTCATCGCCCACGAAGTTGGAGAGAAATACCCGGAACTCATTTACGGCGCGAAAGACCACGAAACCGAATACCAATCGGTGGATTACCGTTCAATGTTTGCGATTCTTGCGAGAGATATCCAGGATTTGAAAGCGCGAGTGAACTACGTAAGAGTACAGCATAATTGATGAAATATCTGTAAAGTCAAAGAATATTATTATGTTAGTATAATAACTATAATAACATAAAAAACAACGTGAACATTGATGAGCGGAACTAAAACCCCGATTACATTAGGGGCATTTACATTACCACCCCTGAAATATATTTCAGACCCGCCATTTACTTTGACGGCACCTACATCAAATATTATTACTACATCGACTATAACATCCACTGCGAGTGCTATAGTACCTCCAACCGATATTAATACAATAGTGTATGGAAGTTCGTGGGCGAAACTAGGCGGTGATATTGATGGTGAGGCGGCTGATGACCGAAGTGGATTTAGCACTGCTATTTCAGCAGACGGAAGTATCGTCGCAATTGGCGCACATTTCAACGACGGTAATGGAGCAACAAGTGGCCACGTACGGGTATATAAGTATACACCAAATAAAACAGTTGCAGTGACATCGCAATCCGACGCGTCGTTTGGTCCGATTGGTTGGACACGTCTGGGCGACGACATAGATGGCGAAGCATCTGGAGACCAATCTGGATACTCTATTAGTATGTCGGCGGACGGAACCATTGTGGCGATTGGTGCCCCGGGAAATGATACAACAAACGCATCGACCGGTGCTGACATAGGGCATGTCCGTGTATACAAATATGACCCAACCAAGACGACCGCCCAAATGAATCAATCTCTCCCTAATTTTGGGCCGAAAGGATGGAACCGTCTTGGTCTGGATATTGATTCAACTGCGGTCGTGGATTATGGTGGTTGGAGTGTTTCTCTTTCTAAAAATGGAACTGTTCTGGCGATAGGAAACCCAAGCCAATCAGGTTACAACCGCCCTGGATACACTCGTGTATATGGTTGGAATGGCACAGTATGGACCCAGCTCGGAGGTGATATTATAGGGGAAGCAAACGGGGATGAATCCGGTATTAGTATATCACTTTCGGCGGATGGTTCCATAGTGGGAATTGGAGGTTGGAAAAATGATGGTTCTGGAAATCTAGTAGGAGATAGCGGCCACGTTCGAGTATATAAATACACACCAAATAAAACGGTTGCGGTCACCTCGCAGACCGACCCTTCTTTCGGCCCGATTGGTTGGATTCGCCTGGGTGCTGATATTGACGGTGAAGGAAATATTGAATTTTCCGGCTGTGAAGTGTCTCTTTCAGCGGATGGAACAATTATTTCAATTGGCGCACACGGAAACGATGGAACAAGTAGTTCAGTGAATAACAGCCACGACAAGGGAAGTGTCCGTGTTTACCAATACAATCCAAATAAAACAACCGCACAAATGAATCAAACCCTCGCAAATTTTGGCCCGATTGGATGGGACCGTCTGGGGGGTGATATCGATGGAGACTACATTGCGGACTATGCCGGTTTCTCACAATCTATTTCAGCAGATGGCACAATTATTGCAATAGGCGCGAGTGGAAATGATGGTGGAACTGTCGGGTCCACAACTGACAATCGTGGACATACACGTATATATAAATACAATCCAAACAAAACAGTTGCCCAAACAAATGACGCACTACCAGGGTTTGGGCCGGTGGGATGGGATAGAATCGGCACTGACATTGATGGTGAAGCAAGTGGCGACCAAAGTGGATTCAATGTAAAAATATCTTCAGATGGAACCGTGGTGATTATTGGCGGACATATGAACGATGGAACAAGCGGAAATACCAGTGACAATCGTGGTCACGCGCGTGTATATAGTATACCAACCACAAACGCATTAACTTATACCAGTAGTAATCCTTCAGTAGCAGATATATGTGGGAATCTCTTACTGATTAAGGGTGTAAACGGTACTAGCACAATAACCGCAAGTCAAACCGCAAACACAGTCATTGGTCGTTTGGATGTATCAGGGACAACATACATACTTCAGTATAATCCATTTACGTTTACAAGTAGTAATACGAACGTTGCGACGGTTTCAACCAACGGAATAGTGACAATTGTTAATGGCGGTAATACTCTAATTAGCGCAATACAAGCGGAAACAAGAAGTTACGCAAGTGGAGTGGCATCATCTACCCTGACTGTGTTTGACTTGAATCAGACCGGGTCTGATTTATCTGGAGCGAATTATAGTAATATGAATTTCAATAATGTAAACTTTACAAATGCCAATCTCACCAACGCCAATCTCACCAACGTCACTTTTACCAACGCCAACCTGACAAACACGCGGATTGTAGGCGCGACACTTACGGGCGTGATATTTACGGACGGCCAGAAAATCCAGTTGCGCCAGAATGCGGACAACATCGCAGCGAATATTGCGGCGATTGCCCTCCCCGAAACGGTAACACCCGCGTCTATTACTGCCGCGATACCCTCACTAAAACCCGGTGACATCGCGAATCTTCAGGTGATTCGAGTCCTCGCCCCCACACTAGACGCGAGCAACAACCAAATCGTCACAGTTACCCCCAGCGTCGTAGAAGGGTTTTATATTGGCGTTTCGGTGGATACACCGGTCCGCATCAATGGAGTCGTATACCAAACCACGGGTAGTGGCACGACCACGCAGGTAGTCGACGCAGACGGAACACCGGTTTTATTTATCAAAATATCCGATATATTATACCGGGTCTATGCGGGGTCTATTATTGGGATTCCTGTGGACCCCGATTATTATAAGGTAAAATCCTATGGATTAGGCGCGATTCTGACGGAGGCGGCGATTGGAAGCAGTAGCGGGAATGTGGGTGCGACGGGAATCACAGGAACGGTAGGGTTTGCTGGTATCAATGGCGCGCAAGGCTCTACAGGGCCGGCGGGATATCAAGGTGTGACGGGCATTCAAGGCCTCACTGGTGCGACGGGCACACAAGGCCCCACTGGCACGACGGGCACACAAGGTCCCACTGGCACACAAGGACACACTGGCGTCACAGGACCGACGGGTCCCGCGGGCGATACCGGACCCAATGCGAGTAAAGGCGATACAGGCGTAACGGGGGTGCGCGGTCCGACAGGATATACGGGTATCTACGGCCCGCAAGGAGAATACGGTATGACGGGAAATACGGGGGCAACGGGAACCGTGGGCGCAACCGGTCCAACCGGTGAAAGCGCTGCGGTCGGAAATACGGGCGCGACGGGTGCTATGAGCGGCGCGACGGGCGCGAATATATGGGGGCGCGCAGGCGCGACCAGCGGCACACCAATTTACTATAACAGTGGGCGCGTCGGCATTCAAACATCCGCCGCAGTCCCCGCAAGCACACAATATCTTCTGGATGTTAGCGGTAATATCAAGACAACGGGTGTGATGAATGTGAGTGATTACCGGATTAAAAAGGAAATCGTTTATATTAGTCACGCGACCAACGACCGCATAATGCTATCCAATCAAGTCCAGCGACTTCGCCCGATTATGTTTCAGAATGGATTACGCAAGAATGCGTGGGAATACGGATTTTTAGCACACGAAGTCCAGGCGATATTTCCGGAACTTGTAAATGGCGAGAAGGACAAGGATGGCGATTTACAGGCTATCAGTTATCATCAACTGTTCGCAATTTGCTGCGAGGAAATAAAGACCCTGAATGCGCGTCTTGCGGCATTGGAAGCGAAACGCACTGCCGCTACCGCCGCTACCGCCGCTACCGCCGACGGAATAAAATAAATCCAATGGTTATATAGCGATGACTGATTATACTGGACAAAACCTCACTGGGCAATCATTTGTAGGACAGAACCTGACAAATGCGAACTTTACAAATGCGACGATGACCAATGCGGACCTATCAGGATGTAATCTAACAAACGCCATTTTTACAGGCACCATTCTGCGAAATACCAATATTATCAATACCAATCTCTCGGGAGTCGTGTTTTCAGGCGTCCAATCCGCACAACTTCTGTATAATAAATCCAACGCAGGCATCGCGTATCTACTTACGACGCAACTGACGGCGCCGGGTCTCCCCGCGGTAATCGGGACGATTCTAACCGATGATGTCCGTGATTTGTCCGAAGAAGTGGATATTATCGCCGCCACCGTCGTGAGCGAGAATGTCCGCGCGGTCGCCGCAATAACCGTGCGACCCACGCGCGCATTTTATATCCAAGGAATTGCTCTCGCGAATAACGAGAGCGTCACATTGAATATGTCGGGTATCCAAAGTATCGGAACCGTGAATAATCCTACTTACCCCGCGAAATCATTTACGATATCTCGCGATAATTCGGGGGTGACGACCATTGTGGATACGACGGGAGGAGGCGCACCGACCACCGTTACAGACGCACTACTTCGCATTGGAAATGTCGTATACAAAATCCACGGATATACGATGATTGGAATCCCTTATGATATCAATGTATACAAGATTGTAAATGTTGGATTATATGATGTTCTCTCGAACAGTGATTATTTAGACGGGCGAACGGGGGCGACCGGACCGAGAGGTATCGCCGGCACAAATGGCGTGGTGGGCGCAACGGGTCCGACGGGCGCGGGGTCGCTTGATGGTGCGACGGGTGCGGTGGGCGCGACGGGCGCAACGGGTGATGTGGGTGCGACGGGTCCAGTGGGGCAAGACGGACCTACGGGCGCGATAGGCACAACGGGTCCATTTGGCCCCCAAGGCCAGGTAGGTGATGCGGGGGCGATAATCGGGGCGGGTTCGACGGGTCCAACGGGCGAGATAGGCGCGACGGGTCCAACGGGAGAACAAGGGGTCGCTGGTGTAATCGCAAATGTGGGCCCTACCGGGCCAGAAGGCGCAACGGGTGCGACAGGATTAAGCGGATTTATTGCGGGTTTAGGTCCAACGGGACCCATTGGCCCAACGGGCGCGACCAACACAGGCGTGTGGACGGTCATCAATCCCGAGACGCCTGAATCGATAACAGGGTATACGAATATTCAGTACAGCGGCGCGGGCGGCGACACCATCACCGTAGGTGTCAATGTGGACGGTGCGACAACCGCACTGGATACTCGCTATACGATGGACATTAGCGGCACCATCAAAACGGTTGGGATGAACAGTGTTAGTGATTACCGTATCAAATATAATGTATGCGACCTACCGATAGACAAAACCGTGGATGGACTTCGTCCGGTTATGTATTTGAATCGCCTTACAGGACACGAAGAATATGGGTTCTTGGCACACGAATTACAAGGTGTATATCCGGAGATGGTGGTTGGTGAAAAAGACGACCCCAATGGATACCAGACGATACAATATGAGCAGTTGTTTGCGGTGTTTATTGCGGAAATAAAGAGGCTGCGGGACGACATCGAGAGATTGGAAATGGAGGCCGACGACCGGTAGGAGGCCGACGGCCGACGACTACTGTGGATAATATAATTATATTATGCTTTTACATATAATAGAATGCCGGTGGATTATTCCAATCAAGACATAACCAGCACCGATTTAAGTGGTGTGGATTTAAGTGGTGGCAATTTTACAAATACCAATGCGACTAGTGTAAATTTCACCAATGCTGACATAACAAACGCAATATTCAAAAATACGCTCATTGTCGGCGCGACAATCAATACGCTCACATTTAGTGATGTACAAAAAGGGCATCTTCTATTACGCGCAGCGAATCACGGAATCACCGCCATCAACAACCTCACGTCGCTTACACTCGCACAGTTTCGCGTAATACAGCCCGCCATCACATTAGATAGTATAACGACGATACAAAGTGTCACGGTGAAAATCCCGAATAGTCAGAGTGAAGGATATCTCGCACCGGTATCCCCCGTCATTAATCAAATCGTATGTATCTTCGCGGCAACAAACCAGAATATCACGGTAACGTTGGCTTCATCTGGCGCAACTGTGCGAACCATACGCAGCAACGGCAGTGTCATTCAGGATGTCGATAATGCGAATGCGACGCTCTCGTATCTTAAGATAGGCTCTGTGCCATACCGTCTTACTGCTGGGAATGGGGATGGCGTCATTGCGATGATTCCGCTGGACCTCAATGTGTATCAAGTCAATGAATCGGGGATAGGTGATATTCTCTCGTTGAATACATTTGTAGGCGCGGCGGGGGCGACGGGTCCACAAGGTTCGGCTGGTCCTACGGGAACGACCGGTCCAACCGGCCCCGTTGGCGATACTGGGGCTACCGGCCCTACAGGCCCCCAGGGCACCACAGGCCCGACTGGCGCAATCGCACCCACAGGCCCCATTGGCGAGACCGGCCCCACCGGTTCACAAGGCGACACCGGGCCTACCGGACCCATCGCACCCACAGGCCCTACCGGCCCCGTCGGCGAGACCGGCCCCACAGGCGACACCGGGCCTACCGGACCCATCGCGCCCACCGGCCCCATAGGCGACACCGGTCCCAAGGGCGACACCGGACCTACCGGACCTATCGCACCTACTGGCCCCGTCGGCGATACCGGCCCTACCGGCCCCGTCGGCGATACCGGGCACACCGGACCTACCGGACCCATCGCACCCACCGGCCCCGTTGGCGAAACCGGTTCCACTGGCCCCATAGGCGACACCGGACCTACCGGACCCATCGCACCTACTGGCCCCGTCGGCGATACCGGCCCCATAGGCGACACCGGACACACCGGACCTACCGGACCCATCGCACCTACTGGCCCCGTCGGCGATACCGGCCCCATAGGCGACACCGGGCACACCGGACCTACCGGACCCCAAGGATATACTGGCTCATCCGGGACATCAACTACCGCCGCGAATACGTTTACCTATTATTTATCATCCACGACCTCTTCCAGTAATCCAGGTGAAGGGAATTTCCGTTTGAATAATTTCGCATCACAAAACGCCGCCACTGAATTGTATATCAGTAATCTGGACGGAACCATCGCACACAATAATATCTACGCATATTTCTCTCAACTCACGTTATACGGAAGTGCCGTGGAGGGCGGCGGACACGCGATTCTGAAAATACAAGACGTGGAGGATTATTCCAACTACGTGATTTACAAACTAACCGGTGTTACATCAAACGACGCAAGCGCAAATGGATGGGTGACGTTTACGATAGAGAATATCGTCCCAGTGATAACGCCGTTTAATAATGCGCACGCGTGTGTGATTAGTTTTTCGCTGATAGGCGCGAGAGGCGCGACAGGACCGACGGGTGCGGTTGCGCCGACAGGACCACAAGGACCAACCGGAACGCAAGGACCTACAGGAATAATAGGACCAACTGGCCCATCAGGTTCAGGCAGTGCGGCCGGGCTATCCTCTGTTCTAACAACAAGTAACTCGGCCGGCGGTCTCAATATAATAATGGGGGGCGGTAGTATTCAGCAATTAGGAACACTCGTCGATAATAGTAATGTAGCTTGGAATGTAAAGTCAATCGCAGTGGGTTCACCCGCAAATGGATTGTCTGTAGCGAATACTGCCGGAGCAGTGACGATTTCATACGCCCCCAATATTCGCGGATTTAACTATTATAACGCAGGAGTAGCAGTTCCGAAAGTAACCTTTAACATAGGAAGCGCAATCGATTTAAGATATTATAAAGTCCGAGGTTTAATTCGAGCACAATTAATAGTTGGAAATTTTGACTTTCCAATCTTAGTGTTTAATAATAATCACACCTACCCGACGAATGGAACCAGCACAACAGACCATAATATTATACAATGGATAGCGCCGTCTTCAACTCCTATAACAAGCACTCCAATTGGTCACCAGGCAGTTATTCAAACCAACGTCAATTTCGCTCAAATTCCTTCCGTGGCCGACAATACCGGTTCAGGAAGCCATTTTATAACTAATTTTGAAATAGACCTTGCGTATAACCAATCTACCGGCACATCAAGGCAATTGGTATGTAGTGGAACATATAATCATATAACAAAACCGATAAATACTACCGCGTGGCAATATAGCTCTGGTCGTTATTCAAGGGTAAGCGACATCGGAGGAGGAACAACTTTAACGCATATCGGGTTTGGAACCTATACATTATTCAGTCCAACAAATGGTATCCCGCAGGTCGATTTAACGATAGATATTATACCACTTCCATCATTTACTGGTCAAACAACAGCATAAAATATAAATATATATCATACGATGCTCTACATTATTTTAGGAACAGTGGAAGGTTCAAAAATACATATTGAAAACATTAGCATAAATCCGTCTACTAGTGCTATCATAACATATAAATTAATAACACAATCCGGAATAGAACCGTTTACACACACATTGGAAGGGGAAGCGTATACGAATTGGGGAAATAATAACACAACATTATTTAATTTGCTTTGTGTGAAACACGGTCTTCAATATGTACCGTATGTTGAACCCGAATTATTTAACGAAGTTATGGTATCGAAAAATGAAGTGACCGGAGAAATGATGTATGAGACGATAACATACCCAAACCCGGATTATATTCCTACATAGTAGGTATTATTCCTACATAGTAGGTATTATTCCTACATAGTAGGTATTATTCCTACATAAATCCATATAAACATAAAACATACTTTCATTATACAATTCTATTTCAACCGAATTCTATAATGTCGTTACTCGATGGTCTCACCCACGCCATATCCGAATATCATATCGTAGAAGGCGGTTCCTATCAAATCGGCGCCCAGGGTGACCGTCTTCGCGAACTCGTCCACAAACGTGCGCCCAAATCCATTATGGAAATCGGGTTCAATGCGGGCCATTCCGCCCTCCTATTCCTTGCGAACACGCCCCCCGAGACCAAAGTCGTGAGTTTTGATTTAGGCGAGTATGCGTATGTTTTCGCGGCGAAGCGTTATATTGACGCGATGTTTCCGGGTCGGCATACACTCGTTACGGGTGACAGCACCGTCACCATTCCCAAATATGAAGAACAGGTCGCGCACCGAATGAAGGACCCAAACACGGCACCGCCGATGCGGTTTGATTTTATTTTCATTGACGGCGGGCATCAAAACGATATTCCAATGAAGGATATTCTCAATTCGCAGCGTCTGGCGCGTGATGGCCGAACCGTTGTCGCGATTGACGATATCTCGCGCGACCCATCACGCCAAGCGCATTATACGATACAACCCACAAAAGCGTGGTCGCAAATGGTTGACGCAGGCGTGATTCGCGAAGACGGATATGATGACTATTTTACGAATAATAATAATGACGCGTCATGTCCGACGGATTGTAAAGCGCGCGGAATGGCGTGGGGCGAATATTGCTTGACGTCGGAGTCCGAGGGCGCCGCCGAGCCCGCCGACGAGCCCGCATCCGCCCCGTCGTCCACCCCGTCGTCGTCCGCATTCAAGAGACTCCGATATAATTACTATCAAAATAGCTGTAAGCATATGGACCGAAACCAAATGCTCCAAGAAATCCACAATCAGCACCATCATCACAAGGAACACGAGAAACTCGTGGCGGTCGCAGATATGTATCTCGAATATTTCCCAACGTATAACAAGCGCGACACGAATTTTGTGCGTTTTTATCGCGCATCCTCCAATCTGGCGTTGAACGCTACGGCGCTGGCTACGGCCCAATACGAGGAAATCGTGGATACAAGGTCCCCGCCACCGAATGCGCCCAACGGCGTCAATGACGGCGAATCCGAGCTTCCCGACTCCATCAAAGAGTGGTCTATTGAAAAATTGTCGGTGTTATACCCAACGGACCCATGCGCGGAAATCCCGAAAGTCATCCATCTCCTCTATTTCGGCGAGACCGAGTTCTACAACTTCCACCATCGATGCGTCCATTCGATGATACAATATATGCCTGATTATGACATCCGAATCTATAATGCGAAGGAGCCCGTCGGAAATAAATACTGGGACGATATCAAGAAGCAGGGGCGTGTGACTATCCATAAAATAGACCCCCCCGTTTTTTACGACGGATTTGAATTGAAGCATTTCCAGTATAAGGCGGATGTGGTGCGCCTGGAACTATTATACGAGCACGGGGGTGTGTATCTAGACTTGGATATGCTTATTGTGCGACCCTTTCACGACGTGTTCAAATCAGGACATTCATTTTATATCAGTGAAGAGCGGGCGGGCATCCGGTCATTAATCAACGCATTCTTGGCTGCCAAACCCAAAAACGAATTTATTAAACTGTGGCTTGATTCGTTCAAATCGGGGTTGCGTCTGGGAATCTGGGCGCATCATATCCGCGACTCTAATAAACAATTGATTGACGACAACCCGCATTATATTCATAAATACCGGATGAAAATATTGGACGGCCAGTTGTTTATGCCGCTTCACTGGCAGGACACCGTCGCGTTTATCCATTCGGAGACCACGCCGTATGAGTTTCCACCCCAGTCGTATGGAACGCACCTCTGGGAGACGATATTGGGGGATGTTATGCGGAAAAACGAGTTTCTTCATAAACAGAAGATGGAACTCGCCGTATACAATTCGCATAGTTCGGCGTTTTGCGAATGCGTGCCAGCACCAGCACCAGCACCAGCACCAGCACCAGCACCAGCACCAGCACCAGCACCAGCACCAGAGGCAGAGGACGACCTAACCATATATCCTGAATATTACCACAATTTCCGCAATGACCAGTATGTGGATAAGTATATTGCGAAAGGCAAGCACGGCGGGTATTTTATTGAAATCGGCGCGGGTGACGGTGAACATAACTCGGCGTGTTATTTCTTCGAGAGATACCGGGAATGGCGCGGGATGGCAGTGGAACCCGCGCGAGTATATCAGGACAGGTTGCGCGGATGCCGTGCGTGCGCAGTGGTTCCGGCAGCAGTTAGTAATGTGACATCGTCCATCACAAATGGCAGTGGTCGTGGGGCGATTTTCTATGAATCCGCGATTCCTGAATTAAGCGGATTGAAAGGCGCGCTTGAAAACAATAAAGAAGGGCGGGAATGGACGCGCGTGGAGTCCAAGTCGTATAAGGTGGATACGATAACACTTTATGATTTGTGTTGTCAGCAATCGACGCCTGACCGGATTGACTATTGCTCCTTGAATTGCCAGGGCTGTGAATACGAAATTCTCTCGACATTCTTTGAAGAGAACCAGGCGGCGGAACCGGCGAACCTCGCGCCGACAACGCCGACGAGCGGGAGCGGCGGTGGCACTGTAAGTCTCGTTGTGTCGAACAAGGTATTCCATATTGAATTCTTCAGCGTTGAAGTGAGTTCGGATAAGATATACACGAAGATCCGCGATTTGTTAAAGCGCCATCACTATGAAGAGACAGTGAATCCATATCTCTCGGTCATCGCGAGTGGTGATGCCACCGCATCAGAGAAATACTTCAAATACACGGGGCCGTCGTCGTCGTCCGAGAATTCACCCCAATTGTCAGACCGGTCTCTTTCATCCGTGTCATCTACTGCGAATTTTACACCTATGACCGTTCAAACCCCGCCGTCATCGCCGTCATCGCCGGAATTATCGCGCGTACCCGCGCCCGCGCCCGCGTCCCAGTCCTTTTTGCTGCGCCCTCCCTTCGCAGAAGAAGTCGTCGCGATATGTCTTGAAGAGCGCCCCGAGAGGACGAAATACGTGAGCCAACATTTACTCTCTCACGGAATCAAACACTCCCTTTTAATGAACCGGATTCATACGGAGGACACAAAAGTGGGGTGTTTTCGGTCGCATATCAAGGCGATTCAATATGCGCATAGTAAGAATCTCTCATCAGTCCTGATTGTAGAAGATGATATTGTCATTCGGGATAATTTTAATGAACTTGCGAAGCTTGTGGCTGACGGAGGGAGTATTGGCGGCATCGGCGATGACTGGGATATTTTATATCTAGGCGGCATCCTGACGCGATACGATGGAATAGACCCCACGCATAAATGGGTGAAGGGTACAATTTGGTGTAATCACGCATACCTAGTGAAGCAACACATGTATAAACCGATTCTGGATTTCGTGGAGTCGTATCCCAACCTGATAGAATTGGAGCGCAAGAATATTGATTTTATGTATACCGAATATATTCAGCCGAAATACCGTTGCTGGCTGGCGAATGAACAATATATCATTCAGAAGGAAGGATATAGTGAGATAGATTGCCGGGTGAAGTGGGCGAACGGGTTTGATTGGTCGACCTTTTCAATGAAGGTTATTTAGCGTAGCCGGTGTTAGCCGAATGGAATGGAATGGAATGGAACGAAGCGCGTAGTCGGAACGAAGCGCGTAGTCGGAACGAAGCGCGTAGTCGGAACGAAGCGCGTAGCCTATCAGAGCGGCGCCGGCAATTTCACCGTCTGAAAGTCGCAGCGATGAATATCGTTCTGTGCGTGACTAGGTTCGCGCACCATTTCAAACCCCGCTTGATAAAACGGGTGTGGAAAGCGGTCATACGTGTTAATATACCCGCGAAAATCCATTTCAAGTAACCACATATCCAGTGGTGTTTTCATAAATAATGCCGTATCTGTTTCCACGGCTTCTAATAATCGTTTCGCACCGCGTTGACTTACAAGGTAGGCACCCGCGGTGCGAAATAATGGCGTAAACCATACATTACGATTTCCTTGAATGACTGCGGGGGTAAGGTTTCTGCGCTGATACAACCCGGAACTAGCCGACGACGACGACGCCGTCCTGTAATATCGCGCGAGAGATTCGCTGGTTGTTTTCTGGAATGGAAAATAAGGCGGCGATGCGGAGCAGTCAATATCGTAATCCGGCGTCCATTGCCCACCGACATAAACGACGTCCGCCGTGCCCGCTGCCTCTGCCGTGCCCGCCGTATCCCGAATTCTCTCGTGGGACTTTTCTGTAAATAACACATCATCCTCAAAAACGAGCAAAAACTCCGCATTGGGATTATGGGCGTGAGACCTCCAGAGAGAATAATGACTCAAAGAACAACCTACCTCGCCGAGAACCCGCGGAGTATCACGGATAGTATCCAGCAAATCGGCGAACTCGGAATAATGTTGCGAGAGATTATTCCCATCAATCGCGGGAAAACGGCGATAATGACCGCGGTCGTCGTCGTGGTCGTCGCGGTCGACGGTTTGGACGCGAAGCCCGGGGATACGTGGTGTAAACGGCTGAAACAAGAACGGAATATTCTTATAAATACACGCCATACGGTCGGGACGGCGGTCAAGATTTATGACCGCAATATCAAGTTTGTTTAACATTGTTAATCACAATAGAATATACACACCCGATAATAGATAGTAACATTAGTTAGATTTATACCAGTTCAGTGAATGTTCCATCCGATATGCGACAAAACGACTTATTATATCCGCCTATAATATCCACTGTCCGGCCCCATTTAGGAAAACGAATTAAACCGTTATTGCTACTATATTTTACCCGACTACACCGTAATTACATCACACGATTATGTCTGTTGCCATTCCCACCGTCACCGACGGCGCCCCCGCGCCCGCCACTCCCGAATCCGCCTCCGCCGCCGCCGCCTCCGCCAAACCCCAAGTAATCGAACCCTTACTTGAAGAAGACCAAAACCGGTTTGTATTATTCCCCATCAAAGACAACGCAATCTGGGGGATGTATAAAAAGCAAGTGGACTGCTTCTGGCGTGCGGAAGAAGTGGACCTTACGAAGGATGTCGCCCACTGGAACTCACTACATAACGACGAGAGATATTTCATTTCTATGATTCTCGCATTTTTCGCGGCAAGCGATGGCATTGTAATGGAGAATCTGGCGCAACGATTTATGACCGAGGTCCAATTGGCGGAAGCCCGCGCGTTCTACGGCTTTCAAATCGCGATGGAGAATATCCATTCGCAGATGTATAGTATCCTGATTGACACCTATATCAAGGACACCGTGGAAAAAGACAGACTATTCAATGCGATACAGACGTTTCCGTGTATCAAGAAGAAGGCGGACTGGGCGCTGAAATGGATCGGCGATAAACGTAGCACATTCCAGACACGCCTCGTGGCGTTTGCGTGCGTGGAGGGGATTTTCTTCTCAGGCGCATTTTGCTCGATTTACTGGATGAAGAAACGCGGACTGATGCCGGGACTCACTTTCAGTAATGAACTCATCTCCCGTGATGAGGCGCTTCATACCGAGTTTGCGGTGCTATTGTATACGAAGATGGTGAAGAAGATTCAGCGTCATCGTATTTACGAAATTGTGCGTGATGCGGTAGAAATCGAGAAGGAGTTTATCTCGGAGGCACTTCCGTGCCGGCTCATCGGAATGAATGCGAAATTAATGTGCCAGTATATCGAGTTCGTTGCGGACCGCCTCGTGCTTCAGCTTGGATATGACAAAATATATAATGCGACCAACCCGTTTGATTTTATGGAGATGATAAGTTTGGCGGGGAAGACGAACTTTTTTGAGAGGCGGGTGGGCGAATATGCGCTGGCGGAGAAGAAGGTGGCGGATGATGTGTTTGAGTTTAATGCGGACTTCTAGTCTCGTCTCGCGTCGCTTCATCCCTCCGCTAGCGCGCCGGGATTCAGCTCCGCTCGGTGCTCGCGTCGCTTCATCCCTCCGCTAGCGCGCCGGGATTCAGCTCCGCTCGGGCAAAATTCGTCGATATTATCACCCAATATCGTCTCAAATGAAAACAATACAATTAAAAATTCTACCACGAATCGGCGAAGCCTGACCGAGTCGAACCAAGGGAGTGGAGACCGCGGAGCGGGCGCAACGACCGGTGAGACGAGACGAGAATATCGGCGAAGATGCCCGAGTCGAACCAAGGGAGTGGAGACCGCGGAGCGGGCGCAACGAGCTGCGAGGCGAGATTACATAAACATCGCCCGCATCCCAAACCGTTTTTGCCCCTGTAACCCAACCGCCGCCGCCCCCGCCATCGCCGTATTCGGTCGTTGTAGCGGAATAACCACATTTTGTTCTACCTTGTAATTTTGATAAACACGGGTGATATTCGCCGAATTCGACGCGGATTCCATCGCCATAACGGGTCTATCTTGTGGCATCATCTTCGCATATTTGCGGTGGGTACCATTACCCAAATCTACGGAAAACGGCATTTTGGCCTGAATCTGTTGATTGATGGTATTGAATCTAGGCGGTTCTTTATGATGCGCACCCCCGCCGCCGCCGCCGCCACCGCCCTTGACAGATTCAACCGATTGTATACGGTTATTCGTATCAATATAATACGAATTATTTAGTTCCTTGATATTACGAATCGCATTTAAAGGGGATACGCGCAATTTCGTCACTTTATCCAGTGTTTGCTCTTCAAAATGAAGCTGTAAATAAGAAATATACGTGTCAAATGAAGTCACATCAATCATATGTGTTTCGTCGTATATCATATAATTCAGGCCAGTTATTTTGGATAATCCGTCCACATTATTCGGCATAATAGACGTCGCCAATTCATCGCGGCAAATCAACCGTTTAAGCCCATCCGCAAATTGGAGAATATTCATATTTCCAATCGTATAAAAGTTGCTTCGGTCAATAACAATCCCGTTTTGTTTGGCGCGTTCGTGGATGAGATTATCCTCGCCGCCCCACGCCCAATAATTCGGGAACCCGTTGATTCTCTCGAAGTCGGTACCGCGAATCGAAAATATACCGCCAAGCGCGAAATGAAATCCATAGAAGTGTTTGATGACTCCGAAATCCGTATGAAAGTTCAATATATTTTTAGTATATGGTAAGGTATCCACGTCATTGAAAATAAATATAATATTCTTATAATCATTTGGATACGTGTGTTTTAATGCTAAAAACCCGATGTTTTTCATTGCGCCGCGGTTAAATGGGCGTTTGTCGTTTTGGTGGATGAAATAGAAGGTCCAATCTTCTGGCGGAACATCTTCCATAATTTTATAAATATAGGTGTTGAAGAAGACGCGGTGTGGCTCACGGTCGCGATATGGGATGATAAACACGAATTTAGGCACTGTCGCTGTCGCTGTCGCTGTCGCTGTGTCCATCTAAACAGAGTATTATGATAAAGGGTATAATATCATAATATAAGAAAAAAGCGATATTCCTACGATGTGTGCGGCGCACATCGACGCGGCGCGCACACGCTTATGGCGTGTATTTCGCAAGTATCATCTTCGGGATGAGTTTATCGCGCATGTCATATAGTTTTTTATAGCATTTGTTAATTGTGACTTCACTCATATCGCTAATGCGGTTCACATCCTTTTTGGTGATGGGAAGATGACACATACACGCGACAAAGTAAATAATACCCGATGCGATACTATGCGGCGTATTCTCGGGAATCAAGTTCTGTTTTTCAATCACCACCGCGATGAACTGGCACAATTTCGTCAGCTCATCATTGATGGCTAGCCGGCTACAATATCTCTCAATAAATGCCTCCGGCTTCGTCTTACAGAAGTTCGTCTTCTCGGAGTTGTCTAAATTGGATTCTAGTTCATTGATGATACCGACCGCATTTTTACACCCCTTCGTCGCACTGGTATTATCCAGATTGAATATGGTCGCGATTTCTTTGGGGGTGCGCGGGCAGTTGTGTATTTTACACGCGATATAGATGGACGCGCCTACAACACCGTCACGATTCAAACTCCGGAATGTTTTATGTTCGGAGATGCGCTTATGGACGCGCAGTGCCTCGTCGATAATCATTTTGGAAATCCCCTTATTTTGCGCGAAGATGGTGATTTTCTGGAACATATCGTATTGGGCCTTCTCGCGGTAGGGCATTGATTGCCATTCCGTATAACGCCGGATTTTCATCATATCCTGTGAATATGAGCCGCCTTCGCACATCACTTTACAGCCATAGGATGACTCTTTGAGGAGGGGGTTCACGGGCATACCGCAACGTGTTGGGTCGTTGTTTTGATTGTCGTCGGCGCCATAATACCGCCATTCCGCGGTTTGGTCGAGAGATTCGTCCTTATACAGAATGCTACACGCAGGGTTTTTACAGGTGAGGAACCCGTCATCTGTGAGAACGACGTCACTGGCACATACTTCGCAATTCTCGCGGATTCCGGATTTCCGGTATAGACATTCCATATTAATATCGGGTTTCACGAATAATGCGGATATCTTTCTTGTGGTGGGGGCGCAATGACCGCCGTCACCGTCGCCCTCGCCCTCGCCCTCGCCGCCGCCGCCGCCGCCTCCCAATGACGATGATTGTTTCGGCGAATGCCTTACCGTCTCGGGAATATTGTATTCCGAGACCAATTCAGAGGTGAAGTCTTGTTCTATTTTGTCCCATATACTTTCGTCATTAAGGACGCGCTTGTTTCGCTTGGTTTCATTCACCTTGGTGGGGGTATACGTTGATGAATATCTGTAGTAGTGGCGGGAACTCGAGGCAGATGCCGACGACGGCGTCATTGTTGATGGGTAGGATGGTTTTGGTGGATTGGTTGTGGTAGGTATAAACACTCCGTGGCACGAATTTAAATTGGAAAGCATTGGTATATACGCGTCTGTGCTTATGGAGTGTATTTTCTACCCTTTAAATAGAGAGTATATTTATATCTCTATATCAATTTTATTGATTATGGCAATTTTATTGATTATGGCGGCGCATCCGCGTCCGCTCCCCGCGTCCGTTGTCCGCTGACTATTATCTATTGATATAACAAAGACGTCCCCCCGTATTCCATTTCATTGTATGGGTAACAACGTGTCATCCATATCCAACCCTGATATGGACGAAACCCGCAATATGGCGCTCCGATTAGATTTATACGCCCAGCGCATTATTTTGAAAGAGGTTAAATTTAATTCAACGCTGGGAGATAGTGGAAAATGCGAAAAGCTTATTATTATTACAAGCGAAGTCCTGAACCGTCTTCCGTTTCGACTGATTTCATATATGGACCGCCGCCATAAATTATTTTCAAAACACTACGAGGATATTAATGCGATGGACCGCGCACTTCTCGTGAATACGAACCCCGAAATCCTGAAAGAAAGCAAGTTGGACGAACAAAACGTATTTAGAAAAAGGCAAATGTGTGTCGGTATCGCGCGTTTTTACGTCCAAATCGGAAACCTATTCAATGCGATAATGTCGACGATGCGGCCGTATAACTACGAATATATACAGAAAAATATGCCCGATAATTTCTATGATATGCTTACGTTTGGCCTGCTTGACGGTCCCGAAGTCCGAAATAAGGATAAATCAAAATACGATACGTACAATATGGCCGGGTTTACAAGAAGACAAAATGATGTGAAAGCAAAGATGGAGCGATTATTGAAACCCGGTGAAATCGATATGAAAATCACGCCGGGAAGTGGCATATGCTCCATTAAAAAAGATATCGACAATATTAAAATAACACCGATGTCGATGACGACGACCGCATCTACCATAACCCAGAATAAGATTAAGCCGTCTATTTTCGCAATGTTGGAAGAATTGTATTTTGATATTTTTCACGAAATATCGAGCTCCAACAAAAGCCCGCAGTTCATTGCGATGAGTGAAGAAATGAAAAATAAAATATACAGACGCGATGTTGCCGAGTTATACCGAATTGTTACGGGGGGCAAAGAACCCGGCGACGATATCAAAACATTTGCGGACGTATCGCACTATATTAACGATAATAATAAAATAAATGAATGGTGTGAAGGCAATCGGGCGCTCGAGATTCCTGTCAATAACAATATGCGTTATAATCCAATTTTTGTGAAATACATCAAGCATATTCAAACGATGAACTATCGTATTTCAAAACAGCGTAAGGGTATTGTGAAATTATTAGACCGCGTATTTACGATTATGAATAAAAGGGAGGATGTGTTGCTGGAAATAGAAGAAAGCTTGGATAAGGGCGATACAAAACGATATACGGGGTTTGAGCAGGACGACCAGTATTCCCGCGACTTTTTTCGGCTGAATCTGAAATACGACTTTTTCATTAACCCGAATCTCACCGACGCGGACCTACAGGCGATTACCAATGAAGCGCGCACGCGAATCGTGCGATTATATGCGGACAGTTATAAGAGTTTTCTCAACGGGTTTGAGATACTCCAGGAATTACAGGCAAATTTGGGGTTGGACGCGTTGGTCCAGGCGAAAGAACTGGCGAAAAAAGAGACTGAAAACCCTACGAGGGCGGCGGCGGCGGCGGCGACCGCAGGGAAAAATGATGCCGCCGATAAAATGAAAGAGTTTGACCAGAATAATATTGAGTCGTTTCCGCAAGAAAAGGAATTATCGGAAAAAATTTACAATGAGATTAGTAAAAAGGACGGAGTGCTTGCGAAACAATATCAGAGAAAATATGAAGAAATCGTAAATGCTGTAAATAGCGACTCTGGTAATGACAAATTAACGGGCGCGTTATGGGATAAATTACAGATATTGAATAGAATGGCTATTTCCGAAATTGTAAGGGGTAATGTATTGATTAATGACAAATTAAGAGCTAGGATTAGTTCAAGATTGAATTCAATCTCCATAAAAGACGCAGTAAACCCAATGAATCCGGTGGTGGCGGTGGTGTAATCGCGACTACTGTAATCGGTCACCCAATTTCTGAAAATACTCTTGATTGTATACCAGATTTCCGGTGGGGCGATACGTTTCCGTTGGCTTGTATTCCTTTTTGTCGCCGCCGGCGGCACCCCCCGCCGCCGCTTCCCCACCGCCGCCGCCGCCGCCGCCGCCGCCGCGCTGATTGTATAATAGTGCGTTGGCATCTTCGGGAGTTCGCGGAATACCGTTGCCCGCACCACCGCCCACAGCACCGCCCGCGCCCGCGTCTTTGTATTTTATGACATTACCTTCTGCGTCATATAATATCGGACGCCCGTATTCATCGATTGCGGTTCCCGTCTTTTTCTTAAACTCGGTGCGGACGTAATTCGGAACATAATGAAGCCACGAAATAAGGAGCAGATTGGGGTGGGTATAACGCACCATGAACTTATTCTCCTGTAGTTTGTCCACGAGATACGCGATACACCCCGCGTGGTCGTAATTCGCGACACCGAGGATGATTTCCGGAACGACGAACCAGCAGAATTGTTGACTACATTTTTGACGCGATGTCAGTTTGATTTTCTCGTGAATCCGCGTGAGTATCTTGTTATACGTAAATAACTTGTTCTTGTCCTGTTCTTGTTTCTTTTCGTATAACTCATCTAAATTCAGTTTTTCCACATTTTCTATGTTATCACCGGCAAATTTGAATAAGTCGTCCATTGATGCGCGGATGCGTATGCGTATGTATGTATGTAGACACGGAAGAAAATAATGGCGTCCGGACGCACGGACAAACACTAATAAACAGTAATAAACGATACTACTTATAATCAAATATACAAATGAGCACCGACTACAACCCACCTATTAAACATATTGTTATTTCGTCGGGCGGGCCTGCGGGCCATATGATGTATAGCATTCTTCGAACACTGAATTTGAAAGGTGTTTGGGATATCAAGGATATAAAATCCATCTACGGCTCTTCCATCGGGTCGTTTATTGCGATTATTATCGCGTTGCGGTATGAGTGGGAGGTAATGGACGATTATTTAATCAAGCGCCCTTGGGAGAAGATATTCTTGTCGTCTGCGTCGTCGTCGTCGTCGTCGTCGTCGTTGTCCGGGACGGGTGAAACCACCGAACACTCGTCGTCGTCATCGGCGTCATCGGCGTCTGCCTCATTATCCGACGCCAAAAACAAACTGGATTATGTATTCAAATTATACAAAAATCACGGATTATACGGATTGAAAGAATTCACTGAGACACTGCGCCCAGCGCTTCAAGGAAAGGATTTCGGGGTAGATGTTACATTCCAGGAGTTTTATGAGAGGACCGGTATTGAACTTCATTTCACAGTGACGGAACTCAATAAGTTCCAGGCCATTGATTTTAGTCATAAGACACATCCGAAACAAGGATTGGTGGAGGCGTGCTATATGAGTTGCTGCTATCCATTCGGGTTTACACCCATATATCGGGACGGATGCTGCTATATCGACGGAGGCATCATCAATGACTATCCCGTAAATGAATGTATCCGCGACCAGAAATGCGACGTGGCGGAAATACTGGGCGTGAAAATGCTGTGGGAACGAAAACCGGCGAATTTGACCGACAAATCATCCGTGCTTCAGTTTATTTCAACCTTTTTCAACCAAATCAAGGGGAACTTATTTGAAAATCGTCCGACGAAACCGATTCCAAATGAGGTCGTTTGTGTATCAAAAGTGTTTGCGTCGCAGGATTGGATGAACTGGATGAAGGATGAGAATTATCGCCGCGAATTGGTGTTGAGGGGGGAGACATTTGCGAATGTATTTATGTCATATCGCCGGAACTTCCGGGAGTCCGCGCCCACCGCCGCACCCGCCGCACCCGCCGCACCCGCCGTATTACACACAACCCCTGCTTTAGAACCGGTCACTACGCCAACACTGCCGGAATCCGTCGCGGAATTGGACAATACGAATACGAATACGAATAATAATGTCAATACGGATACACCAGAGGATGAATCAATAACGATGATGTAAGTATCACTTGATTACTGGAAGGAATGAAGTAATGAATGAGCGAATGAGTGAGCGAATGAATGAATGAGCGAATGAATGAGCGAATGAATGAATGAATGAATGAGTACGAGCGAATGAGCGAATGAATGAATGAATGAATGAATGAATGAATGAATGAATGAATGAATGAATGAATGAGCGAGCGAGCGAGCGAGCGAGTACGACCGAGCGAGCGAGTACGACCGACCGACCGAATGAATTATGACGCCAAAACAGTATTGAGAAACTCGGTAATCTTATCCTTCTCGGGCTTGGCGTCGTATTCAATGACCTGACCGTCCTTCACCAATTTAATAGTAGGATATCCCTCAATCTTGAACTTATCCGCCATATCGGGGTCGGCTTCGCAGTCCACGGTCTTAAATGTTACAGTATAACCATTGATTTGGCGGCCATTGAGTTCCTTCTCGACTTCGTCAAAAACGGGCTTGGCGGTCTTACAATGCGGGCACCACTCTACCTTGAATAAGAATAACTGGGCGACCTTATCGCCTTCATTGGCGCCAATACCGTCGGGTGCGGGGGTGGTTCCTTGCGCATTACTAAAGAACTTATTCAAGCCGGGAATCATATCGTTTTTGATGATGTAATAAAGAATACCGCCAATCGCGGCGATTATCACGAGAACAATTGCGATATTCTTGGAATTGCCTGATAGCGCGGAACTAATAGATGACATTGCGGACGAGGCAGCGGACGCAGCAGACGACGACGACGACGATTCTACCATTATTTATAACTACTCGATATATTATAATGTGTGAAGTTTAATATATAGATTGAACGAACGGGCGTGTGTGTCGGAATGCGCGAACGGACGCGACAGCGGACGTGTGGCGGAATGCGCGAACGGACGCGACAGCGGACGCGTGGCGGAATGCGCGGGCGGAATGAAAACAATATGGAAGGAAAACTAGATAGTATGATACAAGGAGTGACCGATGATTTTCCGCGATAAAAAGACGGGGGCTTTACTAAATATTCGCAAAGACGAATACACAAATGACCATTTGTATTTTCGGGAAATCATCCGAATCGCGGGCGGTGCGTCTGGCACTGGCACACCACGCTATCCACGGCCATTTACAACCGAAGAACAACAATACCTAAAACCACAATAATCAGGACGAATCCCGCAGTAATGAAGAAGTTGAACTTTAATTCGGGGAATAAATCCGTGTCGAGGATGCCCTTGGTGTCAATAATAGGCCGTACGGCGTTGAATAAAATAGCGGAAGTGGCGACGAGGAGTCCAATGACGATGAGTTTCATAATCCACGATGTCAATGACCCGGATGATACAGCGAATGGACTCACGAAAAATATAATCACGAGAAGAAGTGATACGCCTAAAATGACACAGGAATATTTGGTTTTTTCGCTATATTGTACGATGTAGTTGGTGGGATCTTCGAGGATGGACATAATGGAATGGAATGGAATGGAATGGAATGAAATGCGCGAAATGGAATTATAATAATTCTATATTATAAATACACGTGCGTTTATTATATAGAATGTCAAATACACGAAAACGAAAATTCCGACGGAGACGGGTGAGTAGAGGTGTGTCTCTTCGCGCGAAGATACTGAGCGGAGGAGGCAGCGACAGTGGCAGTGGCGGCCGCAAAGCGCAATTAATACCGACCAACCGCACAAAAAAAGTGAGAGCATTTACCAAGAAGGATTTTCATAGCGGCGACGGAATGCTTACCACGGTATGGGGGCCAAGTATGTGGCATTTCCTTCACACGATGAGTTTCAATTATCCGGTCGCACCCACTGAAGAACAGAAAAAGCATTATATGGATTTTATACTGAACTTAAGGAATATTCTGCCGTGTAAATATTGCCGAATGAATTTAACGAATAATTTAGCAACACGGCCGCTTAAGATGTGTCATATGGCGAGTCGCGATACTTTCTCACGATTCGTATATGACCTCCACGAGACGGTGAATAAACTGCTGGGGAAGAACTCGGGACTGTCCTACTGCGATGTGCGCGAGAGATACGAGCATTTCCGGTCGCGGTGTACACAGGATGCGCCGAAGGTATTTGATTTCACGAAGTTGTATCGGGGGAAGACGCGCGAAAAAGGGTGCACGGAACCGCTATACGGGAAGAAGGCGAAATGTGTGATTTCGATTGTGCCACAAGATGTGAAGGTGCCGACATTTAGTGTGGACGACCAGTGTATAAAAAAGCGCGGGGACATAGAGAATTAAAATGTGAGTAGAATGTATATTCGTGAAGTAACGAAACGATGTCTAGAAGAGACCCAGCCGCAGCCGGCGGAGGAAGATGCGGTCAACAAAATGGGTTAAATGATGTAATGCCAGAATTACTTCGTATTGACGCACAAGGTGCTGTAGAATTACTAGATATTCCAGGTGTTGATTTTACGAATCTAAGGGTCTTAATGCGTGAACAACAACAGGCAATAAGTGGGGGACCAGACGTTTCTGAGAGAGTAAAAGATATGATTGTCACTCGGTTTCTTGTGGATGAGGTTAAAACCGATGCTCGCGAAATATTGGGACCGATGTTTGCTATACCCGAAGATATTGAGCCCACCAGTAGAAACCGAGTTATTGACTGTATTCTTAATTCATTGATTCAAGATTTATCTGTTTTTCGTTCTATTCAGATGACGGGTACGTTATTCCTCAAGGCTTTTTACAAAAATAATGTATTTCGCGTTGCTATTGCTGCTTCTTTTGTAGGTTCGGCATTTTATGTTACTTGGATATCTGGATTGGGTAGTTTATGCAGGCTAGGAATAGATGGTTGTCAAATCGTATTATCTGCGTTAGCCGCGTGCTATAATTTAATCGCTAACCCGGGCGAATTTATGGTTCAATTTAACCTATTACTTGGAGAACCAATATCGGTGCAAATCGCAGATTTCATTAGAGTATTAAATGAAAACGTCGCCACGCCAGCTTTATTTGCTGGATTAGTTGCTCAAGGAAATGTTTCCTTATTGGAACTATTGTATAGACAACCTGTTGCGCCCGTTCATCTTGTGGCAGCTGCGGGGGCACAGGCACTGGCCCAAGAAGAGGGACATCTTGAAAACTTGCGTGACGCCATTAATGCAGAAATTGCCAGACTAGAGGCAGAACGAGCACCAGGAGCAGGAGCAGCAGGAGCACCAGGAGCAGGAGCAGCAGGAGCAGCAGGAGCACCAGGAGCAGGAGCAGCAGGAGACCCTCTTCCAGCACTTATAGTAGCTCGTGATAGTATAAACGGGGCGATAGCTGCCATTCCCGCTGCTGCCGCCGCTGCCGTTCCCGCTCCCGCTCCCGATGCCGATGCCGCCAATCGTTCACTATTCGATGTAATGTTAAGGGAATTGCGGCGTGCGGGAGGAGTAATTTCTATATATGTAAAAAGATATGTATTGAATTTATACAATTACCTCAATAGAGTTAGACAAATATTTCCAGGCGTTGTTGGCCCTGCTGGAACTGATTTTTTATCCTATTCTTGTAATGTATTTCTTCAAAACAGAATCATTAGTTTGTTTGGTATAATTTCCGCGCAATTTACTAATGCTGGTATAAGCGAGCGACAGACGTTATTATCAACGTTGCTTGAGTACATTTTACCATCTAATTTGAGATGGTCGGTTTTTCGTGGTGACGATTATTCAGCATCAAAAGAATTGGGCATTCTTGTATTCAGATTAAAACCGCGTATATTGGATTGTTTGACGCGAATAGGGCTTCCACGTCCTGAAGCGAACGCATTACTTGAAAGTTGTACATTATTCACAAGCACTTTAACGGAGGACAATCTTGCTCATTTTGTTACGTTAATGCCACAAACTTTACTACAAAGAATATTCCTTCCAGAAGTACAACCTGTTGAGGCTGGGGGCGGGTCTCTAACCCCGGGCCCCGCATGGACACCATTACTCGAACGTCTTTCTACTCTTCAGACTGATATGAACGACCTATTTCGCAAGAACCCAAGCCAATTTTTTTCACCGGAGGAACTTAGCCAATTTGAGTTAATATTTGGGACAGGATTTAAACGCATTATTACGAGAATGTTAAATGTTCAACCGTGTGTTTTGTTATCAAGTGTTGCTGAAAGTGCACAGTGCACTTTTATGCATAATGTCGTTGCACGTGACGTCGCTTTATTAGAACAACCGGCTGTACCTACGGAGCTTTCGTTGGCACATCAAAAATTTTTTCCTCTTGAAAATTTATTTTCTGGAATGTTTAACACGTTGTTTAGTTGTACAACTGAAGTAATAGACGCCGCAGAATTGGCGAGAGAATCATTAAATGACCAAGAAATACAGGAGAGAGTAAATGGCAAACTTAAAATAAAACTTAGAATTAAAAATGACGACGCCCACGCGGATGAAAAGGTCGCAAAATTTATAAAAGACGCATTTTTCGGGTTTAAAGTCGGGTGTTTCTGGAATCCAATGCGATGCTCTTTTACACCAGCAATTGGATTTAAAAATGGGGTTCCATTGGCAATTATGGTTCTTGATATAAAATCTACAACTGTTCAAGTAAACCCCATAACCCAATTAATTCAAGACCAGTACAAAGTGCCCATTTCATTTTTAGAAAGTGGAGGTGTGTTTGTACCTCAACAAGTGGCTGATGCGGTGTCCGGATTAAAAACTGCGGTCACAGACAACGTAGCCTCCGCACTATCATTTGCTTGGAGAGGTATTAGTTCACTTGGACGTTCAGTCTGTAGTTCACTCCCTTCTCGAAGAAGCGTTGCTATAGAAGGTCAACTTGAAGCTGTGGCCGAAGCGATTCAACCTAATATACATGAGGTGGCGGTGGAGGAGGAGCAAGAAATGGAAGGTCTAGCGGCGGAGCCAAAACAATTTAGCTACGCAGTAGTTAACCTTGACCAAGAAGCGCAATTAAATGAGATATTAGACAAATCACAGCAACGAATAGTAGAAAACGACCTTACGGTGAATATGGGTGTACAAAGCCACGAAGAACAATCACGTATCTCTGAAGAACAATTACGTGGTTTAGTTAGAGAAGGATTAGAACGGCAAGCTTTAGCGGCTGAAATAGCTGACGCGCGACGAATGGCTCATTTGTCAGAATATGTTCCCGATATTAGGGAGCAAACGCTTAAGGCGGCGGCATTTCAGCCTGGGGAGGCGGCGGGGGATTGGAGATATAATCTTCTGGTTCCTCAACCGATGGAACAAGGGGGTGTGGGAGTGATTCAGAGTGACGTACATCAACCGGCAGTGGAACCGTATGTGCCGGCGGCATTTCAGCCTGGGGCGGCGGTATTTCAGCCTGCGGCGGCGGCGGTATTTCAGCCTGCGGAGGCGGAGGAGGATCGGCGAAGAGACGGAGCGAGAAGCAGAAGCCCATCCCCAAAATCCACCACTCGTACCGAGGATACTGGCCAAACAAAATCAAAACGTACATCGGCCCAAGGCAGTTCGCGCAAAGGCAGTTCGGCCCAAGGCAAACGCGAAGGCGGTTCCCGCACCCGCCGTCGCCGCAGCAGTTCATCTACACGTTCATCCACCACCCGTGGTCGTAAAGCAACATCTCGTAGAAATCAATCCAAAAAACATAAACAAAACAGTCGCCGTCGTCGCAGCACTCGAAAGTCGTCCCGAAAAAATTGATGCTCCGCGTCGCTTCGCCCCGCGTGATTTTTTCGCTCCGTCGAAAAAATTGATTCTACGAATGATTTTTTCGCTCCGTCGAAAAAATTGATGCTCCCGCGTCATTTTTTCGTTCCGTCGAAAAAATTGATTCTACGAATGATTTTTTCGCTCCGTCGAAAAAATTGAAATCCTTTTTTTGATTCCATCCAATTGACAGCTATCCAGCAAGTCAGAATACATCGATGAAATCAACAAGTCAAGCCCCCGTAGTCACGCCGCCGACGCCGACGACGACGGAATATGTCAAAATATTCGGAGATACAAGACAAGTTTGGAATATCAAATGTTCATCCGCCGCCGCCGCCGATGTTGCCTCTGCGGCCATAGAAGATTACTACGACGAAGAATATACAGCATTACCTCAAGTCCCTGGCGCTCCTCTTGACAAAGCGCGCCCACGTCATCACGCGCTTGTCGCCGCCGCCCTCCGGTCCTCACTCACACTCACCGAACGTGATTTTCCCAAAAGCAGCACCACAATCACTACTACGCGCACTGCGACGACGACCACCGCTGCTGCCGTGTCATCCGTCTATCAAAAACACCACCTCGTCACATTATCCGCAATGTGTGGATTACTCGTGACCCGACTCCTCATCACCGGACACTCGCGTTCGTCGTCTGACCACAACACCGCACCTCACCACTTGTGGAGACCCCTCAAAAGACACGCACGATTCACGACTCACTACATCCACTCCGCACTCGCGAGCGAGATTCTCATCGGAAACCGGTATTACCGCAACATCCCGCGGTGCTCGGCATTGACCGGTCCAATTGGAAACATCACAAAAGACTACACAGCATCCGATATCGCGCCGGAATTTGTATCAGCGACCAAGCAACAACTGTGCGCCGTATATGCCAGCGAGATTGCTCGTCTCACCGATACCGTCCAACAATTCAAGCGCGGGTTTGTGAATCTCGACACCATTCACAGTGACCCCCAGTTCAAGCGAATGTTCTCGCTATTTTGGCTCTACTGCAATCAGGTAATGAAAATTCAAAGTGAGTTTGAAAAATGTAGATTACAACAAGACGCCGTCGTGGGCGGCGACCGACTCACGTTGTTTTACGCGGCACTGGATAAGTTCAATGAACGAAAAGACGTCAAACGTTTCTTGATTGTCTCGGATATTTCGGAAGTGCCCGCAATGATTCCGCGGTTATACGACTACGACATTGTTCATCTCTTTGACTGGTCGAAGCAAAGTTATGCGAGATACGTGCGAACTGTGAAGAGTACACTCGTTCGTCTCGCCAATGACGGGCTCACGTCGGCGTTTCTCTCGTTCGCAGCGATTGAACCTCGGATGGTGACCCCGGAAATGGCGCCAAAACACGGAATGTTGTATCAGACATTATCCTTGAAAAGCTGTGCGAACCACATTCCATCTCGTCATCCGGTTTATGGCGCATTGCGCGTCCAACATTCCGCCCATATCCCGCGCACCGCGGATGCCGCTGCCGTGGATTCGAATATGGTGCGCCGCGACTCCGATAGGCGTAGACCCCGTACGTATCGGTATGTTCCGGTTCACACTACAATGACGGAAATTCGCAACAATTCGATTCAGTCAATGGCAACGGATGAGCTATCAGCCGGCGAAAAAAAGAGGGCGCTAGTAAGTAAGTAAGTAAGTAAGTAAGTAATATTGACACAATCGGAACGAGGAGCGACCGAAGGTAAGTGTGGAAAAAAATTGAAATGTTTTTTTTAAGTTTATTCTATTCATAGCCTACGCAATACAACAACAACAATGGTCAACGATATTCGTTTACGAAGCCCGGACGCCGACGCCGACGCCGCCGCCGCCGCTCCTCCTGGGCGCCAAGAAAATGGAATGGACGAATACGAACGCATCACCGAGGAATGGAACCAGCGCGTTGAAACCCAACAACGCCGCGATGGACGAAGTGCCGCCATCAACAACACCCCCGGATATCACCACGGCAACCGAGTTCACCATCTACGGGCGATTCAAATGTATAGCCACGCGGATTGGAACGCGCTTTTCGGCCGCGAAAACTTGGACCCTATACTCCGCGAATACGCCCAGACCGCGATTGATTACGCGCAGGATGAAACCCAGACTCTTCCCTTTGCGGGACAAATGGAGGTGTCGCTTATCACGCAAGAAAATTATCGCCCCGGAGTTCACGTCTTCACCTTCTTCATCCATCTCACACCCCATCGGGCTTTTCACGACGGCCATATGATACAAATGGAAATCGGCGATGGAAGCAATACTCACCTCACCATCAACCGCCTATTCAACACCAACACCCGTGCGGTGGTTTTACAGGCGACCCAATATCAGTTACTGGAATTCTTGGCGAACGATGACGACGCGATGGAGTTGCTTCACGGAAGTTTCCTGGACGATGACTTCTATACGACGCGGTTTTCGTATATCGCTGATGAAAATGACCCCGACGGTCGTGGCGAATACATCGTGAATCCGTACGCAAATGATGACCACGACTGGCACGACGATTGTGCGGGAGAGCGTCATCGAGAAATCGTCGCTCCGGTGGTGGTGGCGGCGGCGGCGGCAATTCCACCTCCCCCTCCACTGGTCGACGATGATTTCGCAGAGATATATCAACGAAACTACAATGGCGGCGGATACGACGGCTACGGCTACAACAACGGCGGACTCATCATACGCAATAATATAATACAATTCAATTACGAGGATGCCGAGGCGCGCTTTCCCGCACAGGGATAATGTGACAATATCGAACACACGATTACAAACCCAATAAAATATACAGTATTTTTTATTGGATTAGGATTCCATTCCATTTCATTCCATTTCATTCCATTTCATTCCGCGCTACGCTGCTCCGCAGCATTCCATTTCATTCCGGGCTCCGCTGCTCCGCAGCATTCCATTTCATTCCATTTCATTCCATTTCATTCCATTTCATTCCATTTCATTCCATTTCATTCCATTTACATTCCAAACTGACTAAAATCCGCCATCACCGGCCTCGGCGCATTAATATCCTCCGATCTGGAATAATTCGGCACCTTCTTACATTCAAACGCAGGTTCGGGGCATCTCGCACAAGCAGGGCAAGGAGGGCATTTGTTCTCGCCCGACCCCCCGCCGCCGCCACTGCCGCCACCGCTGCCGGCCTGGTCGTTCCCGCTCACGCTATTCATCCCCGGAATCCCACCCGGCGCATTCAATGGAAATGTGCTGGGCGATAGTGCGGAAACGGGTGCGCCGAGAGATGACGCGCTGATACCGCCATTTATGCTTGGGTCATATTTCGGTGTTGGCGGGAGTTTCGTATTGGACGCTAGGTCTTTCGTTGCGACGGATTTCAGAGGGTCGGGGATGTCAGACGATGTGAATCCATCACGGATATAGTTGCCTAAACTAGATGCGAGAATCAATGACAACAGTAAAATAAGTAATAGATGTACCTTGGTGAGTTGCATATTGGTATAATACTATATATACATAAAAAGTTTTTGAATAAAGAAGAATTGAAACGGTTTTACACTTATTATGATAAAATAAGCGACAACAATGGCAGAAGAAGAAGAAGAAGAAGGAGGAGGAGTCATTTTAACGAAGAAGCCGCGTAAACCGAGAGCGGAGATTCTCGCAACATCGTATACGACGGCGTCGTCAACTGGCACGACGGACGCATTCCCCGCGTATACATACGAAGTCGGAGTAGACGAAGCCGGGCGTGGTCCATTATTTGGACGCGTATATACTGGTGCGGTGATACTGCCCCCCGCTGATTCTCCGAGCGGCACGGCATTCGACTTTTCACTGCTTAAGGATAGCAAGAAATTCAGTTCAGATAAGAGAATCCGAGAGGTGGCCGATTATATCAAAGAACACGCGGTTGCGTGGGCGGTTTCTTACGAGGAAGCCGACGTGATTGACCGTATCAACATCCGGCGCGCGACGCTTCAGTGTATGCGAAAGTCGATAAAAACCGCGATTGAAGGCCACATCGAAGAAATGGAACAAAAGGGCCGGCCGGTCCCTACTCACACCGACTATCTGCTCCTCATCGATGGCAACGACTTCATCCCGATGGGGCGAGGTTATAATGAAGATACGGAGGAAATGGAAACATACACACACGTATGCGTGGAAGGCGGTGACAATACGTATGCGTGTATTGCGGCGGCGTCGATTTTGGCCAAGGTCGCGCGGGATGACTATATTGAAAAATTATGCGACCAACATCCTGTGCTGGATGAAATGTATGCTTTACGCGGGAATAAGGGGTATGGCGCGAAGAAACATATGGACGGGATTCGGGAGCACGGGATTACACAGTGGCACAGGAGATCGTATGGGATATGTAAGACATTTTCATAGAAAAGGACGGTCCGCATCACTGCGGACAAGGAGTTCGCGTAGCGCGATTTGTGTATCGTTGCGCGCGCGGACGCGCTCCACTCACACAATTCGCGCTGTAATAGCGCGAATATCGGAGATAAGTTTCGCGTAACGCTATTTATGTGAGTGGAGCGCGTCCACGCGCGCAACGCTACATAAATAGCTCTAGAACTCGTCCGCGCCATACCCGAAACACCCTCCCGATGGCTGAGCCGGCGATGGCTCCTTGATGGAGATGAGTTCCGTTATTTTGTTTTTCAATAACGTGTTTTCTAATTTGACGGCCCGCAATTCTTCATCCATCTTGGCGATGGTGACACGTAATTCTTCCACCACATTTGGACCCGACATAATGTGACGATTGTTGTTATTTACGAGGTAAGTATGAAAAAGAAGTCAATTTTTTATCGGTGTGTAATGTATTACACCAATGGTCTGCGCCGTCTCCTGTGCCGTCGCGTTTATTTTCATCGTCGCCAATATCTACTGTTGCGCATTCTCTCACCGGTCCGGGGGGGTCATCCAGGAATTTGTCGCGAAGTTATCGCCGGACAATCAGCGCCGGTATGCCACAATCACGCGGGAACGCCAGGGCATTTATTTTATGGGTTTGTTTCTTGGCTTCATTCTCTCGATGATACTGCTGGTATGCTGTCGTAAGTATTTCCTGGGTTCGCGAGGAGGCAACGCAGGGGCGTTGTGTATGGTCGCAGCCGTCGCATTTAGCGTAAACTATTTCTACTATATTCTCTCGCCGAAGAGTGATTGGATGGTGCTTCATATGAAGTCGGGGGAAGAAACGCAGGCGTGGTTGAAGGTGTACCGCACGATGCAATATAATTATCACGTCGGTCTTGTCCTAGGTATTCTAGCGGTGGTCGCATTCGGGAATGCGCTGTGTTCGCAATAACAACATAAATATATAATACCACGGTATAGTATAACCTGCTTTGAAAAATGAACTTCTCCTCCTCCTCCTCCTCTGTGGATTTCCTGGCCACCTCCCCCGACCAGAAGAACTTTCTGAAGAAGAAGGTTGTTCCTGTCATCAGGAAGGCACTCCCCGTCGCTGAACGACTTCTCCCTGTTGCCGCGACATTCATTCCCGCTCTTCGGCCCGTTGCGGCTGTTGTTGGCGCGATTCGTCAGTAAGGCGTGCCCCGCGCACATTCCCGCACCATCCCAGCACACATCCCGCGCACATCCCGCGCACATCCCGCACACATCCCGAACACATCCCGTTCACAACCCGCACACATCCAGAGCACATCCCGAACACATCCCGCCCACCCAGCACACATCCCGCCCACCCAGCACACATCCCGCCCCAAATCGACGAAGATTCGGCGAGTGACCGAGCGGAACGACCGCAGGGAGTGGAGCGAGCGCAGGGAGTGGAACGAGCGGTTACGCGAGTGAAACGAACGGCGACGCGAGCCGCGAGCCGCGAGCCGCGAGCAACGATAAAATTGATATTCAAATTCCAATATAAAGCAATCCCAGTGTTTCTTTATATTGACATTTACTTCTACCGTGATGCGCGTCCTCGTATTTGATACCGAGACAACCGGTCTCCCACCGAAAAATACCCCAATCAACCGTACCGATAGTTGGCCTCATGTCGTCCAATTGAGTTGGGTCATATACAACGATGAAACCAAAGAAGTGGAAGAAGAAAAAGACTTCATTATATCTCTCGGAACACATATCCCCATCTCACCAGAGTCAACCGCCATCCACGGTATCACAAGTGAAATCTCACGAACGCGCGGAGTGTCGATTGAAGTCGCGTTGTTTGATTTCAAGCTAGCCGCCAACCGATGCGGCAAAATGGTCGCACATAACATCGAATTTGACAAGAATATGCTTCTTGTGGAGTTTTACCGTAACCGAATCTTTAACAGTGTGTTTCCACCTGCCGAATATTGTACGATGAAAAAGGGCACACCAATATGTAAACTCGTGAAGACGTGGGATGACGGGAGGACGTCGCTGAAATTCCCGAAGCTCGTGGAGCTTTATCACGGACTATTTGGCGCCGACGCGCCCGCCCCGGAGGGGCTCCACAATGCGAAGGTGGATGTAGACGTGTGTTTGAAGTGTTACGTGAAGATGACGTCGGAGGCGGTAATTGATGATAGTGTAAACTAACAAAAAATACACGAATCGCGTGAATAAAAATACAATGCGTCGTCGTCGTCGTCGTCGTCATCATCGCACTCGACGCTATTATTGATTCGTGTAATATACATTATTCTTCATCCGTGTCGTAAACTGACGATGCCGCCACCGTCGTCATTGTTGATATCACCGATGTGAAATAGATATGGACCCGTTTCATTTTACGCAGGAAATCCGCACTGACCAACCATTCTATTTTTGTTTTGTCATTGTATTCTTTGATTTTCGGTTTTACGGAACAAATTCCGTATTGTTGTGTTGACCGATACTCGGACGGCCAGAAGTTTGCGCGGGTGGTGAGTAAATACAAAACGCGCGCGGGTGTTATATATTTCAATATCCGCGCGGTGCGACGCTGGTCCGAGACACTGACGAATGTATTCAACACACTATTTGTCGAAGACGCCACCGAGACCCAGTATTCATAATCAGGGAACGCGAGAGATATTGTCTGCCTGAATAGTCGCGACCATTCGGCAAATGTGCCGCACGCAATGACGTCATCTGCGCGGGAGTGAAGAAGAGGCCACACGTATAAATTCGCGATATCCATAACGGTTTCATTGCGGAAGAAGGCGATTGAACTATCGCCGACATATACAGGATAACACATTTCGCCCACGCGCGGTTTCAAATAGTCGCGTTTCTCGCGCGTCATTTCACAATCTAGCCACGGATTATATTGTGAAATTAAATGATAGAGTGAAGTATTCGGGCGTGGAACGTCATGGATGACGCGGTGTCGGGTATTGTCGATGGGGCTTGATTGGGTGTTTTCGTAGATAGATAGAGCTGGAGGGAACCGGAATTGGTGTTGGGTGGTCCATATCGTGACGGGGTTGGTGGCGGTGATGGCGGCGGTGGTGGCGGTGATGGCGGCGGCGGTGTCTTTGCGAGAGGGAGAAATCCGAAACATTGTCTGTAGTTGTAACACGTGATAAAATAAGAAAAGAATTTCAATTTTCCTGCGCTCACGATGAGCAAAACTCCGCTTACGCGATTAATGCGCCAGCATCACGAGGAGCAGAATTCACACCCGCCTATATCCTCCTCATCCGCTCCTCCCCCCGCCTTCTCCGGCTCCACCGTAAACTGTTGCGCCTGGTGTTTCGCCTTCCTTCGCAGGTAATACACTCCCGTCTTCAGCCCCTTATTCCACGCATAAAACAGCATCGAGGTCAAAATATTATAATTAGGTTCTTCCACCCATAAATTCATACTCTGGCTCTGGCAAATAAAAGCGCCGCGGTCGGCTGCCATATCAATAATATGCCGCATCGGCATCTCCCACACCGTCTTGTATTTCAGTTTCAGTGCGTCGGATAGTCCGTCAATATACTGGACGCTCCCCTGGTTCGCGATAATATTCGTCTTCACGCGCTCATTCCACATCCCAAGCGCGATAAGGTCGCGTATCAAATACCGATTCACCATAATGAATTCTCCTGCTAGGGTCCTGCGCGTGTATATATTACTGGTTATCGGTTCAAAGCATTCGTTATTCCCGAGGATTTGAGAGGTGCTTGCGGTAGGCATCGGGGCGAGGAGCAGCGAATTCCTCAAGCCGTGTTTCTGGATTTTGGCTTTCAGGTCAACCCAGTCGTATTCTCTCTTTCGATAGACGGATGGTCCGAAACTCGCAGGGTCGATGCCCCACATATCAAACTGGAGGATTCCTTGAGATGCGGGGGAACCGGGGAATGTCTCGTAGGGTCCGTGTCGCGCAGCGAGTGTCATTGATGCCTTAAGTGCGGCATAATAAATCGTTTCAAAAATCTCTCGGTTGAGGACGCGGGCTTCTTCGCTATGAAATGGAATATCCATCGACATAAAAACGTCGGCGAGTCCTTGGACGCCGAGCCCGATGGGACGGTGGCGCAGATTGCTCGTCCGGGTTTTATCTGTTGGGTAATAATTAATGTTGATAATTTGGTTCAGGTTATCTACGGCGAGGGCGGTGATGCGTTCAAGTTCTGAGAAATCCATAACTTTTGTTTCTTCATGTATGAATTTATTTAGCGCAATACTCGCCAAGTTACACACCGCGGTTTCATTCTCATCCGAATATTCCATAATTTCGGTACATAAATTACTGCTCTTAATCGTGCCAATGTTCTTCTGGTTGCTCTTCTTATTCACAGCGTCTTTGAATAAAATATAAGGCGTCCCCGTCTCCATCTGGCTGTCGAGAATTTTTAGCCACAAGTCGCGCGCTTTCACTTGTTTCCTCGCGCGCCCTTCGCGTTCGTATTTTTCGTATAACGCTTTGAAATCGTCGCCATATACATCCGCGAGACCCGGGCATTCGTCGGGGCAAAAATACGACCACATATCCGCGCCTGTGCCCGCGCTCGCCGCCGCCCCCGCGCTAGCGCCTCGCACGCGTTCCATAAACAAATCCGGAACCCACAGCGCATAAAACAGGTCGCGTCCTTTCATTTCCTCATCGCCGTGATTCTTCTTCATCTCCAAGAAGTCCTCAATATCGGGATGCCACGGCTCCAAGTAAATCGCGAAACTCCCATTGCGTCGCCCCCCCTGGTCGATATACCTCGCGGTATTATTAAATACGCGCAACATCGGTATGATGCCATTGGATGCGCCATTTGTGCCGCGAATATGCGACCCCGATGCGCGAATATTATGGATATGAAGCCCGATACCGCCCGCGTGTTTGCTGATTTTAGCGCAATCTTTCAGTGTATCAAAAATCCCGTCAATACTGTCGTTTTCCATCGCAATGAGGTAGCAAGAACTCAATTGAGGCCGGGGGGTCGCAGCGTTGAATAATGTGGGCGTGGCGTGCGTCATATACTTCTGCGACATTGCGTCGTATGTATTCTGGATATAGACGAGGGTTTCGTAGACGGTGCGCGTATCTGTGCGCTGACTGTGAATCCCGATGGCAACACGCATCCACATATGTTGAGGGCGCTCTACTAACACGCCATTGACGCGCATCAAATACGACCTCTCCAGGGTTTTAAACCCGAAATAGTCGATGAGATAATCTCGGTCTTCCACAATCATCATTTCTAGGGCTTCGTGGACGACGTTGACAGGGCCGCTGCCGTCGACGTAATGACTGCCTGGCACGCTCACTGGTTCGTGAAGAAAATCCCAGACTTGTTTGCTGATAATAGGACAGTGCTTATCGTGCGAGTCGCGGTATTCGTATAATGAACGCATTGCTGCGTAAAACCCGCCGGGGATATTCTTGTGTGCGTTGGATATTATAATATAAGAACCTAGCGTTCCGTAGTCTGGGTGCTGGACCGCCATCATCGCGCACTGCTGGGCGGTGAGTTCGTCGATTTTCGTGGTAGGGATTCCGTCATAGAGCTGGTCGATGATTTTGATAACGAGGGTTGTATAATTCACGCCGGTGATGCCGGCTTCTTGACCGAGCATCTTTAGGCGTGCGAGGATTTTATCAAAGGCGACAATCTCTCGTTCGCCGTTTCGTTTGAGAACATACATGTCTTCTGACGCAGACGCAGACATCTTATATTCTATGGTATAATATATATTATACATCGTGGTTTTATATCTATTCCGTTCCATTCCATTCATTCCATTCATTCCATTACACAAAGCCAGAATAATGAAATATTGTAAAGAATATATCGGTTTGTTTGTCCTCGTCGTCGCGGTTGTCTTTGCGGGGCCGTTTATTGACGCCATCCACGATTTCAGCGCCGTTACTGGCCACGCCGCAGGCAATAAAAAGCGCGAAGGATTCGGCGCCGACCGCGTTCCATCCGGCGAATATCCGCGCGAGGTAGAAGAGCCGCTCCTCTATCCCGTATACCCCAAGAAGGCAGGTCCGGAATATGGCGTCGTGCTCCGCGAAAATGACTCCACGAACAATTCCAAGTTATACCCCGTTGCGGCGAATCTCGCCAATTACGACCAGGCCACAAACAATGTGCGCGATTGGGTGACGCCGGATAACGGGTCGTGTATGCCTGCGGGGATGTGTGGGGCATTATACGCACCGAAGGCGCCAGCCGAATACAAGGTCCCGGACCCACTTCCGATAAACCACCCCGCGCGCAGGGTGGGATTTTACGCGGTGGGGGCGTAATGGAGTGGAATGAAATGAAACCGAAATTGAAATATATGTTATTCTTACTATTGGGTTATATCCAATATTGAGAATCAATGATGACGCATCGGATTCAACGGCGTCTGGTAGAGCGGGACTTTCTACGCAATACGCGCTTGGATTTCTTGTATTTACGAGAGGGGCGGCGGCGACGACGAGAGCCGCCTGTGCTTGGGTTCACTAAAGTTTCTGCCCCGTCCGGAAGTATTTTGTAAATTTTCCCATTTCTATCTTCATACCTTGTGCCGGGGGGGGTATCGTCTGGCAATTTAACTATGGACCCATTGGCAAATTGTACGTGACTACCATTCTCATCTCCTACAATTTTTGAGCCCTCGGGGAATTTGGGCATAATTGAATAAAAAAGCTTGGTTATAAAATAACATAATATTTTATTTTTTGGCTAACCTTTTATATTTCTAAATATTTCATACTATACGTCGATTGGTATGATTATGATTCCGTCTCTCATCTATTTTCAAGTTCAAGTTTCTAATTTATTCTTATTATTGAGTTATATCCAATAATAAGACAATTCAACAATCACTTTCATCCAATTCAACGGCGTCTGGTAGAGCGGGACTTTCTACGCAATACGCGCTTGGATTTCTTGTATTTACGCGAAGGGCGACGGCGACGACGAGAGCCGCCATCTTGAGGATTGTCGTCGGAACCCCCCGAGTCGGAAAGGCGACGATCTCTGAATGGTGAACGGGGTGAACCAACATTAGAACCTGGTCTATCACTAATTTCTGCTGCTGCTCCATTGTCTCTGCCGCTACTGCTGCTTCTGCTTCTATCGCTGCCTCTGCTGCTGCTTCTGCTGCCTCTGCTGCTGCTTCTTTTGCTGCTTTTGCTTTTTTTTAAAATGGCTTTAACTCTATTAAATACCCGACCGCTTATGTCACTCAGTGAGTTTCTTTCTGACGGAGTTAACCAATAACTACCACCAGGTTTTACCTCATTGCTTTCTTCCCATGTCATTGATTTTACTTCATCAATAAAATGGTTTGCGTTGTCCTGGTCAGCGGATGAACCATCATTGTATTTCTTAACTAATTCAGAAATCATCGGATGGTTTTCATACACCCGAAGAAAGTCAAAGTATGGATTAGTCACGTGGGGCTGTTCATAATCCATGTTGGGGGTGAATGTATTAGATGTATGATCTGCGTCGCCTACAACCGTATGCAATGTACCGTGACCAATCACTCCAGAATGGATACCTACCCTATCCTTACCTTTAGGTGACACAATATCCCCCCTACCAAATATTTCTAGGCCTTTATTTACAGGCTTCATCAAATATGCTCCGAGGCCACTACCGCAATATATCTCAAGAACGGGTTTTCGTGTGCCTGACCCGGCTCCTGCTGCCGCCATAATTCAATAAATCGCTTGTTATAAATTATATTAGTATTATATTTATTCATTCGCGTTCGAATAAATACATACTAAATACGTCGGTTGGTATAATTACATAAATCACACCTTACTCTCATCTATTTCAAGGTCGTTGATTTTGAAACAGTTGATTAGAACCTCTGATGGTCCTTTCGGGGTGTGTCTCGCGCCGCCACCGCCGTATTTTTTATTTGTCTGGAACATACTGTTGTTTATCGCCATCAATGTCGCCATATTCGTCGCCGTCGCCGCCGCCGCCGTCGCCGCCGTGTCGCTCGTCGTCGTCGCTGCGCTCGGAACAATCGCGCATTCCAGTTTTATGATTTTGAGTTCAGAACCATTGCCCGCGGTGTCTGCTGCGCCACCATTTGCCGTCGTCACTGGCTTCTTTTTCGGCGCGCGATGCTCATACCCCGTCTCCCGCTCTTCTTCAATCGTCGCCCATACCCGCTCTAGCACTTTCACCGCCTCCGAGAACCAAAGTCGGTTGCGATGGACGAGAACACAACTGTATTCGTCTAAATACCAGTAAATCGTCCGCACCCAGATATTCCGCGCACGTTCGTGTTTGGCGAATACCGCGGCCTCCCATTCCACGTATTCTTCGTCCCCCGTCGTCACGCCAATCGGCGCGTATTCGTATAACTGTATCGGCTGCGATACATACCCGTGATGCGTCAAGGCCGGCGCGGTTTGAAACCAAAGGATGATTCCCTTTTCATTTCCGTTGGCGGAGTATCCTCTCTTGCCGTCACGATACGTGTCCGCAAGGTAGTCCTCCTCGCACTCATATTCCTTGAACCGGGTCTCCACGAAATCGCATTCATCCAGGTCACAGACTTCCATTTGAATCTGGGTTTGAATCCAGTATTCTTCCTTGGGACGTCCCGTAATCTCTCGATTGAAGATATTCTTAATTTCAACCATCCGACCGTAGATGGGTGACGCGGGGTCCACATTGATTCCGTCGGGGGATGCGCCGATGAAGGGGTAGTCATCGTGTTGGATACACCCGAATTCACCCAGCCGGGTTTTATTCCGGTATTCATAGACCATTACGGTGACGGGTTCATAACGTTGACCCCAGTGAAGTGGGGAATTCACTGAACCCTGGAGTGGCGACGAAGCATGTTCAGTGCCGGCGGCGGCTGCGCTGTAGTTCTTACACTTTTCATAGACGAGTTGATTAATAGACGCCTGCGACCCGAACGCTTTAGAAGCGGCGCTTGCGGTGATGAGATTATTGCGCCGCGCATACCATTCCGGCGTTCGTTGGTCGGGTTGCGGCTTTTCGCGCAAGGTCTTTATTTTCTGGGTCATAACGGACACGACACTAGAAGCGGCGTCGACCGAGGCGACCGAGGCGACCGAGGCTCTAAAGGGCGCGATTTCCTCGTAAAATCTCTCAGCGATGTCATTATATAACTCTTGGATATACACTTCGAGGACTTCATTTAATGCGTCTGCTTCCGCCGCAGTGGCGGTTGAGAAGTCCGACCTCGCGGGTGTTATGTCCTCGAAGTACTGGCATAAATAGCTGTCAATCCATGTTCCAACGACTTCTTCTGTATCGAAATCCTCGCGTTTGAATTCCAGTATATTCTCTCGCGCAATGTCGGCCAGTTCATCAAGCGCGTCGTCGATAATGGTCTCTCTATCTTCATCGGTTGGAAGGACGGAATACGGTGCGACGGCGGCATCGGCGGCGGCATCGGCGGCGGCATCGGCGGCGCATCGGTCGTCCACGACGACTCCACCCGATTCGCGATATTCATCAGCGTCGATTTTAGCATCTTGGTTCATAATCCATATATTATTCGTATAAATATGTTTATATTCATAAGAATATTCAATTTTACTATTATATCTATTATATCTATCTATAGTAGTATTTGATTCGTTACAATGGTTGGCGCCGGTTTATTGCCTGCGGCCGTCCATAAAGGCACGATTTATTTATTATTCGGACGAGAGAATGAACTCAATGATACACCGGGTTGGGCGGATTTCGGCGGCGGTTCAAAACGGAATGAGACGCCCCTAGACGTTGCGACGAGAGAAGGGAGTGAAGAGCTCAATGGGCTACTGGGGTCACAGTCCGCGTTGAAAAAGACCGCGGTCAAGAACAAAATCGCGGAGTTGAAGTTCCACGAATACACCACCATTGTTTTTAAAACCGACTACGACGATAAATTGGAACAATATTACGAGAACAATTACCGTTTTTTTGAAAAGTATCTACCTGGCGCGAAGAAAAATCCGCATAATGGTCTGCTTGAAAAAGCGGAAATAAAATGGTTTACATTCGCGGAACTGAAGAAGAATCGTGGGAAATTTAGAGAATTCTACCGGAATATGGTGGATATTATATTAGAACACGAGGACGAAATTACGCGCAAACTGATAAAACCGAGATGTGGCGCTCGGTGTAGTTTTAAGGTTTCACGTTCCATTGGAAGGAGGGCAAGACCCGGTAAGAAATCAAACCGTCTTACTGCGCGGACACCGACACGGACACCGACACGGACACGGACACGGACACGGAAGCGCCGTCATTAGGCGGCGAGTTCTCCCGCAGCCGCAGCCGCCTCCACCGCTTCATCGCCCGCAGCAGCAGCAGCCGCCGCCAACTTTCGCTTCTTCGACATACTAGTAGTAGGTGCGAGTGATTTCATCGTAGATTGGCGCTTTTCACACCGTTTGAGTGTGAATTTCTTAAATCCGGCGTGATAAATGAGGCACGGAATACTTGTTATGGCGCCGATAGATTTGTCATATACGACATCCTTGGCACGCATCAGCTTCTTCTGGTCTAACGCGCTAACAAGAAACTGGTAGAGGCCGACGATTTCTTGGTCGGTGTAGTTTTCCTTCTTCCCGTGAATGCCCGCGAATTCCTTGAGTTTACCAACCTTCGCGGATTTATCCAATTTATTCCAGGGGTCGCTCTTATTCGCGTTCTTTTCATTTTCAAGGATATCGTCAATATTTGGATTGGTGACAATATCTGGTTTCATTAGACCGTAATTGCCGGTGAGGAGCATATTTTTGTAGTTGATGTTTTTGAGGGCGGCATCGTCGGCGGCGGCGGTGGCGGTGGCGGTGGCGTTTGTGGCTGGTGATACGGGGGGTTCGATGACGGTGGCGGCATTTGTGGCTGGTGCTACGGAGGCGGAGGCGGGGGCGGATTTACGAGGCATTGTAAGTAGTATACATAATATACAAAGATGACTTAAAGTTGTTTTTCGTATAGTATGGATTTAGTGAACGTGATAATCGACGCGACTACAAACCTGGCTACCACGATCGACATGTTCGACAATCGTATTATACACGATGTGTAATGGTTGTGACAATAACCATCCATAATTTAAAAATGGGCACGGTTTAGCATTTGGTAAATTTGATATGTTTTCTATAATCCGATTGTCGTGTGATTTTGTTAATACGACTTGTTTTTCCACTATTTTTGTAACTCGGTCTAGATGAAATATTCTATACTTTAATGCGTAATTGATAGGAATGTATTTATTTGCGAGCGCGAAACCGGCAATCACATTGTCACACCCCATACAATTTCCTATTGAAAAATCAATTCTGCTTTTTAGCGTTTTCATTTTATCGGTTTTCCTAAAAACCCAGCAATCTTGCGACCAGCACTTCATCGCCCAAAAATCTACAAATACGTCGCCTTTTTTATCTATTTCGTGCCTTGATAGACAAAGCGCGAGTTTATCATTTAACATATTAGAAACGGAATACCATTCAATTGAATCTTCTAGTATGATATCGCTATTGGCAACACATACAATTTCGCCGTCTTGAAATGTTTTTAGACAAAATGTAATAAAATAGTTCCACGATAGTCGCCCCTTTAGATTATTCGCGAACATCGATTTATCCGTAGTGGCATCTATACCTCCATTTTCATAGCCAGTTTTTATATATTCTAGACTCTTGTTTAATTTACTAAAATCCGGAACATGTGTGTAACTATATTCTTTTTCATCCTTATGGACTTTTAGATGTATTAGCTTATCATGGTGTTTTATGTGTTCGGGTAAAAAATCAATATCACCTTCGTATAAATTATACACTTTTTTGATACATTTATTATTCAAATTATTATGGAGGCATAATAACAATTCTTCCAGTTTCTCGGGTTTCTGTATCGGGTATGTCTGGATAATCAAATTTATTGGGCCTAGCTCTTTATTATGTTGAGTGTATGGTTGGTCCAGATTAACAAATTTCCGATACGTAAACGACGGTTCGTAATTATATCGTTGCTGATAAAAATCCATATCGTAGAGATTATGTATACACACATAATACAAATAAATCAATCAGTATAAACGGATTACTATTATATTGTATATCCATATCATAGTAATGAAACCTATTGCGATTCTATCGTGCGCGTTGTTGCTTACATTCGGCGGCTGCGGCATCGGCTGCGGCATCGGCTGCGGCATCGGTGTCGCCAATGCGATGACTGCGCCAATCACGCAGGATTGTGGAAATGGAATCTCGTGTGCCCCCCCGCCAAACGTGTATGAGTAATGCTACCGGCGCCGGGCTTGTATACGCATGCTCTCCATTGTATCGGGCTGTTAGATGTATGGATGCTCGGTTTTCGTGTCCGACGTCGTATACGTGTGCGGAAAATTCGCGGTGTGTCTCGGCCGAGGTCAATGCCGAGGAGGCCGGTCTCAATGCCGTCCTTAATCTTGACGCCTTCCATGTCACCGAATACCGCGATTTTGGCGCTGGTTTACGACCTACATCATTGAGTATTTGTGGTCCAATCACGAGTTTGTTCCGTCTTCCGAACTTTTGTACGTGTGCGGATGCTAAATTGGGCGGTGAATTAGGATGTACGGTGGGTCTTCAAAATTATATATCAATTGGCGCGACTGCGTGGTTTCGCCCGTGTGATTCACCGGCCAACTTTGGGTATAGAGCGTGGGCGTCTATTTTAGGGACAAGTAGAAGCATCGGGAATACGTGGTCTACGTCATTTTCGCTCACACGACCAATTCCAGGCGCATCATTTGAAATCGGCCGTTCTAATGTGGGTGCGAGAGTGGAATTAACCGGCGATGTTAGTCGCTTCATTCTCTCAACACGAGTAGCCATCGGCGTCTGTGCCACACTCGCGGCAGGGCCATTTACATTACAGATGTGTAATCCAACCGCGCTTCCGTGGTTGCCAGTTACGATTCTAAACGGTCCTCGTGTTGATTTCAGTAGGTTTTGTTGAATGGAGTATAAATTTACGATACGGTCGTAATGTAAATTTATGCGATTTATGCCTTACATCGGGCGTATAAGACCTGGATTTACCGTCTTTGTATTCCAATACAAAGAACTTCTACGTGTGGGAGAAGTCGCTGGCTGGACGGGGATCGTGAACGACTTTGGGCTTGGACGACCCATATTCAGCGTAAGTTTGGCACAGGGTGCGGCGGCGCAAGGCGCGGTGGCGGCGGCGGAAAAAGTGTGGGAGTTCAAAGACATTTTATGATATAACCGTATATTTTAGTTTTATACTGTTTCGTAAAAAGATGTAAAACGATATTTTATTTTATATAAAGTATTGTCATTCTCGCGAATGTCGTCGTATATTTGTTTCTACAACCCGTGTAATTTCGGCGACACATTCTTCGCGTCGCCCTTTATTCGCCATATATGTAACACAAACCCATCACGCAGATTTTATTATATCGTGTCAAAGGGCGAATATATATTTTCCGGTCATCAACTTCCCAATCTTTACAATATCCAGACCACCACGGCGTTACGCGGGAATGAAAAACTGATACACGATGTTTTTAATCATACATATCAACACCGAGAAGACCGTTATTTTGACATTCAAATCAACCGGGAACGATATATTTTTATGAATGTATGGTGTGCGGCAGTATCAAGCACCGACGTCAATTTTCGCGAATTAAAGGCGGGATATACCCGTTCGTTGGATACCATTAACGCTCATTATCGCGAGACATTTGTGAATACAGAAATCCCGAATCATAAAATAATGCCAGTGGTAGAAATTCCAGTGTCTATTTACAATGATAATGGGTTTACCGCGTGGATACGCAAATGGCATATCGTGAATCCGCGCGGCGGTCGCAAACTCGTATTCATATTTAATTTTACGCCTTTATCGGCTCTAGGTGAACCCTATGTTATGAATCATTATATCGCTGGATTTGCGCGAATGTTTCCGAACACGCATACATTTATGGTTCCTTCTCACGCGCGCGAGTTTGACGCATATCCGAATATTATTTGCTGTGACCGTTCATTTGGATACTCTGAATCGGAAAACTCGTTCCGAAACCTGTTTATTTTGGAAACCATCGTTCGCGCGTGCGACACCATCATATCGCAATATTGCGGCGCATCGTGGATTTGGTTCAATGAAAATCTGGCGCAATATTTTCGGGGGGGCGGGTGCGCCGGCAAAGCTATTTATATAACACATCCAATAATGCCGTGTAATAATGATTATGCGTTGAAAATGGGCGAGTGGTTTCGCGTATTTATGGGCGGTGACGGGGACGACCGTGGCGCGGAGTATATCAAATTTGTCTCTTTGGCTGATTTACCGAGTGTCATGTAATCGGTAGCGGAGAGGAATGAAATGACATAAATACTACGAGTCTATACGAATATATACGAGTCTATACGAATATATACGTACGATGCGCTTCTATGTAACACCCACCCGTGAAGAACTAGCGATTGCGAAGTCGTCCGAGGAATACAAAAACTACCGCGTGTCGCCCTTTTACAATTACTTGGATAAAGGGTATATCAAACCGTGGGGATATGAATATATGGCGTATCAGAATAAGGATGTCGGCGTATGGATACTTCACGTGAATCAGGACCAGCAGACATCCGTTCATTGTCACTTTCATAAAGATACCGTGTTATGTGTTCTTAGCGGGACATTTCGTATTGATTTATACGACGGGTTTAAAATACTAAATGAAGGGGACGTGTGTTATATACCCGCGTGTATGTTTCACGGGATATTTGCGTATTCGCCGAATGCTGTAGTATTGGAGGTAGAGATATATCATAAATACGCGGACCTGGATGGCGCGATATTGGAACATTCTGATAAAAATGATCTCCTTCGTTTGAGAGATGTATATACCCGCGATAAGAATACATATAGCGGGTCTGCGATTGAATACGCCGGCGGCGACGGGAGTGGCAATGACGTTACGTTTCCGTTTCATAATCTTCATCATACGTGTAAGACGATTGTATACGGAAACAGTGATGTGGCTACGACCCCCGCCACCACCCGGGCGACGACCACTGGCACGACTGACATATTATTACAGGGAACGCTTCACACGCGCAACCTTTCGGTATTGTCGCCTGGATCGGTTATTACAAATAATACAGAAATCGTTGATGACGCCCGGGCCGACGACGACGCTACAGTGGTCGTATTACGTATATCCAATTTATATCAGGACGATAATCGTAAATTAATTCATACGAGGACACAAATGTCTGATATAATGAAGTTGCTTCGCGCACCCGCGAAACCCGTCATCGGGCTTACATCTGGTTGCTTTGATATATTCCATAGCGGTCACATTTCTACATTAAAACAGAGCAAGTCGTTGTGCGATATTTTCTTCGTTTGTTTAAGTTCAGATAAACAAATCCGAGATATTAAAGGCACCGACCGACCCGTCAACCGTATTGAAGACCGCGCGCGGATGTTACTGACAATGCCGTTTATTGATTACGTTATTTTATATGACGAAAGCGATAATACATATGAAAAGGAACTGGATAATATTATGCTTACGATACAACCGGATATATGGTTTAAGGGGTCTGATTATACCGAAAGAGAAATACGCGCAAAACACCCATCTCTCAAACGTATTGTTTTATTCGGTAATGTGGAAAATAAAAGCACGACAAATATTATTCGGAAAATACATAATTCGGGGGCGACGTGTCCGGAAGAGTACGTCTAATGGAATGAAATGGAATGCGCGGAATAAATTGAAATCTAATTTTACAATTATTCCAGACACAGACACACCCCCCAATAATGAACCTCTTCATTCTCTCGCTTGACCCCGCCAAGACCGCGGAATATATGATGGATAAACATATCGCGAAAATCATCCTGGAAGCGGTCCAGATGTTATGTACGACCCATCGCTTACTTTCGGGTGCGGGCGCGGATGTATGCGACCCGTGCGTCTATAAAATCGCGCACAAGAACCACCCCGTCACAATTTGGTGCCGTGCCGCGCAAGCCAACTTCATCTGGACCCTGGATCTCATCGACGCAATGCACGCTGAATGGAAATACAGATACGGCCACCCCGCACAAAAACAACACAAATCGTATATTGTGGCACAGTATTTACGCCAGAATATCCCACCCCCCGACGCATTTGAGCGCGTCAATGCCCCCGGTATAATGACCCCGTTCGCGCTTGCGATGCCAGATGAGTTCAAGGTCCGCGCCACGGCGGGGACGGTGGCAACAGGAACCAGCCACGGCCACGACATTTACGACGCGGTTGCGTCCTACCGGAGTTATTATTTGTCCGAACCGAAGCGCCGCATCGCGAAATGGGGGAAACTGCGCGGAATGCCGTTGTGGTATACGCGCGGATTGAGGAAAATTCAGGGGCGACCGGCGCCAAAGTTGCGGATTGTGAAAAAAATATAAATGAAACCTAAACACACGTCGTGGTATATTGTGTATATAATGACAATCCTTGTTCCCGGACTTGTCGGCCGCGACCGTATCCTTGTTTGTGGTGCGTCCGGACTTGTCGGCCGCGACCTCTGCGACTTATTTGAACGAGTGAATATTCACTATGACGGAACATATCATACGTCTACGGACCGCGCATTCTGCGAACGCGATAATATGTTTCGCGTGGATTTCACGAACCCCAGCGATGTGTCCGATTTTTTTACGAAAAACGGCCACCGATGGCTGGCTTGCGTATTTTTGGTCGTCCAACGAATGGTGGATGTATGCGAAAAGGACTGGAATGCGATTATGCGCGTAAATGTGGACGCAGTAGATATGATGTCGTCATTATGTGAAAAGAGCGGTATTTATTTTATTCACCTATCCACTGATTACGTCTTTGACGGGACGACACCACCATATTCGCCGAAAACGCCGGTAAATCCCCTCCAGAATTATGGAATAACCAAACTTTTATCGGAGTGTAGAGTTCAGAAGAATTACGCAACATCGCCGAACTACTGTATTATTCGCACACCGGTGCTATATACTGGAAATATTGCTTCTCCGTTATATGACAATGCGGTGACCGTATTATCCAAGAGTGTAATGGACTTGCGTGCGCACACACCGGGATTGACGAGACCCGAGGATGATTATTATATCAGACGTCCTGTGTATATTCCGGATTTATGTATATTTATACGCGCAGTAGCAATCCTGGCAACGGGGGCGACGGTGGGCGATGATACCCCCGCGAAATTCGGAGGCATCTATCATTATTATAATCCAGACAATTGTTTCACGAAATACCAAATGACACGGGCGATTTCGGAATATTTGGAATTATCGCATTTACATATTGTACCGAGTCATCCTGGCGCGGGCGCGGGCGCGGGCGCTTACCAACAAGCAATGCGACCGTATGATACCCAACTCGTTGATGCGCGATATAATATTAATAATTTCTTTACACATTCCTTTACTGAAACATTACCGCACGTGTTTTCTAGGTTCAAACATCCGAAAATTGGCGTCACCGCCCCTCAGACGACGACGGCGGTGGAGCAAGGCCGCGGAGACAATACATATTTCCTGATGTTTGACCTCGACGGAACACTCGTCCATACATCATACGCACACTACCGTAGTTATCTTGAAGTCTTCCGCAATCGCGGGCTCCTATTTATGTCATATACCGAATGGAATAAGTATATTAATTATAAAAATATCCATACTTACTTGGAAACGGTGGCTGCCGATTTGGCAGACCAAGACACGATAGAAACCGACCGAATTCTCTCAGATATGCGAAATGAAAAGTTGGCAGCGTTCAAGATTTACGCCCCGATGTATATCACCCCCACAAACCACGCACTAGATATGCTTCGTTTTATTAAGGCGAACCCGACGACTATAAATGCGGTAGTTGTTACAAATAGCAGTCAAGCGACTACCGATATTATTCGCGGGGTTGTCCCTGAATTGGACCATATAGAGAAATGGTGTGTTCGCGAAACATATACCGCGCCGAAACCACACCCGGAGTGTTACGCAAAGGCGGTAGAATTGTATTATCGTCAAGAAAAATATATGATTGGATTTGAGAATACAAGTATCGGGTATGAATCATTGCGGCATTCTACTCCGATTATATATTTGTATATAGACGAACACGATGAATACGCCAAACAGGATAAGTGGTATTATAAAAAGGATGCCTTTTATTTTGATGATTTTAGGAGTGTGTAGACGCTTCATCCCAAAAATCTCTCACAAAGGTATCTCCCAATCATCAGACTCATCAGTTTTTTATGCGGTGAAACAAACGTGCTGTTATTCCCCAGCCAGATACTTAATGAAATGATGCGCGTGAGTTCGCTCGTTATTTCGGGGACAGCCGATTGCCACTCGGGGGTGGTGAGAGATTCGTATATGCGCGCGGTTTCATCTATAAATGGAATCTGGATACACAAAGCATCGGCATTGTCTGCGTCGGCATCGCCTGCCGGCACGATATCGCAATTATGTATCATCATTTGGTCGAACCGACTATATCCTGATATACCGAATAACAGTTTCGCATAATCATAATGCTTGTCGCCATATACGTCATATGACGCAAAATATCCGCGGGGGTCAATGAATACGTATTTTGGGAGGTCGTCGTCGTCATAGTCATCGTCGTCGTTGCGTTTCGGGACTAATATATTACCGAGATGCGTGTCTCCGTGAATAAATGTCAAATACCGCCGGTCCCCACACGCTCCCGCCGCCGCCCCGACCCGGTCTTTGATGATATTCGCGTATTCTAAAAATGGACGCACTTTCACTCCATTTACATAATTCAATCTCCTGATATCGGGGTAAATATCCTCTTCCCATTTCACAGAATGATACCGTTCTACAATTTTATCATAGCACTCCGCGCGAATAGCGTCGTTGTATTCTTTATCGGTGATTTGTAATCGCGGGCTGTTTGCGTGGAGGGGGGAAATACAATCCAAAATCTCTCGGATGACCTTTATTATAAGAGCTTGACTGGCCGGCGCATACGGGAATCTCTCGGTCAACGGTTCGTGATCGGGGAAGTATTGGATATGTAATTCCGGAAGAGCTCCGCGGTGAGAGTCTCCTGTCGCGGTCGCGGTCGCGGTCGCCGTCGTCGTCGTCGTAGAATAAATGCGCGGGAATACAAACGGTTCGGGTATTTTATGCGCCGTCAATGAATTATAAAAGCCGATTTCCTTTTGAAGCTTCATTTTGCCGTCTTTGTTTTCAGGTATCGTTTCTCTCAATCGTTTCACGATGATATTCCGCGAAGTATCAATAACGAATTCATTATAAATGAAACCGTAGTTTTGCGGGGAGTTCATTCGGTGGATGCGACGATAGCGACAGCAATAGCGACAATAATAACAATACAGATAATCTATCTAAATCGTAGACGATACGATAGTATACGACGAGTCGCGTATGCTTATGAATTTTTCAATTTATGGGATATACGACCACTACAAAGCACATCCCGGCGATAAGACCGGAATTCTCCATATAACAATGTATTTCCCGCCCGATGGTGATGCGGGGGACATTGCGCGGATTATACAGAAATATTCGCGGTTTGTTATATTGGTCCAGCAGAATAAACGAGCTGTGGGTGTGTTTCAACGGGATATCCAACCTCTCATTCACGCAGCCAATAAACCGTATGTCATTGTATCGTGTATGGATGACGCGACATTTCCGGAGGAGGTGGTGGTAACGCCAGATGAGTCCTCGGGGGCGTTATTGCGTCACTGGTTTGCGACAAACTGTTATGCGCGGCCATCATCGGGGGGTACACCCCTACATGTATCCCCCATCCCGTATGGAATTGATTACTGGACGCTCTCCGCGCGAACGATGTGGGCGAATACGCCGATGTCGTCGGCGCATACCCAGGACCGGCATCTCTCGCGCTTGCGTGAAACCGCCGTTCACTTCTCGAGGCGCGGCACCGCCACCGCCACCGCCACCGCCACCGCCACCGCCACCGCCACCGCCCCGCCGCGAATCTATATCAACTTCCAATTTAATATGGATGGAAATGGGAACTCCGAGAGATTACTCGCATATAATACAATTCCGAGAGATTTGGCTTCGGTCCAAGAAACCCCCATAAATAGGTATGACACATGGGGTGCGTATACTCAACACGTATTTGTCGCAAGTCCGCGCGGGAATGGTCTGGATACGATTCGGACATGGGAAGCACTGATGCTCGGGTGTATTGTCATTGTGCGCCGAATACCGGGCGATGGAGGGTGCGCCCTTGAAGAATTGTATCACGATTTACCCGTCGTAATTATAGACCGGTGGTCGGACCTCACGAGAGATTTCCTGGACCGGATTCTCTCGGAATACGCGCAACGAACCTTCCGATATGAGAAACTCGGGACGTCGTATTGGATAGAACGCATTGAAGCATCGTTCAACGCGGACTGACGCGAGGTTATTTAGTAGGTGTTTATTGTATTGTATTGTAGTCGGTGTTTATAATAATAATAATAATAATAATTACAATAATAATACTATGAAGAAAATAGACATCATCGGCAAGCGCAACCAGGACAAAATGAAGCAAATGGCGGACCCGGAAGCGGTGATTGAGAGAAAAGTGCCGAAGAATCGTGGAGGCACAGGGTTGACTGATAACGTATACGAACCGGACCAATCTCTCGTGCTCGAGATGTTGAAGGCATCCGTGGCAGACAAATCTCTCGGCGTGTCGGCGGCGTCCTCGCCCTCGTCCTCGCCAGCGGCGCTCACGCACTTATTCCGAGAGATTGACACGAAACGAAAAGCATATATTTACCAAGATAAACACCATAATATCTATGACCCGCGTTATACGGTAACCACCGACCGAATTGTGGAATTATTGGTCAGCGCTGACCTTTTATGCCACTATTGCCGAGAGATTTGCCAGGTCGCATACAAAGAAGCGATGTGTAGGCGACAATGGACGCTGGACCGAATCGATAATAACTACGGTCATAATGATGCGAATGTAGTTATTGCGTGTTTGGATTGTAATTTGAAGAGGGGAACAATGGATGCCGAGAGATTTCGTATGGGGAAACAATTCACTTTTCGGAAGGTAGAGTAAGTGTAATATTGAGAAATCCAAATGTATTTATTAGTATAATGAATGATAATTCACATATATTTTTTTTAGTAATGTGAAAAGTAAAGCAATCATAACAAACAATAGTAATATCGTATCTACTTGATTTGATGGTAAATATCTCGATAAAAATTTAGTGGTTATACTGGAAGAATCAATTGTATTGTTTTTTGTAGTTCGGTTTAATAATATGTTCTCACATAACGTTATTATACATTTATCTTGAAAAACACACCATCCAAGTAAAGTTAACGATTGACTAAATATCAAAATGTGTAAATATAACGTGTTAGTTATAAATAACCATCCAATATTCATTACAATGGATAATAATAAATGTATAACATAAATTATATAACCCAATATAGTTATTATTTTATCATTTATAGATATCATATTTCATACTATTATACAATATGAAAAAAATACGATACGACTATCTCATCAAGCATACAACTTACTGTCCTCCACATTCCGCGTCACTTCCTTGATAAACTTATCCGTATCCAGGAGCTCGTTGATATTCTCCGCCCACGATTTGCGATACCGAAACAGAAACCCGACCAACCCCGCCATCGTAATCGTTTTCTTATTGATATGCTCGTAAAACTTGTCAAACTCGCGGTCTATTTCCTCCGCGGTCATCGCCTCCTTCCGCATCATATCGCGGAACAGATGCTTGACGTCCACCTTCTTCGGGTAGTTCATATGAATAATCATATCCGTCCTGCCCTGTCGCAGCAACGCGTGATCCAAACTCTCCGGATGATTCGTTGTAATAAATGAAATCAGCCCCTTGCGGAAAAAGACGCCGTCCAGCAGGTTGAGCAGGTTGCTAAATGTGAATGTGCTCTTGTTTTCTTGGGTGCCGGTGCGTTTCTCGAAAAGACAATCAATGTCTTCAAAAAGGAGGACGGACTTGGGCGGAATATCGCGGAACGCTGATAGGGCGGTATTATTGTCCGTGTCGTGATTGATAGAGAAGATACACAGATTATACCCGATTTCCTTACACATCGCCTTGATAATACTGGTCTTTCCACTGCCCGGAATACCCGTAAGGAGATAGTTCTTCTTATACGGAATCCCGAACTCATCGTATTCCTTCTCCTTCTTTAAGAAGTCGATAATATCCGCGCGCATCTTCTGTTTCAACTTCTCGTCGAAATAAACGGTGTCTAGGGTGCGCGAGGGGATTTTGTTATAGCGCATCCACTCGCCGTATTTCGACATCACATAGACGTGAAGTTTACTGACATCTTGTTCGTTGTTTTCTAGGAAGTTGTCGCTTTCGCGGTAGAAATGGTGAAATATGACCGGCGAATCCGTGCGAACCGTCATATATTCAAACTTCACTGCTGAATCGGCTGTCCCCACGATTTTTGATTCTTGGCGGTAGGTTATCAAAAACTCGGCGGATTTTTCGGGGTCGGTCTTCGTTGCGGGGACCGTATACGTATATTTATAGTTGCCATAGCCGATTTGCGAATAACAGAAATCCTCCTTGTCGTATTTATAGGGGCGGCGGCGCAACTTGAGCGGGACCGGGACCGCCCCCGCGGAGTCGTCGCAACCGCCGCCGGGGATATGAACCAAGTTATGAATCGTATGATAAATATACAGCAACATTTGGTTCATTATACTGGACGCATCGGTGTAATATTCGTATTGCCCCTCTGGCATTTTATTTAAATCCACGACGAGTTTACCGTGTTCGGTGCTTTCATTGTCGCTGTCAGAATCGCTGCTTGACTGGAGCATTGAATTCGCCTTTTTATACTGGGCGACGCAGTTATCAGGTGAAACCGAATCGGCGCGGTCGAGAGACATACTATGGAATGAAATGGAATATGGAATACGAATTGACTTATAATTCATAACGGGATGGTTTTATATCGTATACCCGACGATGTAAACCGATGTAAACCGATGTAAATCGGGCACAAACCGATGTAAATCGGTTTAAATACTTATCATTATGTCTAATACACGAACGCCGCCCAACAATGTTAGCATGTATTCAACCCAAGGAAGACATTCAATACCCGCACGCGCAGATACATAAATGTGCGGCCCACAGTTCAAGCCTCTATAACACCCAAAACGATCTCCTGCTTCATAAAGTCCTGCGATTTTATAATGAAAACGGCGGCGCGAATATGGACCTGATGCTTTCCGTCATCAATGGAACGACCAATATTTCGCTTCGGATTATGGATTGGTTTGTCACCAATTATTCGAAGAAGCATTATACGGTATATGACCTCGTAGGCAGCGGGAATGGTGCCGGTGCCGGTGCCGCGAAGCGATTCAAAGTCTACGTGGATTATAAACTGAAACTCCGCGCATATTCCAAAAAGCGGTTTGACCCCTTCTGCCGATGGGACCGGATTAATGTCCCGCATAAAAACGGGTCGACGTATATCCAGACGACGCTAGGGCAACTGAATTTCTTTAAATGGGCGATTGAGAATGAGGTGCTTCGCTATATCGAGGAGAATTATACGGCGATTGAAACCGATATGAATATTAGGAATAATACGACACGTAAAATTGCGAAATCGCACCAGACGTCGGCGGCCACGGTGGACGGATGTGAGATCGTCGTCGCCTCCGGCTCCGACCACTCCGTCGCCTGCGGCTCCTCCGTAGTCTCCTGTGTCCCCTCCAACCACTCCGTCCCCTCCGGGTCCTCCGTAGTCTCCGACTCCGTAGTCGCATCCAAAGCGAAAGTAGGAAAACACCGCAAAAAGCGCGAGGAGCTGTCGTTATCCGCTACGAAAAGCATCAAGAAGGAGTTTGTGGATATTGTGATAACGTTCAACTAATTTGCTCGGCCTCGCTTCGTTTCGTGCCGATAGGCACTCCACTCGCTCGGCCTCGCGGTCGTGCTCTATTCTGATCCAGATTAAAGCACATTATTCCAAACCGATTAAGAGTCACAATAAAGCACAACCTAGAGGACGAATCCACTAAAAAGAGTGTAAAAACAAATAATATGGTTAGTATAACTATATTATTACTATTGTTAACTATATTATTCAATGGGAAACCAAGTATCCCTCGTGCCAAAAGTCAGCTACGAGGACATCCAAATGGTCGTATATCGTAACACACACGTTCCGCATACCACACTGATTATTAACACCCTCCCCGCGTCTCTCCAGCACTGTCTCATCAAGACCACCGTGGATATACGATACGAAGAGCAAATCGTGAACTCAATGTTACACAAGAATCGCGATATAATGATTATTGTATATGGCAAGAACTCAAATGATATCACCATCTTACATAAATACGAACAACTTGTGAAACTCGGATTTACAAACGTCCATATTTATACAGGCGGTATCTTTGAATGGATGCTTCTTTACGAGATTTACGGAAAAGATCTCTTTAAAATAACACGATACGAGATTGATATTTTGCGGTATCGCCCCAAGTCGGTGATTCTCGCAGCGATGGCAGGCGGGGGTAGCAGTATTGGAGGGTATATTGAAGACGGTGATGGGACACGAACCAGTCCAGAAGAACCGGATTTTCGCGTCAATATTCCTCTCAATAGCAACGAAACGAACGAAACGAACGAACCGGGAATACTAATTTCCGGAATGAAATGGTTGTTCGGATGATATAAGAATGCGTATAAACACCAACTATTTTATGTCATATATTGATATATATTCATATTCATATTCACACCCGATGGAACTATCAACGAACACCTATAATACAAAGTATGGGAAAATAACATTATTGAAAAACGAAGCATATATCGGAAATGAATTTAGATTAAATAGGTATTGGGAGGAGGACAACTTGCTGAAATTAAAACCATACATTCCGTCCGACCGCAATATTTTAGAAATCGGCGCGCATTGCGGAACCTCTAGTGTCGTATATTCATCCTATATTAGCGATACGAATAAATTGTTCGCATACGAGCCCCAAAATGTTATGTATCAACTGTTAGTTCGAAACGTAACACAAAATAATCTTCAAGACAAAATTATTCCATTCAACAATGGAGTTTTCTGTTATCAAGGTTCCGGAAATATGAATAATATTGATTTAGATGGTGGCGGTGGCAACGTCCAGCGTCGTTATAATGAAGAAAGAAACCTTGGTTGTAATTTCGGAGGTATTGGTTTAGGCAAAGAAGGCGAACCCATCGCGTTGACTACGATTGACGATATGGGTCACGACAATATCGGGTTTATCCATTGCGACGCACAAGGCTCCGAGAACTTCATTTTTTCAAGCGGAAAGGAAACCATCAAGAAGAATCGCCCCGTAATTCTATATGAAAATAACGCAAAATACTCCCAATTTCTATACGATAATGTATGCTTGAATTATCCGTCATATACCAAAGAAAGTAAGTTTGACCTCACCGAATACTGTATGACTGAATTGAAATATTCCGCTTGTTATGACCGATTTAACGGTTCTATTGATACACTTTTATTACCCTAGTCAGTTAGTCCCGCCACGACCCGTATCCGAGATGCCGCAAATACCCGCGGTCCATAAGACGGATAGACGAGTCGGCTTCCGTCGCGTCACAGGCCTGTTCGTGATACATTGTTGTGATGACATCCGGACCGCATACCCACAATATATCCGTTTCAACCCACTTGTCAAGATTGGACTGAAACAGCACTTCTAGACGGCGCATACATTCGTGAATACACATTTCTAGGAAGGGGTGGCGTTTATAGTTCGTGGCGAATGCGTAATTGGCGATGCGTAGCGCGTTGCTCGGATTCTTACATTCACGCGGGCCTAGCGCGTCAATTGGCACAGTAAACTCGGTAAATAAAATCATCCGGTCGTTTTTTGGGTTCACCCGTTGGAACGGATTCGTCGCGATGACGCAGTCCATATCCAGGTAAAACCCGCCGTGTTTGTAGATATAGAGGAGGCGCCCCAGGTCGGCCTTTACAACCCAATGCTGTGACGGGATTTTCGCCCACAACTCGGGGAGGCCGGGGAATGACGAGAGAATGGGCATAATATCTGCGGGGGTGACAATGGTGTGTTCAGGGATGTGCTGTTTGTTTTGCTGGATACACGTCATCGGGATGCCCGCGCGTTCATTGGGTTTGAAGTTCCACATATATGCGATGGATGTTGCGTAAGACGACGAAGACGACGACGACGATGACATATCTGCGAGGAATATTGATTGTATATATCATAGACATGACGTTTATTTATGTCAATTACATACACGGGTATCTCCGGCAGCGGCGGCGTTCGGATTCCACCATTTCGTATAATATGATAAATGTAATCGTTCATACTGAAACGCATTTTGTTGGTGTTTCAACTTGAATTCATATACGGTTTGTTTCAATAATTGTAATGTGACATCTTCCCAATTATCTACAATCAATACCGGAAGTTCGTCGAACAGTTCACTAAAAACGGATGCCCTCACAATCGGAATACACCCGCATAACAGCGCCTCCCACGTGCGATGGCAATCCATACCATTGCCGAATGGAGAGAGCACGAATGCGTATTCTGTCATATTCTTCCACGTATCCATCCTCGGTATAAACGTGGTTTGTTGATATAGTAATGCGGGCGGTATAGCCGATACAGCGGTAGAGCGGTCATTGAACCGGTCAGGGCACAACATTACATTTGAATATATTTGTATTTTACGACTATAAAATGGTGTCATTTTGTCGCGGATTTGTTGAATGAGACACTGCTCTTGTGCGACGGGGGATGAGCGCGATATCTCTTGTTTCATTTGCCAACGATGGTTCGGTTTGCTGCTTATGGTATGATAGTCCATACCAATCGGTATTTGTTTTAATTTATTACAGGCGCGGTGAATTGCGTTTTCAAGGGAAGACTCATTTTTTACAATCACCGCATTCGCGTTCCAAAGTTTAGTTATTCGCTCCTTCAAGAAATTGCGGCAATCTTGGATATCCATATTTTGCGAATAGAAACCGCGAAGGTATGGGTTTAATATAAACATCAGGAACGCATTCGGTTTTTGTGGGACGGTCTCGCGAAACATCGTTTTATCTCCGTCTCCACTCACAACAATAAACGGTGTTTGAATCTTTGGTGCGTATTCTGTGATAAATGTCTGGAATGCGTCGCAGCATACATACACGGACGTGGCGGACCCCGATGCGGACCCCGAGGCGTCTACGAATGCCTTAATATAATCCAATTCTCCGGCGCAACTTGATTTCGGTATCGCGGAATGTATATCGCACGACTTTACTAATCCACGACTTGATACAAAGGAACACGCAGTTTCGTCCGTCATATGAATAAATGAAAAAGAAAGTGATAATATAATATGTATATATTAACACGTATTATATTTATCTTTGTTCATTTACAGCATCAACCCCCTAATAAACCCGGTGATACGTTCCATCCTGTCCGAGAGAATGTGCGGCGTCTCAATCATATCTTCATTCGCGGGGAGTTCCAGGAGAGGGCACGCGCGGTCGCGAATCCAGTCTTCGTGATATTGGTGGCAACGCTCTATATAATCCGCCTGGATAGTCTCGCCCGCACGTGCGCGTTTCGCAATACGATTGAGGCACACATCAGGTGATGCGTTGATATATACAATCCCCGACAGCGGAACATCTGTCAAGAATTCATCAAACCACAAGGTGTATATCTGGAATTCATCGTGCGAAATATCACCCGTGTCATACAACATCTTCGCGAACACATTTCGGTCCGTTTCCACGCTTCGCTCCGTAATAATCAACTTGATTTTCGGGTCTTTCACGGCTTTGCGAACTAATGCGAGTCGTGAAATATACGCCATCATCTGGAATTTGAACGCATATGCGCGAGTATCCTTGTATACATTCGTCAGAATATTCACACCATCCTTATCACATATCTGATTCCATAATGCGACTGGCTCGTCGAGAAAACACACCTCTTCGCGGAAGGAAGTTATGTTCGGGAATACGGCGGCATCGACGGCATCGACATCAGACGCCATACGTCGGGCGAGATATTGCTCATATTCATAACACGTGGTGGATTTACCAGAACCAATATTTCCGTCAAAACTCACAATGATGGGGGACATACAGGACAGACGGCAGGGTGATATACAATAAACAGTTATATTTAACTCAATTCTTTTACATACGCGCGTGTTATAATACTTTTATCGCTAAAATTGATTTAAAAGAACCGCTCTATCTTTAATGTATCGTTCCATTTATTACATACACGTAAACACAAATGGATTCATTGAAGACAGCGACAGCGACAGCGACAGCAGGCGAGACCCTCGTCCAAGTGAAACTCACCGGCGATGAATGGAATAGTGTTGAAATTATGGAACCCGAAGAAGAGATGCGTATTCTACAGTTGATTATTGACGGGTTTAACGATGTAAATCGCGTATTCAACCCGCATCTCTCCTTAATGTCGCGTTTGAAAATAACGGCCACTCCTGAAATGGAGGATTATCTATTTGACGAATACTTTCGGAAACGTGTGGAGCGCGTGATTTCGTCTCACGGTGGCGGGGTCGGTGCGTTTGAAATCCGCGCCAAGTCCAAAAAAACAATGAAAAAGGTGGATTTGATGCGAATCCAGAATATGAATACAACATTTGGAGGTTCCGGTGATACATACGACCATCACATTATGGATACAATTGAAGCGATGGTCGCAGTGAAGGACGCAGCGGGCGCGTCTGCGGCGGGCGTGGGTCCTAACGAATGGATGAAGCATTATTACACAATCAAACTGATGCTTCAAAAATCGGTGGTCGGTATCAATACGCATATTATTGATTTTGCGGGATTTGTCATTAACACCTTCAACTGTGATATTCAAATCGCAGGGTTTCTTCGCAACGCATATCGCTTCATCGAGCAAAATGATTGCGTGTTTAAATACGCGGATTTTCAGTTATACGACCATCAGAAAGAACTCTTCACAATTGCGAAACGTCCCGGTGCGAAATTGGTGCTGTATATCGCGCCTACCGGCACTGGAAAGACGATTTCGCCGCTAGGATTGTCGGAGAAATACAAGATTATCTTCGTGTGTGCGGCACGTCACGTAGGGTTGGCATTGGCCAAGGCGGCGATTTCCGTGAATAAACGCATCGCATTCGCATTTGGATGTAGCAATATTGACGATATCCGTCTTCATTATTATGCGGCGAAGGAGGCCATTCGCGACAAACGCAGCGGTCGTATTCGTAAAGTGGATAACAGCATCGGCGACAATGTAGAAATTATGATTTGCGATATTCGGTCCTATTTGCTCGCGATGCGGTATATGATGGCATTTCATCCATTGGACAACCTTCTGATGTATTGGGATGAGCCGACAATATCGCTGGACTATCCTGACCACGCACTTCACCCGATTATTCATCGTAATTGGAGCGGGAATATGATTCCCAATGTTGTCTTGTCGTCGGCGACCCTGCCGCGTGAGGACGAAATCGTGGATGTGATTCAGGATTTCAAGGTGAAATTCCACGATAAGGGGGTGGAAGTCTACAGCGTGATTAGCCACGATTTCAAGAAGTCGATTCCCATTGTTAATCAGGGGGGGTTTATTGAACTGCCGCATTATATGTTTGGCGAGGATTATGACCGAGTACTCGAATGCGTCGAACATTGTAAAACACACAAGACGCTGATGCGGTATTTCGACTTGCGCGAGATTTTGCGGTTTATCGGATTGGTGACGAAGCGCGTCGACAGCGACAGCGACAGCGACAGCGACAGCGACAGCGACAGCGAAGACCCGGGTGTGAAGGCCACCGCCGACGATAATCGCGGTCTCGCAATTACATCCCAGAGGTATCTTCCCGAAAATATGTTCGGGGATATCAGCGAAATCACAATGACGAGTATCAAGGAATATTACCTCCTTCTTCTTGAAAATATCCAACCCAAATATTGGGCGCGTATCTACGAGACACTCATCGGGGTCCGCAAACCCAAATTCGCATCCGTCGTCAATTTATCCACCAGTGACGCACATACACTGACCGACGGACCCACGATTTATTTGACCGAACACGTAGATAAAGTGGCCGCATTTATGCTCCAAATCGCGAAAATCCCGACCGTCGTTATGGACGATATTATGGAGACGATTGATTTCAATACGCGTATTCTGGAAGAAATCGCGAAAACCGAGAAGTTGATTAAAGACTTGGAAGGCGAATCCGCCGCGGGTGGAGGCGCGAACGCAAGCGACGAGAAGAAGACGCGCAAATTCACGTCAGATACCCGTGTCAATCCTGAAACCGACCGACTTCACGTGAAGGTAGAAGAGCTGAAGAAGTCCGTGAAATATACCGCTCTTCACGACCTCTTTGTCCCGAATCGGTTAGAGCATTTGAAGAGATGGACGACGCGAACCGCAATTTCGAATGAGTTCACGTCGTTCGTAGAAGACGAAGTTGTAGAGCAGATTATGCTTCTTAATGTCGCGACACACTGGAAACTCCTGCTCCTGATGGGAATCGGCGCCATCACGAATGCGACCGACCAGAAGTATACGGATATTATGAAGACGCTCGCGAAGCATCAGAAGTTGTATTTGATTATCACGGCAACAGACTACATCTATGGCACGAATTATCAGTTCTGTCACGGTTATATCGGGAAGGACTTGGAGGGGATGTCGCAGGAGAAGGCGATTCAGTCGATGGGGCGTATCGGGCGCGGGGCGATTCAGCAGGATTATACTATCCGCGTGCGTCACGACGCGATTTTGCGCCATATCTTCACGGCGGTGCGAAGCGCGGAGAAACCGGAGGTGTGCGCGATGAATCGGTTGTTCATTACGGATGCGTGAGGCGAATGCGTGAGAGTTGTATAGTATAATAGGTGTATATAATAATCGGTTTATTTGAAATGTCTGGAGTTAGATTTTCTACTTTTTTTAGATTTTCTACTTTTTTTAGATTTTCTACTTTTTTTAGATTTTCTACTAGCTTTTCGTGTATATTTTGATTTACCACCGGCAGAAGCACTTGTGCGGATGATACCGTTTATCATTCCCATCAATTTATCCGGATAACTACTACACGTATTTAATGTAAATAATGATTTTGGTAATGATTGTGAAAAACGAAAACGTATTGATTCTGGGTTATACCAATTATCAACATCTGAAATGGTATTGTCGCTAATAGTTAAACTACATTTTGTAATTGATGTATTTTTAGGTATTCCTTTAATCAAAGTCATTTCTTTAATAAATTTTCCGTGAGTAAAAACTAATATTTGGTGGGGCGAAGATGGAGATGAAGATATTTGGCTAATTACAATTTTTTTGAATTGTGATGTATTTGAAGTTCTAAATTTATCCGCATCGGATTTTTCATATTCTTCTAACAGACTAAAATCTAATCTTGGAAAATTTATAGTTATTTTTGGTGATATAGCGGGATTAGAGTGTTCTTTAAGTTGTAAAAATAATTTGTAAACATCAACACCATACAAACGAAACCATTCAATGAAATTGCTTAATTTAAATTTTATTTCTAGTGAACTATTTCCTTTGTTTTGATTATCACTATCTATTATTTCTCCAGCCCAATTTTGTAATTCGTTTATATAGGGACAAATAAATAATGTATATGGATTTTCCGTGTCAATCGTACACAATGATATCATTGCCGTCATTATGGTACGCATAACAGACGACGAACAAATGAATGTAGGTTGAAGAGTCTGACGTGTCTGTAGTTCTTCTCTTAATTGGAATGATTGTAACATACCAAATATTGATAACGGTGGTTCAAATAACCATGTATATTTTGGCATTAAATTTTTAACATAATAAGCTTTTAATTTTTTGTCGTGTGTCCGTTCAATTTCTTGTTCCAGTAATTTAATATCAAGAGAGGGCGGAATAAAATTACCTTCCTCGGACATAATTGCGTCTAGTTTGACATCTTGTTGTTTTATCTTTTCTTGAAGTGATGGTATGATTTTGTCGCGATAATTGCTAATTTCTGTTTTTTTAATTATTTCGTGATATTTATTCCATTTTTCACTATATTGTCCATCTTGAGAATCCGGATTATCCGTAATTTTACCATCTAATAAATTGGAGCAACTTTCAGCATGGCGAACCAAATATAATTATTCTATTTTAGGCGCCATTTATATTTAATATATGTATATAAAATAAACATGTCCACTCCTCGCCGCACCGCCCTGCTCATCGGTATCAACTACAACAACAACCCCGACGCCACCCTAAACGGATGTTACAACGACGTCGTCAACGTTTCCCAGTATTTACGCACCGTGTTAGGATATCCCGCGTCCTCCGTGACCGTTCTCACCGACGGCAATCGTGGCGCTGCGGGTGCTGGCACTGCTTCGGTGGTTCCGCCCACCCGCCAAAATATAATCGCGGGGATGGCCGCCTTGGTCGCAGGAATGGTCGCCGGCGATGAAGCCGTATTCCACTTCTCCGGCCACGGGTCGCTCGTGCGCGATACCAACGGCGATGAACTCACCGGCCTCGACTCGTGTCTTTGTCCCCTGGATTACAACGCGCCAGCATCCACCGGAGGCGGAGTGGTCACCGACGACGAAATCCGCGCGCTTCTCGTGAACAAGGTCCCCCGCGGCGCGCGGCTTTATGTGTTCCTGGATTGCTGCCATAACGGAACCGGATGCGATGTCCGCTTTAAATACGAGGACTTTAGTATACTTCTTCGCCCCCCTTCGGCGCGCACCGGGGCTGTCTGGCGCACCCAGCAGAAGGCATTCGCCAACCCTAAATACGCGGAAACCGCGGGTGAAGTGTATATGATTAGCGGATGCCGCGACGAACAAACATCCGCCGACGCATATATCAATAATGCCTTCGCAGGCGCGCTTACTTACGCCGTATTCGCCATCCTCCGCGCCAACAACGCCACCATCCGGGGGTATTCGTGGAGCGCATTATTGCGCGATGTCCGACATTTTATGCGCGCGAATAGATACTCCCAGATTCCGCAGTTGATGACCGGACAATTAATTACTCCGGCCAGGCCGGTATTCGCGGTCGTGGCGGCGGCGGCGGCGTCGGCGTCGGGTGCGCGTGGTGGTGCGGCATTAGAACTGAGTTCGGGTGCGGTCGGCGCGGGAGCTAGGGGCATCAGCGAATCACCCACTACCTTATTTTCTTTTGCCGTAAAACCGAAATCCGGTATGTCATCAAGCCGAGTGCCGATTCAGTTTCTCGTATGAAGATAATTCTTCGTGAATGTATTCTAAAAAAAATTGAAATGTTTTTTTACAATACATCGAATTCAGTGATTCAAGCAATAGACGAACGAACGACTCAATGGCCGCTGTAAATCCGAAACTAGCAACGCTTATGCGCGTCATCGAAGACAACCAAGGAAAAATGACCGAAGGTGAATACCTCGAGGCGATGAATGCGTTGGGAGCACTCCACCGTGAAATACCAGCCGCCGCTGTCGCCGTACCACCCCCGCCTCCGGCGGCGCCTCCTTCCTACAACGCATCCGCCGCTGCTGGGTTATTTGCGCCTCAAGTGCCAGAAGTGATGGGCGGCAACCTTACGGAAATGTCTGCGTGGCAGAATGTGAGAACCCACCACCCGGACCCTTTCCAAAACCGAATTTCCGCGGAAGATTGGATGTTGTTGTCTTACGAAATCCGGTTTCGTCTCCTGCGTGAAGCGAAGGAATATTTTGTCAGCAAAAAAGAAATTTCACACCGCACACCAGAACCGTCGGTTTGCCCCTTCATCACGCGACACGCTGTCGGATTGTGGAGTGATGAAGACGATGGCAACACGAACTGGGAATGTGTGTGTGGCTACCTCGGAAAAGTGAAGAACTGGAAAAAACACGAGCAAAGCGAGCGTCATCAAGAGTGGGCCACTCATCGCACAGTAAGCCGACGCAAAATACAAAAAATGAAAGCGTCCATCAACGACGACGAAGTTGGCCACTTTATTCGCTTCGCAAGTTACGCGCCGAACCCGGCTGGTCTGTATCCCGGCGGAATTCGATTCTATCCCGTTTGGCAGGACAAAAATGAATGGACGCATCCGGAGTTGTTTGCGGAGTTTCATCGAAGCCCGGTTCCTGTCTTTCACTTGGATGAATGCGGCAACGTCGGTGAGACGACGACAACGTGGTTTGTTCACCGAAGAAATATCTGGGCTAGGCAGTATGTTCAGTAAGGGGGGTAAGTAAAAATATGTTGTGTGTGTGTATGTATTCTAACACTTTTTATTCTCTCAAATAATACAAATAAAAAGTGTTAGAGCACACACACACTACTTACATTTACAAGGTTTGATGCTCGAGATATTTACCTATGATTTTCCGCATCGCCTTTTCACACAAATCAGCGCCGTCCTTTTCTTCTTGCGTCTCCGTCTCTGTCTCTGGCGCGACCGCCACCGACGAGTGTAAGAATTGTACAGCCCCAAACGCCTCTTCGTAGGTTGGCGGCATCGAACGAACGATGTAAAATGATGCGTCACGGATTGGCGTATCATCCCACATCACCTGTCGCATCAATTCCCAATGTTCCTGAACCATCTCTTCGTATTCGGTTCTCGGTTTTGTCTCAAACCAGCTGTCTTCATTATCGATAAGCATCACGAGTCGGAAGTCGTTGGTGTAATGCTTGTGGTCGCCCACCATTTCAATCCAGATGCGCGATGTCTTCACGTATTTTTCTTCGTATTCTTCGTGTCTTTTCTGAAGAGCGGGAGGAATCGGCTTCTGCCATTTTGATATATAGGAATCGTTGACGAACGAATGCGGAAACCAGTCGATACTGAGTGGGCTTCGGTACGATGAAATTTCGCGCGGGTCGGTATTCAACCACACTTCGCTTTGGCAGTATTTCGGCGTGTGCCCAATTTCACCGCAACGGGAGCACTGTTGTTGAAGCAGGATGGGGCAGGTGATTTTTGAACCAAATTCCGGCCCGCTTTTCGTATAATGCGTCTTACATTCTTTGAGGGGGAGGCCGCGTTGCTGACAAAACTTACAGAAAGGGCGTCGCATTTTCGTTGATTTGGTCTGGGTTCGGCGCGTTACGGTTCGCGCAAGGTCGGCTTTTTGTTCATCTTCGGCGCGTTTTGCTTCTTTTTCATCATTCCAGATATTCTTGTAACGTATTGGGCAAAACACGCTATAAAACGGGATTGTTCCCTTCAATTCGCTTGGGGGTATTCGTTCCAAACGGTAGGGTGGGAGTTCCGCCATATCCAAACGGCGGTATTTGGGATGAGGAATCGTCGTCATTGCTTGCTTCTGTGTATCTGCGAATCTATACGCATCAAAAAAAACATTTCAATTTATTGGCGAACATCGCCTCTCCCTCACGCGCCGATGCGATACTTATTTTTTATCAACCAAACACAGTATCGTCAAAGTCGTAGGAACCGTATTCATCTTTGGAGTGAATTGACTTGACAGGTTTGCCTTGATTCCATTCACCTTCGAAGATGACGATTTCACTCCCATCTCCGGATTTTTGAACATGAAGTCCAAAACCGTGAAGCTTGTCATCTTCCCAAGTTCCAGCGTATTCGTGCCATTTGGCGAGATAGGCATTTTCAGCGGCTTCTTCGCTTGTGTAGTTTTTCAGGGGCTTACCATAGACAAATGCGGGCGTGCGAAGCGTTCCACGACCGTGTCGCAGATGACTGAGTCCGCCGTCCTTCACATTCGCCGGGTCATTTACGCGCATATGTCCCATATAGACGGTTCCGTCAGCGTAACTGTATATGTGTTCTTGGTGTGTGAGTCGGGTGGCGGCTGCCTCTGCTTCGATTTGTCTTGCCATTTTTTCTCTTTCTAGAAATTCAATGATAGAATGTTTCAGATAATGTGTTTGAGACGACGGATGTTCCATTCACGCTGGGATATGCCATCATAGGACAAAAACATTTCAATTTAATGGAATGGAATGGAATGGAATGGAATGGAATGGAATGGAATGGAATGGAATGGAATGGAATGGAATGGAATGGAATGGAATGCGGAATGGAATGCGGAATAAAAAGTGTTAGTTCATAGACACATATTTATAGCTTACCTGTGTTCGTGTTCGTGCCGCGGTTTGTTTACTGTCCGCAGTTGAATGGCATCTGGCTCTGGTCGTCGCACTCGGCGATGAAGTCGTGTTCGGCATCTGTGGCGAGGTTTGACAATATCAAGATGTTTTCAAGAAACTCGTTGGCCATTTGTTCAGGGTCGAACACACGGAAGGGCTCATCGCCCCAGTTGGACGCGTGGTTGAGCTGAACCTTGCGCATATCGACCGCTGGAAGTGCTTCTTCGGCAACGGCGTGTTTGGACGCGCAAAGAGCAGTCGATTCAAGGTTCAAACGCACACGAGGTCCGTGAGGATGAGCGTAAGGAGCATTGCGAGTAGCAGGCGCAGACGCAGGTTTCAATGCGGCTTGAAGCCACGGTTTGGCGCGACGGTCTTGATCGCGACGATACGAATCATCGCGGTCACGGATTTCTTGGTCGCGGCGTTCGGTATCATCGCGGAGACGATTGAACGAAATGTCGCGACGGGGCTGCTCACGCTCGATGTAACGTTCTTCACGACGGGGTTGCTCGCGCTCGATGTAGCGTTCTTCGCGACGGGGTTCTTCACGACGGGGTTGCTCGCGCTCGATGTAGCGTTCTTCGCGACGGGGTTCTTCACGACGGGGCTGCTCGCGCTCGATGTAACGCTCTTCGCGGCGGGGACGGTATTGAGGACAGTAGGACGACGTGTGTCCAGTATTGTGGCAGATTCGGCAGGCTTGGTTCAGGAGCATCGGGCAGACAACTTTGCCGTTGGGTCCGGGCTGGTCTTTGACGAAGTGGTTGGTATATTCAGATTCGGGACGTCCGGCATCACGGCACACCTTACAGAAGGGTGTGGGAGCACGGCCGGTGGTGGTGGAGGAGGAAGTATTTCTGGAGGAGGACGACATTGGTATACGTTTGCTTGTTTCTGGTAGGACACTGTTGTATGTCTGATTTGAGAAAAATCATTTCAATTTTTTTCAAATGCTTAAACTTGACGTGTATCAACATATATATTTCATTGGGTATCGACCGCCAGTCCCCAAAATGATGATGCCTGGAATTCTTCCAAGTCTTTTTCGGTGAGGTCGCTTCGTTTTCCGCGCGGTACAGTAGGGGTGATTGGACCGTCATATTCTACGAAGGTCGAAATAGAAGACGATACCGATACCGGTAGTTGGTTCATAAACATTGATGAATACTACGTGCGACGTTTATGATATACTAGACTACATTTATTTATTTATTTATCTAGTTATTATGCTTCAATTTTATGTCATACCCAATAAATCCACGCCGTATTTCTCTCGGAGTTTATCTCTCAAATGATGTAATGCGACCGCCGTCGTTGTCGGAGACGAAAATGTATAGCTACACGTCCACCGAAATCCATTCAGATTATCTTTACGGTCATAGACTAACGAGTGAATGGTCGTGGTGGGTGTATCGCGAACGAGACGCATCATTGTGTATTTCGGCAACTCGGTCGCGGGGTCGGTCGCTGGCGCGGTCGCGCTCAATTTCGTAACATATTCGTTGGCGTCATTTAACTTCTCAAGTAGGGAGATTTTCGTCGATTTGGAGGTGACCCACGGACGCGCGAGTTTGGGATGCGACTCCACTTTGAAATATTCTCTCGGAATACATTTCCCGTTTTTAAGGTAGACAATCTCTCGGTAATATACGACATATTTTTTCATCATATTATGCGTAATGCCAAGCGGCAATATCTGCGCGGTCTGCTTTCTCTCGCGCTTGTCGTTTATGCTAGATAGCGCGGGAGACTGCGGCGGGGTCGCAACGTCGGTCATTTGTATTGTATAACCACGGCATAAAACATATAAAAATGAAACGCTCCTAAATACTATCAAGGTCGGCAATGAACGCAATCCAGCAAGCAAAACGTTCTCTTTATGGCGGACTCATATTTAAATTGTCGCAAATCGGATTTGCGTTGCGGAGCACACTGTGTTATACCAACCGCGTAAATGTAGGGGTTCACGATTACGCAGAATACGCCGCACAGTTGCGTGATGGAGATTCGGTTTTTATATCTACGAGAGAATCTGAAGTTCCCGTTCATACCCTCGTTGCGATTCTACGGGCGCGTAATGTCCGCGTCGTGTTTTATATTATGGAAGAACCGCTGGTGGCGTGGGAGTTTGTTGAGAGATTACTTCCTGTTAGTATTCGAATATTCGTCCAAAACAATGAATACGACCACCCTAAAGTTCACATTATGCCAATCGGGATACGGGATTGCGGGACGATTGTCTTGATGCATCACCGGTTTCATCAATCTTGCTTGTTTGAAAAGGGGGTGTCGCTTCGCACGACATTGGGAATGAATGTTCGGCCGATAAAATGTTTACTGTGTTTCAGTTTATGGACGCATCCGTCGCGCCAGGAGTGCTACCAGTGGTTTACTGGATCGGGCGCGTCGTCGTTTATTTATAACCTCAATGACGCCGACACCGCCGACGCAGAGAATGCGCCGGCGACGAACCCATTTGAAAAAGTGCCGGCGGCGCTAGTCTACGATAAGACGCTGGAAAGCAGGTATGCGCTTTGTCCGCGCGGATGTGGAGTGGATACGCACCGGTTTTACGAATGTATTTACTTAGGCTGCGTTCCGATTGTCCTCCGGACTCATACGGTGTTTGACCGGTTGTATGCGCCCGACACGGGGTTTCCGTGTTTAGTTGTTGAGAGATGGACGGATGTAACGGAGGAACTCTTGGACCAGTCCTACCCGGATTGTTTCGCCAAGATGCGCGAATTTCACGCGCGGTATCCGCGGTTTTTGACGGACTTGGATAGTATTGAGGGGTTGTTGCGAGGGCTGTAGCGAAGCGAAGCGAAGCGAAGCGGAGCCGAGCGGAGCCGAGCGTTAGTATGAAAAATCGTTATAGTATATCTGAATGCCTATTTTAGCACCATCCCAGACTATAAGGAGTATGCCAAGTAGAATCAATATCGTGTTTTTCATTTTATTACCAATGTAAACTAAATAAGGGCCAAATATAAACAATGCGAATATTCGCCCTATCAAATAGAGTATATTCTGATACTGTTTAAGTATATCGTTGAGATTTGTCATTGGGTTGATATAATAATCGGTTATTATATACTGAATGGTAAATACGATTACGAATAAACGACGTCCTCGCCGACACCACCGTTGGTCGATGAAATACAAGCGCAGTATCAACTGCCGACGCCCGCGCGGATTCTCTCAACGCCAGCATTGTAAGTATGGTCGGCGGGGGTGGACGCGGCGTATAAAATTGAATCGTTCTTCGCGATGATTTGTTTCAGTATTGTAGAAGGATTCACAATGTTGTCGTTTATTCAAAGAATTGTCACTCGGGCGCGCGCCCACGCATCGTCAGTGTCATCATCAGTCTCGCTAGGCCGGTGGGGCATTCAATACGACCCAAAGATTATTCAGATTAAAATAGACCAGGCCAATGAAGACCATTGTGGGTGCTGTGTCGTCGTGAACCCGAAGAAGGAAGAATGTGAAATGGCGGCAAAGAAGAAGAAAAGCAGTGTGGTGAGGTTTGAAAAAAGAGAGGAATATTTAGTGCCATATGTAATGTAAGCGTAGCGGAACGGAAAAAAATATACATCGTGAATGTATCACGCGTATATTACAGAATGGAGTATAAATCAGTAATAACAGCGGCCGCATTCGTAGTCATTTTCTTATCGGCGTTGTTTTTATTTATCCGGAATTACCCGAGTGACCGGTGGTTTTCGGTTGTGTTTATAGTGGCGAGCGGGGTATTGGCGTGGAATGCGGAGGCGGAGGCGGAGGCGGAGACTGTGTCGACCGGCTCAGTGGAGCCAGAGGCGAAGCCAGAGGCGAAGCAGCAATAGTTTATATTCTCTCGTTACTTTATAACCCAATCAATAAAAAATGAACTTCAACATTACAAAATACACCGGCGTTATGGCGTTTTACGCCGTGCTGACGTATATCGTGTTCCCAGCCATCGCCTATTTCTTTTTCGGAAAGACTTTGGAGGCGGCTGGCAACGGTTTCATCGCCGGAAGTGTCGTGTCGGTGGTTCTGTGGCGGATGGTTGGGATGAGGATGGTGAAAGGAGTGTAGAGATGTCAATCCATTGCTCCCGCACCGTATTTCGCTTCTACTTTCTCTTTCATCTTCACGATTTCGTGGTCTAATACATAATTTTCAGGTAAGACCATCCGCAATCCTTCGCGAACGCCGGTGTCGGGTCGTCTTCGCTCATATACCAAGTGCGGTTTCTCGCGCATAACGACGAGCGAGATATATTTAGGCAGTACCGCCGCTGGCGCAGTATCTTCAGGGAAGATGCCCTTATCCAAATCGCTGACAACCTTATTGGCGGCTTCCAATTTTTGTATGAGCGATACTTTTTCGGATTTGCTCGTCATCCACGGTTTTTCAAGTTTGGGGTGCGTTTCAACCTTGAAGAATTCGCGACTCCTCGTGTGCTCTTTATCCAAATATTCGAAGTAATACACGACATACTTCTTCATCATATCTTGGGTGATGCCGGCGGGGAGTTCGCGCGCACTATGTTTTCTATTGCGCTTGCTTCCATCATCGGCCGTGCCTTTGCTGTTCTTTTGTTGTTCTTGCATCGTCGCAATGCGTAAATTGTCGTATCGGTTATTCATGGGGTTTCGGTCGAGGTGATCGACGCTTATGACACCGGTGCCTTTCCCATGTCCCCACGTATCCATAATGACTTGATGGATGAAGACGTTGTTGTGGCACGAAATATAACCGTTTGTGGTTTTATACCACGTGAGCTTCTCGCCTTGGTTGTGGTTTGCCTCGTATTCTAGTATTTTTTGGTAGCTCCTTGGGCATAATTCGCAGTATTCATTTGGTTCGCAATACATAATAACCGATGTGATTTCACCGGTTTGAGGGTTTGTGATGTCCCAGATGGGGTTTTTCATTTGGTTGGCGGTGCGTCCGAGAGATTTCGTATGGCCGGGTTTGAATGTGACGGAGACGGAGTCGGTGGCGGCGGGGTCGGTGGAGCCGTATTTCTGGGTGATATAGTCGTGTTGTGATTGGAATTGGAGCATGGCGGAGTGTGTGGAGGTATGTGATACATTAAAATGGAATAAACAATTTCAATTTTTTGATTGGGGTAAAATTGAAATTAAATTAGGTGGGGTGATTTTATAGAAGGGTCAAAATATGTCGAAGTGTTCTTTTGTGGATGAGGAGGGGGTGAGGTGTGGGACAATGCCAACATATAATAATAGAGGCGAGACAAAAAGGCTTTACTGTTTGGAACACAAGAAAGAATGGATGGTAAATATAAAAAGCAAAACCTGCTTGGAATGTAATAAACAATCGGCATTCAATAAAGAAGGTGAAACAAAGGGAATTTATTGTTTTGAACACAAAAAAGAAGGGATGATTAATGTGGTTAGCATAACCTGTGTTGATTGTAAAAAACAACCAGTATTTAACAAAGAATGTGAGACAAAACCATTATATTGTTCTAAACATAAGAAAGAAGGAATGATTAATGTGAAGGATAAACCATGTCTCGAGTGTAAGAAACAACCAGCATTTAACATAGAAGGAAATACAAAACCTCTATATTGCTCGGTACACAAGAAAGAAGGTATGGTTAATGTTGTTACTAAAAAATGTATTAATTGTAAAAAACAAGCATCATATAACAACGAAGGCGAAACAAAGGGGCTCTATTGTTTGGAACACAAAAAAGAAGGAATGATTAATGTGAAATCTATCACTTGTTTAGAGTGTAACAAAATACCGTCATTTAACAAAGAAAATGAGAAAAAAGGAATATATTGTTTGGAACACAAAAAAGAAGGGATGATTAATGTGAGAAACAAAACGTGTCTTGAGTGTAAGAAAATACCATCATTCAACAAAGAAGGTAAATCAAACGGTATATACTGTTCGAAACATAAAAAAGAAGGAATGATTGATGTTATTAGCAAGACGTGTAAAAACGAATGGTGTAATACAAATGTTAAAAATAAGTATGATGGTTACTGCTTGAACTGTTTCATCCACGCTCATCCCGACAAGCCGGTCTCTCGGAACTACAAAACCAAAGAACGCTGTGTCGTTGAATACATCACTTCACATTTCCCCGATTTCAGTTGGATTGCGGATAAAACGATGACAGATGGTTGTTCGCGTCGCCGACCCGACCTAATGCTTGACTTGGGGTATCAGGTGATTATATTAGAAATTGACGAAAACCAACACGTTGACTACGACTGCTCCTGCGAAAATAAACGAATAATGGAGTTATCACAAGATGTTAGTCATCGTCCTTTGATAATGATTCGGTTTAATCCCGACGAGTATACGGATGCGAATGGTGAAAATGTCAGTTCATGCTGGGGTGTGAATAAACTTGGATTGTGTGTAGTCAAGAAATCAAAAGAAAAAGAATGGGAATCGCGCTTGGAGAGGTTGCGCGAACAAGTGGAATATTGGACGAACCCAGACAACGCGACGGAGAAGACGGTTGAAATTGTAGAGTTGTTTTATGATTGTGATTGTTAGGTATGTGATGCGGTGATAGAAGACGTATGGAAATAAATGGAATATACTAATTTTTTATATTTATTTCACAATAAACATAAAATAGAATTGTAGATATGAGGCTGTGATGCACTACGAATATCAATTCGAGTAGGCCCTCTTATACCCTAAGTTTCCCTAGGGGATGGACTGTATCTTAGATTTTCTCCGGTTGCTTAAACCTTCACTGAAAACCCACCTCCGTGCGGTCTCTGATGCCCTACCATAGACTAGCATGTCGTCGTTAGGTAGTAAGCTTGCTGATTGCCCAATCATTATCATTTTCACCATACCCAAGTTTTTTTTCTTGGCCACTCATTCCTTTCGGATATCAGCTTGGTAGATAATGCTCTAAGGGGTTTCCAGAACAATAGAAGAGGTGTCGCAACTCTGACGACGACAAGTCAGAATCACTAATTGCTGGTCTGGTTATATCATTAAAAACATGATACTGAGGACCCAAGTGTTTTCCCATAGCTAGAGCTCAATTGGCTATGGCACGCAATTTTTCCGGTCTTGTTTACTGTTGATAGTAATAACATCCACATTACTATAACTAGTACATCAAACCCGCCCATCCCGGACATTACACGAAGAACGTTGTAGTTCACGGCATACACGCGAACCTTGGCAGTGTTAGTTCCCTCAACGGTGGCGTTGGAAAGAACAAGCTGAAGGGTAGCGTTATCAATACGAGAAAAGTTGCACGAGCCGGAAGGCTGGTGTTCCTCGGGTCTCAGCGCGAAAGAATACAGGTTGATACCGGTATCAGGGGCGCGAGTGTGGTGCTGCCAAGGCTGAACGAGGTCGAAGTAGGTTCCTTCGCGCTCAGAGAAGCGGTCCTGGCCGTTAAGCTGGAGCTTGGCAGTGACGACTGGGTTCTCACCCCAGCAGTGCATGTCGAGAGAAGTCTCGGTGAGGACAAAGGTGCCGGCATCAGAGACACCGGAGGTAACACCGGCAGGTCCGCCAAAGTTGGGCAAGTTGTAAGCGCCAGCAGCGCCGGCGTCAGCCCCGTGCCACCAAGAAGTGCCGGTGGTGTAGACATCCTGGGCGCCAGCGTCAGTGAAGAGGCCGGAAGCGCTGATGTAAGAGCCGGTGGTGTTGGCGACAGCGTCGTGGGAGCCGAAGGCCATAATGGCGTTGGGGAGGGCATCGACGGCATCGGTGTAGTTGAAGGGCTGTGCGCCGAGAAGGCGGTTGAGGACGGAGCCCCTCTCGAGAGAAGAGCAGTAGTCGACGTTCTTGTCGGGCTGGACGACCCAGATGAGCTCCTTCACGGGGTGGTTGAAGTTGAGCTTGATCTTGTTGGAAGAAGAACCGACGGACTCATCACCGGTGAACTGAAGTTGCTCGATGAGGTACTCGTGGGGGTTCTGGGCCATACGTCTGCGCTCATCGGTGTCGAGGAAGACGTAGTCGACGTAGAGGGATGCGGCGACGAGGGACTGGTTGTAGGCGGAGGTGACCTTGGTGGTGGCTGCGGCGTCGTTGAGGCTGGACATGGCCCACAAGCACTCCTCAATGGGGCGGATATCAAGGTTAATCTTGACCTCGTGGTATTGAAGAGCGATGAGGGGGAGGGCCAGACCGGGGTTGCGGCAGAACCAGAACTGGAGGGGGACGTAGAGGGTGGTCTCGGGGAGAGCATTGCGGGGGGCGCAAACCTGGCGAGGAGCGTTGGCGTCGCAAGGGCCATCAATGTCGTTGAAGGAGGGGTCGGTGATGAAGGTGAGCTGGCTGGTGTTGCCGATCATCTTGAAGTAACCGCGCTGCTGCTCGGTGGACATAGTGAGCTGGTTCCAGATGTGCATCCAGTCACCGTACTGGCGGTCAATGCGCTGGCCACCGATCTCAACCTCAACCTGAGAGATGAGCTGCTCACCGGGGAAATCGAGCCAACGAGCGTAGACGTTGCCGGCGGAAGAGTTCTTGAGGGACTGGCTAATCTCGGGGAGAGTAACCTGAAGGTAGGTGCGGTAAGCCAAATCACCGTTACGGGAGATGGTGCAGGTCACACGGCGACCGAAGTCAGCCTGGCCGTTGAAAGTCTGCTCGATAGACTCCATAGCGAAGTTGGTGTGACGCTTGTAGGAAACCTTCCAGAAAGTAATCTGGGGGTTACCAGTCAGGTAAACGTCTTGGGCGCCATAGGCGACAAGTTGCATAAGTCCTCCACCCATTGTAAAATGCTTGTTATACTATTCAAAAAGAAAAAAAATTCGCGAATTTGACATATTATACGAAATAATCAATGATAAATCAACGAAATACAAATTAAACAAAAATTGCTAAACCTTCTTATACTACAATAACGGCAGCGGTGGCGGCGGCGGCGGTGATAGAACGATGTCATTATTTAAGTATAAGCCTCCTAAAAAGATTATGCTGGATGAGCGCAGTATAACTACACTAGATAGCAAACATAAAGAGTTACAGACCGAGTTTCAATATATACAAGATATGATTATTCCGGGGCTCATTGCGGAGAGAAACTCCCTAAAGGAACGATTACAATTTATACGTGGGGGGTGTCCGCCCCCCAACGGCGGGACTACGGGGGTTCCGCCCCCCAACGGCGGGAACTACGTTCTATTGGGGGGCGGCGGTGCCGTAAGAATTGACCGACGGTCAGAATTGACGGGGGAAATACCTGGAGGTGTGGATTCCTTCGCCGATGATTCCTCCCAATCCAACGACGATTCTAGCGGCGAAGCGCGAGGCGGTGTAGTCGCGGATGCCCCCGTAGGGGGCGGAGCGACGAAGCCGCCGAGCAGTATAGACGAATGCCTTGAAATCCGTGACCGGATTAAAGAAATCAATGCGACCATTAAAAAGCACCAACAAGACTATAAAAACTACTACCTCCACAATAGCGAGTATATCTTTGAGTATTTTGAGACCAAGAAAACCATAACAAGCGGCGGTTCAATGAAAACAAAATCCCTAAATGCGTTCTTCAATCTCCCCGAAGCGAAGAAAACCGAAGAACTTTTCAAAAACCAGCACAATAATGTAGAAAAGTATCTGGCGAGTATCGACCAGACGTATATGGATGTTTCTAAATATGTCTACCCCACGGATATTTGTCAGTTCTGCCACAAAGGCGAGATGATACCGGTTGAAAGCGAAGGCATTATGGTATGTAATCAGTGCGCGAAGCAGGTGGTATTCCTAATTGACAACGAAAAACCTTCTTACAAGGAACCGCCTAAAGAGGCGTGTTTTTACGCGTATAAGCGCATCAACCATTTCCGCGAAATCCTCGCGCAGTTCCAGGCGAAGGAGACGACGTGTATCCCCGATAATGTGCTCGAAAGCATCAAACAGCAAATCAAGAAGGAGCGGATTGAAATTACCCAATTCACGGATAAGAAAGCGAAAGAGATTATGAAGAAGCTGGGATTTAATAAATATTACGAGCACATTCCATTTATTAAAGATAAGTTGGGGATTAAACCACCGGTGATGACGCCTGACCTCGAGGACCGATTGTGTAATCTGTTTATGGAAATCCAGGGACCCTATGCGAAATTTTGCCCCGATGACCGGGTGAATTTCCTGAATTATTATTATACGGTCTACAAGCTGTGCGAGTTACTGGGGCGGCGCGAGTTCTTGCCGTTCTTTCCGATGTTGAAAGACCGAGAGAAACGGATAGAGCAAGACCAGATATGGAAGCAGATATGTATTGAGTTGGATTGGGTGTTTATTGCGACGCCGTGAGGGGTTGTACCTTTGTTATATTATACAAGACGGAAACATCAATTGCGCTTTCATTTTTTTTGATAAATGTATAGTGTATTGTCGGGCGTGGTTGTACTTTACCATCGTCTAATTTATAAATATTTTTAAAATAATATGGGTACTGTTTGTGATTAATCCTATCCGGATCATACATTATTTCAAATTCATTGCTACAGTGAGTTTTCGGGTCGTTTATGTCCATTATCGTCGCTCTGGCCGCACTTAGTCTATACAAATTACAAAACTCAATTGGTTCGTTGGTTATTCTTAATTTTACTACTTTTGATCCATCGCGACTTACACTTACAACCCGGCATATTAGTGATGCCTCAGCATTCTGTCCTATATCGGGCCCACCACCCATCCCCCCTATTAGACCCACACCTTTTAAATTAACAGATACCAAATCGCCTGTTTTAACATTTTCTAGAGGGTCAGGCGGGGGGGGGGGGGGGGCGGCGGCCCGCCGCCCCGGGCGGGCGGGGGGGGGGGGGGGGGGGGGGGGGGA